AGCCTTGTGGGACGGTCTGGAGTGAACACCGACAGTTCGGATGGCATCCGCATAAGCTAGGAGTATTCCCACCTTTTTTATGATAATCGCTAGTTACTTGGGACATCTTAAAAGCTCTTGGTGTGACTCCGTCGTCTAGTAGGTAGAGGCGTTTGCACTCGGGACAGGTCAAATTATCCTTCATTGTTTGAAACACGATGGTTGGGTCGTCCGAAGTAGAAGTTTTTTTAATATTTAAAAAACGCCCAGTGTTTCTAAACTTTGTGGCCTCAGCTTCGGAGATCAGTTTAAAATGAGACTGAGCCTTTCCCATTTTTTCTTTCAAGATCTCTCCAAGATCCGTTACAGAAGCTTCTTTTTGTTTGAGCCTAGCGTCGGTCACGGCGGAGGTAAGGCTATTTAAGACATCGGCCTTTGTTTTGCTTTTCAGCGATTCAACATAGTTCGAGGCCGTAAGCAAAAGATTTTTTAAAACTTCCTCTTCTTGTGGTACGGGTTTCCGACCACCAATAGATTCTACGAATAAGTGGATTAGAGAATCTTCGGGAACGACGCTAATCATCACAGACTTGTCGCCTTGATTTGGTAGGTATCCCAATAACTGACGCGCCATCTGATTAAAGAAGCGATCGAGAACTTTATCTATTTGCTCTTGGATGGTAGAGCTAATACCTTTCATTTTACTTCCAAACTCTTTCTAAGCGTTTCAGACGCTTTCTTAAGGATCTCGGTATTCAAAAGTTCGTGAGTTTTTTCAACAGCAGCTCTCTCTTCCTGCTCCCACTTAGAAACAATACTGTCGACAACCGATTCCTGCATATCAATCGCCTTGCGATCTTGGTGAGTCATATTCTTATATCCAGTGCTTGTCTGGTGTTTTCTAGGGGCAAAAGGACTAACTTCCTGAGCTTTCTTTAGCATCTGAACAGTTTTTACTTGCTCTAAAGCTTTTTTAATATCGCTAACATCAGGCTCAGATTTCTGGATAGCTTCTTCTAATTGGGCAATATACTGATCAAGCTCTCCGCTCTTTTCTTGAGTGGCTTGAGGGGGTAGCTGACCACCCTGAGCGCCTTGCTGCATCATTTGCATTTGTTGTAGCTGAGTCTCAGTCTGTCCTTTATTGTATCCTTCTTCGAATCCAGTTCGATAAGCAACATCGACAGAGTTTATATATCGAGCTTTAAGGTCTAGGTATTTTGTTTTATAATCGATTCCGTCGTTCATTTACACTTCTCCGTCTTCATCCAAGTAGTCTTGGATATTAGTTTTTAAAATTTCTAGGGCGAAAGGCTTGGTTGCAAAATAAGCCTTGGCAGCAGCAGGGTTAGCTTGCATCATCAAGGTTACGCACTGGATCCAAAAAGGATCTCTTTTATACTTTAGCATAGGATCGGAAAGAGCGTTAGGATCTTTCATGAATTCGTACATAAGCTCACCCGCGCTTAAATACTTATCCATAATAATCTGCATTCGCTCAGAAAAAGGAAAATCCCCACCCATTCGAACAGAGATAGGTTTCTTGTCCACATCCATCAAAACCTGATTGTACGTCATGTGGATAGGCATCTCTTGCTGCAATCTGATGGCTTCTTCTTCGCGGCTTTGAGCATCCATTCCAGTCAAGCCTACGGTACAGATTTGGGCAAGTTCTGGATCTATGATTGGAAAAAGTTTTTGATTAATGAACTCTTCCATTCTTACGATCAAGGGTCTCAATCCGCCATCTCGCTCTGCCGTTAGCTTATAGCTGTTATTACTTTCGGATAGGGCTTTATTGTTCGTACCTTTGGCTAAATGTCCCATACCGGGCATTTCTTCGGGAGAAACCATGAAGGCCGTCAATATCGATCGAGATACGTTGTCGTATAGAAAAGCAAACTCACCGTCACCAGCAGAGGAAACCATCGGAGTCCAAACGGCGTTATCTTCTTGGCTGATACCTAACACTGGAACTCGAAACGCGTTAGTAGCATTGTTGATCGACGCCGTGAATTCTTGGCGAAGCATATTAAGCGTTTTCTGATCTACCTGATCGGACTTAATAACCAACATCCCTTTAGCAGCACGACCATTTTGAAAATAAAGACGATTGTACGTCTCAATATTGAGGTAAGTCGATATGGCACTGATACAAGTGTCGATTGGCGTTACTGGGTATCCGTTGTGGTTAATATCGTTTGACGGATACATATTCCAAACTAGCATTTCCTTGTCGGTAAATGCAATTTTTGGAAATCCATCAATCGCTTGAACGTATGAGTAGCTATCGTTTTCAAATTTAGAACGGTCAAACTTTACGCCCGTTAAATTTTCGATCTGTCTTAAGCCTGACTGACGGATTGATTCCGCTTGCTCTCCGTTTTTAACGGTTTTAAAAATAGTAGCAGCATCAACGGGTCTAAAACTATGAAATATTTTATCTTCCTGCTCGGTATTCTCATAAATAACCTCGGTCGCAAAACGACCTAGCGTTATGGCTTCGCCAACTTGCAAATATAGAAAATCACCAAAACTTAACTGATCGTCTTCTCTGTATCCGTCGGTACGACCGCAGTTCATTAGTATTGATTCAAATTTTTCGATTCTTTTTCGGATCTTGACCATCTGGTCGGGCTTGACGTGACCTTCAAAAGCTGCCTTGATCTTTGTTTGGACACCGATATCAAAACGATCTTTTTTAATGTGGCCAAACATCGACAATATATTGGAGCGTAATCTCTGGATATTGGCAACTAAACTGTTCTGAACTCGTATTTTTTTAATTAAAAAATCTGGAACAAGATCGTTTTTATTACGATAAATACCTGCCCAATTATTCGTGTTCATTGGGTCTTCGGTAAACGCAATACGAGGAGCCTTGTCTTTTGCGCTATCTTCTTGCTTTAATTGATTCAGCAAAGAATCGAACGCACTACGCTCGGCTTTATTCAAGGTTTGCTCGTCGCCCGAAACTTCAGGCAAAGCCGATAAAAAGACAGTTTGTTTTTTTTGTTCTTCCATTATTCCACCGAGGCAAAATATAAGCTTGCGGTACTAGACCCCATATTAATTACTTCTAAAGACCAAATAGTAGATTTCTTGAGAAGCATTCCGTTTGATTTGCATCCATCGCTATTAAAAGGCTCGATATCAGATTCGGCTGTGCCGTTCACGATCAAAGACACTCGCTCGCTTGTCTCAAGATAAATAAGGTTTTTCGCAGCTGAGTATATAACCAAAGAATCCGTAGTTTCTGTTTCCGCTGGAAGGGCACTTCCAGAGTAGAATTCTACCAAATTATCTTGCACAGCAGTAATAGAATAGTTCCCTTGAATTACGGCAGAGAACCCTCCAAAAATACGAAGAACATCCCCAACTTGAACTCCACCAGCACTATAAATTCGAACTTCGTTTAAAAAATCAGCACCTAAAGTAACAGTCTCAGCAACGGAAGCTGCGTTTACAAAAGAGATAGAAGTGGCAGTAACCGCGATAAGCTGGTATCGTCCACGGTTAGCGGCGTTAAAAGCGGTTCCAATCGAAACGTAATCGCCAACAACGACGTTACCGACTAGAAAGTCAAAAGCAGTTCCGCCGATAGACGTCAGCGTCGTGACGGTAGCGTTTTTGGTAACCTGAACCTGAGTGGTCGCGTCCGCGCCTGTTGAGCGAGGCGTTCTGAAGTCTGGAGCCGTACCGCTTAAGTATTCTAAAACGTAAGTATTGGTAGTACCTGATTTTAAGTAGACGTCGTACTCGGTCGTATTATCTTGGCCTAAAGTTCTAGTTCCAGAAAATAAAACACGACTTTCTCCAGCGGCTAAAGAGAACTCTAAACTTTCAGCTTTTTCCGTAGGGATACCCTGAGCTTGACGCTCCCACTTAAACACGTTAAGGGATGGGTTGGTAGTTGCCGACTTGTCGCGGTAACTTTGCAAAAAAATTAAATAGTTCAGCATTATAAATCCTTGTTTTTATTGAGTTTTTTAAAAACAAACTCCTGTATAGCATTAAAGATTGTCATTAATGAAATAGTATCATCAAAATCTTTAAAAAGAGAAAAAGATACCTTTCTTTTCCTCTTTATCCTCGTCGTCTGGGATCTCTTCAGGATTTGAAACCGACTGTCTAAGCTTGGCTTTAAAAGCCTGATTGTTAAGCTCCTGTATTCTTTCCGAAAGATCCCCAGTAAAGGTTTGTCCGACTTTTAATTCGGTAGCCATGGACGGAACCCCTCCTTTGAAGCCGTAAATATTTTGGGCAAGATATCGGATACTATCGCAAATATCAGACCAAGCTTTACCATCATCTGGGTGCTGAGTAGGATTACCCAGAGAGTCGAGCTTGAAATGGTGTTTTCTAAAACCCTCTAAAACGATCTCTGTACGATCGTGCTTTATGACTTTTAATTTTCTAGATCCCGAAGAATCCAAAATCATCTTTCTAGTGGACTCAATTCCAGCCATGACATCTTTATCAAATTTAGCGCAAGCCATTCCGTTCTTTTTAAACGCTTTGATGAAAGCGGGCTGGTTGGTATCCATAAACCATTTGACTGGATTGTACTCGTCCCTAATAGTCATACCAAGCTTTAGCACGTCATCAAACTCAAGATCGGGAATAGCGTAAGCATCGATAATCCACCACTTTCCAAGCGGAAGGGCTGCGCTAACCACGAAAGCCTGAGAAGCGGTCGACCCCCAGTCTCCACTAACGTAAATAGGGATCTTAAGCTCTTTTAGTTTTGCGACCAATTCTTTTAGAGAAGCTCCTTTTGTTTCTTCCCCTAAAAGCTCAAAAAAAGCTTGATCTATAGATATCACATTTTCGTTTTCGCTAAAGCGAGGGTAAACTAAACCCGACTGAGATGGGCGTCGGCATAGAAGCTGAGCTGTGGCCATGTCTGGGGACATGGACTTAAACATATTGATAGTATGATCTATTTTTTTCCACAACATACCTTGGTCTTTAGGTGACCGATGGGCAAGCCTTGTTTTGCATTGACTCAAAAGCTTACAGGATGAGCATCCGCCATAAGCTTCGATAGCCTCATATTGTTTTCGCTCGGAAGAAGTTAGATCGTCGTATTCTTTCTGGGATAAATTTTTTAAAGGAGGTTCTGGGTGGATGTACCTAACCTCTTTGGTTTCTGGTTTGTGCCGAGAAGGAGGACAGTATTCTGTAACGTCTAGAATATCCCATTTTAAAAGCTTTAAGCCCATCTCTTCTCTTTTTTGAATTAAAAGCTCCATCTGCCCGAAAGCAAACTTTCGAGTGCTAAGATATAGTTTTAAAGGAAACTGATTTCCAATTAGAGAGGCTACGGCTTGAACCTCATCTAATACTCGGGGATCTCTTATCAAATCGACTTCGTCACACAGGGTTAAATTAACGTGTTTTCCGTTAACTGACGCCATGGTTGCGACTAAGATATTGATCTGAGATCTTTTTCCCTGACTATCTACAAGCTCTAAATTTCGAGCGTTACTTGATTCCAAGATTCTTTTATGGAATTCTAGGTAAGGCTTTAGTTTCTGAATAAACGATTGAATATTATTCAATGCAATTTTTGATTGGGGCTCAATGGACGCAAGCCAGCAAATCGAGGCGTTAAAAAAAACCAGCGCAACGACAGCGAAGACGGACGCACCAAGCGTTTTACCAGCGTCTCGCGCCGATAGTAGAATATACCCCGGTGTCACATCCCCCGAATTATCCAAGTATGTTTTATAAGAAAGCCAAACGGATTCCATAGGACTCGAATTAGAGCCCTCCCCGTCAAGATGCGTATCGGGAAGATCCAGCCCTAAAAAAGCAGATATCCAGTTTCTTAGATCTTCCTTTGTTTCAGGACGATTTAAAAAAATTTTAGCTTTTAGGCTTTCGATATCCGTTAGACCTTCCATCAAATCCTTTCGTTAGCTTCGTTCTTTTGGAAAGCGACATTTTCAATAGAGTCCTTAATATGTTTCTCCTCTTCGAACTCGTCGTAATCTTTGTTCGGATCTCTAGGGTAGCAAACAACTCCGCCGCAGGTCCCCATGACGACCGCAACAGAAAGAGCATTTTTCAAAGCTTCTTCTACCGCAGCCGTAGAATCAAACAGACCAAGCTCTAAAGCGGTTCCGAATTTTCCTTCGGACACGTCGTAAACCTGATTAGGGTTTTCGATTAGCTTACTCACGATATCCCCCGACTCGCCGTCGTTATACCCTGCGTTCTCTAGAATCTTCTGGATCGGGGTCATCAGAGAAGGAATCAAAACTTGTTTTACATGGATTGGATGGTCGCCCTTTTGAACCATGATCGTAAGATCTATCAAGGTGCGGCAACCGCCCTCTAATACCCCTCGGGTGATAGCGGATCTGACCGAGAGGACTGCGTCTTCAACTCGATCTACCATTTCTTTGAGTTCACCACTAGAGCCGCCGTACACGGTAATTTTTGCAATCCCTGAAGTAAGCTTCCCAATGCGCTCGTCAAGCCACATACTTTCAGCTACCGATTCTGGATTTTTTCTTTGCGTCTGAAGCTGTTCTACGCGAACCTCGATATTGGTAACGTCTGGGTCACCAACGATTGTGCTTCTAAACCGACTAGATTCAAAACTGGTCGAGGTTCCTAGATCTTTTATCTGAGCTTTAGCAACGCTATCCTTTAAACCAAACACTTTCGCGTTGGTAAAGGCTGCTAGATCGTACAAGAAATGGGTTTGCGCATTTAAAAAACCAGCTTTGGGAGTCATAATAGGAACTACATTGATAGTTTCAGGATTGGCAAAATTGAAAGCCAAATTGGTAAGAACCGACTCGCTAAAAGAATGGGCAAAAATTACGATATTCTTGTGATCGACCGATCCGTTTGCGTAGGTCTCTCCAACGGCCTCTAGGATACGGTGTACGCTCATAAGATCGGATAGCTGTCCGTCAATCAGCAAGTAAAGGGGTTTCTCGACATAGCAACGCTGGTTGGTCACATCGTTAATAAAAGCATTTTGAAGTTTTCCCGTAGACTCTTCCAACCCAATACTAATAGGGTATCCCTCAACAACTGAAACCTCGTAGCCATAAGGCCCTGACAGTTCTTTGATCGTTACATGGGAGGAATTGGAATATCCAATAAGGTCAAAAGCTTTTAAAACCGCTTCGGCAATATCGTCGTCACCATTCGCTGAAATTTTTGCAACTTGGTACAGAAGACTGTCGTTTTCTCCAAACACAATTTTCGTAGCTTTTTCTTTGATATAGGGTACTAGATCGTTTCGAACTACTTTTGATACATCTCTAGCTACACGCTGGGGGCTTAGGCGAGGGTTATCTTCGCAAACCTGATATAAATAAGTTGTCATCGCAGCGGCTAGGACGGTCGCAGAAGTCGTTCCATCACCAGCTTCTGTAGCGGTTCTATTGGCGGCATCTCTTGAGTGCTCGATAATAAGATGCTCAAAAGGGTCTTTTGACCCCAAAGAACGAAATACCGATACGCCATCTTTTGTTGACTTTGAAGGAATCTCGTTGAAATCCGACTCGATAAGACAGTTTCTGCCGTGAGGCCCCATGGTTGAACCGACAATAGCTGAAATCTTATTCAGTGTCGTTAGCACTTTGTGTTTGATAACTGTTGGGTTCGAAATAAAAATTTTTGATGCTGTTTTAGCTTTTCCGCTCGTCATAAGTCTCCATTGTGATATAGTTTAAACAGGTACTGCTTATATAGTATCACGAAAGGTTTAAATGGAAGCTTGCATAATAACGCCGTCTATGGCAGAAGTCTACGGAACTCAAGAGGAATTTATAAGCCTAGCTAAGAGGCTGTCTTATATCAACGAGGCATTAAAATTCCAAAAGAAGAAGATTTCCGAAAACCATTGGTGGAAGAAGACGAACCCAGAAGGCTGGCAGGCTGCAATGGATAAGATTGAAGAAGACTCCAAGGGGTGTCTTTTATTTTTTAACCCTGAAATGGAAGAAGCGTGGGGGGTAAACAAATTTGGCTACGGGGATGTCGCCTTCGTTAGAACGGGATCACTAGCCTACCTAGATGATGTAAAAATTATACGGAACGATATAAAGTACCCGAAAGCCAAAGGCTACAAAATGGTCAACCCGCTTCCTTTCGAGCTTTACTCATATCAAAAAGAAGCGGTTCAAAAATTGATCGATGTAAAACATGGTAATGTCAGTATCGCCACGGGACTAGGGAAGACGGCGATCTTGATCAAACTAACCGAACATTACGGGCTCAAGACAGTTATCGTAACCCCTTTCGCATCTATTTTTAGGCAGATGCTAAAAGAGTTCCAACACCATTTTGGCAAAGATATGGTTGGAGGGTACGGGGACGGGCTAAAACAATTTAAAAAACCAATCACTATAACTGTCGCCAAATCTCTCACAACCCTTGAGAAAGACGCGTATGAGAAAGACTCGTATGAGAAAGAGTTGGAAATCTACAATCACTTTGCCAGCTGTGAGTTCTTGGGTTTTGATGAAAGTCATTTAACTGGAGCCGCGACATTGGAGAAGATTTGTTTTAATGTTTTAAAAAATATACCCTACCGAGTGTTTGTGTCTGGTACTCAGCTTCGAAACGATGGTAAGGATAAGGTTTTGGAAAGCATCATCGGGAAAGAGGTGATCGAGGTCAGCACTAAATTCGGTGTAGATAACGGATACCTATGTAATCATTCGTTTAAAATAGTTCCAACCGCAGCGTCCAAGAATGCAGGGGTCTCCTCGGATCCTATGACGGTTATGCGCGAGCAATTTTTATACAATGAAAATATAGCTGATTGGATTGGGAATTTTTGCAACGCGGTGGTAACTCAGCGAAATCAAAAGGTTTTAATCTTAATATCAGAATTATCTCAACTGTACGAACTTGGGAAGAGGATAAAGGTTCCGTTTACTTACGCTACGGCTGCTAGTAAAAAAGATATGGATCTCATAAAATTTCCCAAAAAAGATATAGCGGAAGCCATTGAGGAGTTTGATACCAATAAGGCTCAGGTACTAATCGGGTCTTCTTGTATCAATACGGGGGTTAATATCTACTCCGCACATCACACGATCGGCTGGAACGGAACGGGCTCCGAGATTACGACGCGTCAGGGGGTAGTTGGACGTAGTGTTAGGATCCTTGAAAACTCTAAATACAAAGACTTAAATCCTCCCAAGCCTCACGTTCATATCTGGGACTTTCAAGTATTGGGAATTCCTCTATTAAAATCACAGCTAATGAAACGGATACGATACTATGAACTTAGTGGTACACCAATTGAATGGTTATAGCCACGAAGGAGTTTCATGGCAGACCAGCATCAGTACGACCCGAACTTAAAGTTACTAGCCCAGCAATTGACAAAAGATCTGGTTACTTCTATTGATTTTTCCCAAAGGGATTCGGTCAAAAAAATGACCGACGCCGAGGAAAGTTTTAGAAAAGCCGTCATCAGATCTTCGCAGGCTCATGCAATATACGCACAATTTATCATAGATATCGCGGTACATCGAAAAAACCGACTTGCTGCGAAGCCCTACTTTAGAGAGAAAGCTCCCGTGTTTAGTAAAAAAATAACCCCAGCTATTAAAAATGGTGACGTCAAAGCTTTACAGCAATTCCATATCAATTACAATCTGGTTTCCTACATCAAGAAAAACTGGAAAGGGTCTTTGCCAAAAATAGCGCAAACCCATTACAACAAGATTGTTTACTACCGTAATGAAATCATTAAGCATAACATACCTTTAGCTATCAATAGAGCTAAGATTTTCTACAAAAAAGTTCCCAAAAGTTACCTGACGCTAATGGATATGGTTTCGATTGCCAATATGGGTCTAGTCTCTGGTGTAGATAAGTTTGTCGGAGACTGGAGCAAAGTATTTAATGGGGTTTGTATCGGCAGGATGGTAGGTAATTTGATCGCAGGGTATAGCGACACTATGCTATACTTATACCCAAGCGATCGCGCTTTGCTGTATCGAGCGAACGCTCTAAGGAATCGATTGAAGCTTGAGACAATGGAGGATCTTACCAAGGCCATCAACGAAAGCTACGTTGAGGATAGAAAAAACGGAATAAAAACACCCTTTAAAAAGGTTACCGTCGCTGCCGTTTCCCACGTTTTACAAGCTGCGTCCCCTGTTAGCACCCACCAGACAAAAACGAACGAGGAAGGTGATACATTGGATGTAAACGTGTCCGCTTACTGTTCTGACGAGGACGTTGAAAAGAATGCTCTTGACAAGGACTTACGCGAAAAAACAGCGACAGCTTTAAAACAGATCGATATAATTCATCAAAAAGTAATAAAATTACGAGGAGTTAGCTTATGAAATATTCTATGAATGACACTTTTATTGTTGAACCCTACCAACAAGGACAAGGGCTTAAATCGAGCGTCAAAAGCGGGTTTGCTTATATCGCTCAAAAGCAAAATTTAGAGCCGTTGAAGCTTTTAGTGGATGCAAAGATCGACGGAGAGTTTATTTTAGCGGGTTCTACTATTTATGTTGCTGAGGATGTCCTTACTACGATGGACTGGGCGAAAAAAATCAAGACTTCGGACTTGACGGACGGCAAAGAATTTATTATCATTGAGAAAAGGTATGTATCTGCCATAGGTACGGAAAGGTCTTAATGCAGTTCCTGATCGTAGGCGACCCTCACGCCCAACCAAAAAATCTAGCTGACATGGAAAAGCTGGTAAACTTTATCGCAAAAAAGGCCAAAGGTGTCGACTATATCGTACTCATGGGTGACCAGAACCATTTCCACAACGTGGTTTACGCCACCGTTCAGAATTTTTGGTTAAAAAGTTTGCAGAAGCTAAGCAAGGTTGCCAGAGTCGTTATGATTCGAGGTAATCACGATCAAAGCAGTCATCAAGAAAACGCGGATAGTTCCCTAGAGGTGTTTAAAAGTTTAGAGAATGTTGTCGTTGTCGATGAGCCGATTTTTATTGCGGATCACCTGTTCGTTCCATACTACCACGACGAAAGTTCTTTTAAAAAGGTTTTAGCTCCTGCCTCCTATCTATGGATGCACCAGACTGTGGACGGATCTCAGTACGAAGGCGGCTTTTACGCTCCTGACGGGTTTAGCCTAGATCTTTTTGAGCCCTACAAAAAAGTAATTTCGGGTCATATCCATAAAACTCAGACGATCAGAAATATCCACTATGTAGGAACCCCAAAATGGGATACCAAGTCTGACGCCAATGAGAATAAAGGTATTTGGCTTTGGGATGATGAGTCCGACAAAATGGAGCACATCCCTACTGAGTCGATTCTTACCCCTATATATGAGCGAGCTTGGGTTGAGGGAGAGGAAGAACCTTCTGACCTAAAAGACTTAAAAGGAATCGTTTACTTAAACTTGATAGGCACTGGAACGTGGATTGCGTCGGTGTCAAAGAAAAATAAAAACAAATACCGTATTGTTCCTAAGCCAACGGACTCGATTTTAAAGACTGTAGAAAAAAAACAGATAGTGAAATCTTTTTCGGATTTTTTAAAGGCCAACTTACAAGAAACTCAGGCGATCGAGATAGAAAATTTTGTAGGATCTTTGGAGGCTTAATGACTAAAACTCTGGATCCTCAGAAGTATTTGGAAGAACTAAAACAAGGTGCAATCCTATCCTCAGCTTTTGCCTCTATCCAAATCGATAATCTAAAACTATATCCTGCGGCGATGTTTCCAGACCTAGAGTGTGAACTTCACTGGGATCTAAAGGTCGAAGGGGATGACAAAGGCTGTAGCGTCACATATAATTTTTTGCTCCCAGACGCGAGTAGCGAGATATCATTTTACAATGTGGAAAATTTTGAAAAAAGACTAGAATTCATAATCAAAGCGGTCAGGACATTGCTATGGTCTGATACAAAGGTGGAGTTTAAAGCAAATGGAAAACCAGTTAGTAGACTTGAAAGCCGATCAGATAGTTAACTCTCTTACCCCCGAGCCGATTAAAACCAGTAACTCAGTTGCTATAGCGGATCCTATCCTGTCTTTTTTTACGGAAAAAGAACAAGAGAAGATTTTAAAGTACATGGACGACGGCCTACCTAACATCATCAAGCTAAATGACGTAAATTTGGCTAGAATGCAAGATATGTTTATGGAAGGCTTTTCCTATGCCGAAATATCAAACCGTATTCGCGTTAAGATCGAGGGGGTTTTGTATTGTGCTTATAAATATAAATGGCCTGAAATAAAAAACAAGAAATTGGATGAAATTGGCGGCCAGTTAGAAGAAAAATACCGAACTGCCAAGCTAGAAAGTGCCAGCTTTATCTCAGAAATGATTCAGGCTTGGCATGAGTATTACCGAGGCATTATCGAAACCTATAGATCAACTAAAGACAGAAGCGTCATGGACTCCATGGACTTGAAGCATATCGACAAATACTTTAAGGCTGTCGAACTATTAGACAAAATGATGAGTAAGCAGCAGTCCTCAGAAAAACCAGTAATTAGCCTGCCAGAGGGTGGAACGGTTACGTCGAGCGGAAACACGCTAACCATCACCCCCGAAGTCAAAGAGACGAGCGAAATTTTAAGATTATTAGCGGAACTTAATAAATCTAATAATAAATAGTGATCGTTTTGGTCGGACAATGATAATCTATATAGTAGCGATGTGAAGTTTTTATTTCTTTCACATCCCCTTCACATCTTGAGGAGAAAGTATGCTTTCAAGATATGTGAGATATATAGCGATCCTTTTACTGCCAATTTTTTTGGCTGGAAGCGTAGGCATTGCAAAACCCATCAAACCTAGAACTGACAAAGACCTATTCAAGGTTACGGTCAGAATCTTGAATAAGGATGAGTCTGGCGGAGGGACTGGATCGATTCTTGAATCCAGCAAAAGGGGTAGCGTAATCCTAACGAACGACCATGTCTGTGAGGTTGTCGAAAAGGGAGGGGTAGTAGACCCGCCAAGCCATCAAAAAACACCTATCAGAGCTATCAAGAGAGACTCCGAGCATGATCTTTGCTTGATCTTGGTGAGCGCCGATTTAGGCGTAGATCTCTCGATCGCCAGCGCATCCCCAGAAGGAGGAGACTCCGCCGTCATAGCAGGACATCCGTCTCTGATGCCTACCATAATAACTAGGGGGCACTTCTCCGAATCAATAATGATAAAAGTTCAGTACGGCTCAAGAGAGTGTACCGAAGAAGACAGGCAGGATCCCAAAAACGCCTTCTACTGCATGATCTACGGGCGATTGCCTTTAGTCAAAGAAAGGGAAGCTTTGGTGATCTCGGCGACTATAATGCCCGGTAGTTCTGGCAGTCCTGTTTTTAACGACCGTGGAGAGATAGCCGCTGTCGTGTTCGCAGGGCGTGGAGAGCTTGGGTACGCGTTAGCTGTTCCTTTAAGCTATATTTGGGACTTCATGGATAGATCTTCTGTCATGAAGTGGAGTCGGGTTTCTCTTAATTGAGAGGAATTGTCTCGTCGTATAGGTGTCGGTAGTAATAAAGCGTCCCAGACGTGCCGACACCTACACCGATGTTGTATCCAAATCCTAAATATACGGTTCCATACTCAAGCAGCTTCTTTAGGCTTGGAGGATCTTGCGTTAACCCAAACCAGTCGCTAAGATCTGTACCAACCTCTACAAACGTGCTGGCTCCTACGCCGATAGACGCGCCAGTCTCCCAACTAGCAAAAGCTCCAGAGGCAGAGTAAGACAGGCAATCACCAAAACAGGCGGCAACAAAAAACTCAATTTTATACTGTTCCGCCATCCCTGCGGTGATCCCGTACATATCGTAAACAGAATATTTTATAGCGTTGTTCTCTATACCGATATTAGTTTGCATCCCTCCACAGACTCCGACTCCTTTTTGGCAACGCGCAAGAACGCCAACTGACAGGGCTGTAGGGTAGATACTCATTTCCGCAATTCTAACTTTTAGATTTTTTGATATGTCTTTAGCATATTCTTGGGCTGGCTCTGGCAATGACTCGATAGCCTTGTTTAAGACTATTTTATACTCTTGCTTTGTTAGCGGTTTAGCTTCTGCTTGATTCAGAAAAATAGATAACAAGATCCCAAGAAATGCTCCCATCAAAAACTCCTTTACCTTATATAGAAGGTGAGTGACAGATTGCTATTATCTTAAATACTACCCCTGAGAATCAATCCACCCTAACGCTTCCGATACTGTTGGCCACTCATTTACAAAAACTTTCTTAATCATTTCCGCTATATCTCTATGCTCCTTCTGTGTACCCGATGTCGTCCTCAATTGAATATAGTGAATCCAATTGCGGCAATTGTTAGTCATATACAAAGTGCTTTCTGTAGACTGCGGCAATAAAAATCTAGCACATTCTTTAGCTATTCCTTTTGTAATGGCTTCCTCGTATAGGGAGAATGATAAAGAAGAAATCTTATTTTGAGCGTTTTTAAACCACTCATTAGTTTCATCAGAAAGATCGTTAATACTGTTTTGGCGATTTTTTGTATCCTGACGTCTCGCCTCATAGATAACAGTCTTAGTAGGGCTGGCGTATCTTTGACTGAATTCTTGGAAAGTAGCCGAACGGTGTCTTAATATTTGAGCAGCGATAGCTCTAGAGGTTTTTATCTCTACTGTAAGGGAGGCTCCTTCAAACACAGACCAATGTTGGTGTTTTATACAATATGCTAGTAATTTTGCATAGTTGGGGTTTTCTTGATTCTCAGGGTTAGAAACTCTGGCAATATAAGCCATTTGTTTTTCCCCGTCTTTTGTTGATGTCACATACCTTACAGCTTCTTCGTGGTTCATAATCTACCCCTTTTCTTTTCTATAGTTTTAATTTATCCCTCGCAAGCCGCGCATTCATCTTTGTTTCTTGAAGCAAGATCCCCTTTTAAAACCCCGTCAGATCTTAGATAATACAAGCCCTTTAGACCCGACTTCCAAGCTTCGATATGAGCCTCGTTTATATACTTAGGAGAGCTATTGCTTGCAAAAAACAAGTTAACCGACTGAGACTGACAGATATGCTGCTGGCGTTGAGCCGCCTGTCCTATTTGATCGGACATACGCCCCCGTCGCACTCTAAAGACGACTGAAGGTTTCCGTCAAAAGACTCTCCGCTGTCAAACTCGATCGGTTTTATCTTGCTCGCCTTTTTTTCGTATTCTTCTTTTGAGATCGCCTCTTTTGGAGCCTGCTTGAATCCGTGATCGTTATGACACAAAAAGCTTATTGACTTCAAATACTTTAGATTGTTCCCTAGCCACTCTTTGATTTGTGGAAGCTCTTCTTTTCGATAGTATACAGTAACGGAGACGGCCTGATCAGCCCAGTGTCTTTGAGCCATAAGAAGAACATCCAGCTGCTTCCAAGTGTTAAAATCTTCGTCCGCGCAAGGTGTTCCTTCGGGTGCCTCTAAGTAGAAATCAACCACCAGAGTGTTGTGATCGAGGGTTCCATCGAACCTTACCACGGGCTCCATCGAGTGTCCAGCCGCTTTCAAAACTGGAATCAAAGGATCGTTGGCCGCAAACCTTACTCTTTGGATCATATGTCTAGAATAAGCGGGATGGATTCCTTCGCATCGCTGATCAAGCAACTTAGAAACTGTTCCAGATGGCTTGACGACTGTGGTTCGAATGCTTTCAGGAATGCCTAGCTCTTTTGAGTAACTTACGTTCTCCTTTTGAATCTCGCTATAAGCAAGATCCAAGGTCTTGGGATTAAATAAAGGGCTTTCTAGGCATCCCGTGATGCCAGTGCCAATACGTCGGTTTTTACCAACCACATCATTGATAATGTCGTGGTGATACAGCTCGGTAGTAACTCGCTTCCCATACCTGTGCATCAAACGAGCGGCTTCCAGAAATTCCGCTTCCGAATCCAAATTCCCTAGAGCGATCTCTTGCAAATTACAGGGCTCTCCGTTTTCAAGTGTGGCCTCAGCACAAGGATTCATTCCAATAGCTGTGTCTTTCTTTTTCTCACCCATTCGAGCAAACGCTTGGATGTTTTTTCGGTTAATGATGCCGAAAGGCTCTCCGTTTTCATAAGTTTTCCAAAAAAGAGGGTGAGCGTCTTCCGTGTCATCCAAAACCACCGAAAGGTTGGCGAAGGCTCGATATGTCGGAACCTGACCTAGATCCCATCTTTTTGACTTCAAGTATTCTTTATCGAAAGCGTCGCCTAGTATGATGATAGCACTGCGGCGGACGTTCCCAGCCACCACCATTTCGCCAGTGGAGCAGACGATATCCATGGCGTCTATCGGGCGAATATGCTTGCCAGCTCTGACGTCTAGAATTCCTTTGATGGTTTCGATAAATTTTACCAGTGGCTGAGGCCCTGATGCCGTTCCTCCGAACCCTTGAATTCGCTCTCCGTACCCTCGAATACAAACGGTAGAGTACGAAAACCCTTTACCTGTCTTGAAATAAGATTCGATAGTGCGGCGTAATAGCTCGCACCATCCCTCTCGACTGTCTGGAACGATGAAGTCGGCGTCTTTTGTGTCTTTGTGCTCTATAAAAACATCTTTTTTTACTTTCGGGAGCTGAGATACAAAACGGTGCTCGATTGACATTCCTACTCCGCCTCCCAGCATTAGAAGATCCATTGCGAGAGGAAAGGAATCAACAGTATCTGCGGCCACAAACCAGCAGTTATTGAGCGCCACTCCGCCAAGTCGCTTGTGAGACGGTGATCCCGAATACCACAAGCCCCTGCCAGCAGGGATAGCCTTTCTATTGAGCATAAAATAACGAAGTCTCTCTATCTCTTGGGGGGAGACGTTGTGCCCCCTAACATTACCCCCTATCACCCGTTCAATCGTGTCAGGCCAGTTTTCCACAACCCCCGTATCTTTTCTGGCATAGGTTCTTTTGTATACTACTTTTGCTAAATTCGACCAAGACTTCATCTATCGCTCCTCGTTGTTTAAAATTCTGTCCAAATCAAATTCCATATCTGTTTTGGCTGAATCGTTTTGTGTGTTCTTAAGTAAAGTATCGTAAGCAATCCCCAAACAGATAGCGTCAGCCTCATTATTGTGTTTCATGAGTAGCTTTAAGCCAAACTTCTCATTAGCAATCCTGACGTTAACGTGCTTCTTTGTAACCTTGCCGATCCTCTTCCCGTTTTCTTTAACGACCCTAACCCCTTTTTGGTTAGCTGTCTTGATCTTTTTATTCTGATCTTTCTCAGCCTTCGTCATCTTCGCACCAACCAGAACTCGCCACTCCCCTGTCATAAAGTATTTACAGCCAACGCCTTCCTCGACGATCAAGGTTGCGAGTTGATAGTGGATCCACTCTAGCATTTTTTGTGATAGATGGTTTTTACTACCCTTTGACGTCTCCTCGATAACAAGGACGTCGGGCTTAAAGGTTTCGATCAGATCTTCGACCTCGTCAAAAATCTGATGAGTCCACTCAAGCATCCACTCGGGATACGGAAGATCCTTTGGACGCTCAACAGATATTGTGCCGTAGTCTTGTAGGTTGAGTAGGCTTTCCTTCCGACGAAAGAAAGCCCACCCTATGTGAGATGATACGTCAAGAGTTAGTATTTTCATGTTGGGAGTTGAACCTAGTAGATTGTGATCTATTGAAGAGACCCGCCTTTTTCACCAATCAAAGAATGTAAGTATTTGATTTTTAAGTCAATTGCTTTTAGAGTATCGCGGTAAGGACCTTCAATTTCTTTTTTAAGCTCAATAACTTCTTGTAGTTTTTGATTACTTGACTTGCTTTCTAGAACATTTTCACGTTCACCTACATAATTCAAAATGCGGTTTTTCATTTGATCAACACTCATCCCCACGACCGCGTCGACGAATTCTGGCATTTCTTTTTCTAATTTGGCTTTTTGCTTCGGGTTCATTTTTTCTCCACTTCTATTTGTTTTTTGAGAGCGTCTCTCAGTGTTAAATACTCTACCGTAGCCATCACCATTGAATAGTGCGGTACGTCAGAGTGGTCAGTTTCTTTTCCTGAAATCACCAAAGGTAATTTCGTATCCAAGAAAATTCGGTGAGCGGTCGCCTTGATTAAATTAAGATCAGTCCGCGTAAAATTTATGGTAGCTCTGTCTAGTATAGTGATTTTTTCCAAAAGGTTTACTAAAAGCAAAACTTTTTCTTCTTGCCCGAGCGTTTCGGCTGTAGCAAGATATTCACGCACCTGTTGTTTTAAAAAATCTCTATCCATGTGACACCTCGCTGTATTGGCCTTTCCTTGTTACTGTTATCTTATCATTTACCAAAGCTTTTGTCTCCTCAGAATGATCGACGATGATTAATTTTTTGCCATCGCAGTGTTGAGACAGAATTGTTAAGATTTCTTCTTTATTCACAGAGTCCAAACCCGTGAAAGGTTCGTCCAAAATAAAGATATCTAAGCCGCTACCCATCATAAGCTCTAGAACATCCACGACTGCAAGGTCTACCGCTAGGTCTACCGACGCTCTTTCACCGCCAGAAAGGGATTTGATCGGGATCCCGATTTCGTTGTCTACGGACAGAACGGCATTGATCTCAGCTTTGACCGTGCCAGACTTAGTCTCTTTAAAGGACTCAAACTGTATTGAGGCCGTAGACATATTTGGAATGCGTCGTAAAATTGCGGTGGCGCGATGGGCGATATCAGCTAGGGCGTCTTGAAAAAGCTGGGAAACAAAACTTTTCAACATTTTTAAAGAAAGTTCCGCAATCGCTAGTTGTGATTCCGCCTCTTCCAGCTGATTTTTTTGATCCAGAACTCTGCCGTAAGCAAAAGCCTTGTTTTCGTTTAGCTGCTTGATATTTTTTTGATACTGCGATAAAGCGGCTTCATAAGCAGCCTTAGAGGTTTTAATGTCGTTGACACGGACGGACAAGCCTGCGATATCGTTTGAAAGAGCTGACTCCTTTTGATCGAATTGGCTTTGAGTGTTTTTAATAAGCTCTTGATATTTTGCGTTAATTTCATATTTGCTTTGCTTTTCCTTTTCAGCTAAGATTGCAAATTCGCTATTGACGGCCTTGGACTTCCGATCAAACTCAGACAATGCTTGAGCAAGATCAGCCTGTGCTGAAACAAGGTCTGAGGAATCAAAGGTCTCGATTAGTTTTTTGGCGATAGACAGCTTTTCCTTAAGAACATCAAGCTCTTTGGCTAAGCTATCCGAACTAGGTAGGCGCTCCAAGCGTTCTATTTCCTTCTTAAGAGCCTTTGCTCGGTTCAGATAACTATCAAAAGTCTGGTCAGCCTGTCCGCCCTCCCACGCCTGAGTGCAGGTAGGGCACTTTTTATCCTTGATGCGGAGAATATGCTCTCTAATCTCCGTAAAATTACGTTGAATAGACTGAAGGGTTGCTCGATCTTTCTCTATGTTCTTGATTTCATTCTCTTTTTGAGAAACGGTGAGTTCTAAAGCTGAAACTTTAGAGGCTAAATCCTTTTGCTCGGACTGAATCTTATATTGCAATGCCTTTACCTTAGACTCTAAGCTCACTACTTGGGAGCGATCTACGGGTTTGGGATACTCTGGAGAGGGGACTTGGTTTAAAGCTTTCTGTAGCTCGCTCTGGTAGTCATCCCTTGTTTTTTGATAGTTGGCCTTAAGTTCCAGTAGCTTTTCTTTAAGCTGCTTTAAATCGGCCTCTAGAGCGTCTAGGGGTTCTGATGTCACGGGGGCTTCTGGAGCCTTAGAGGCTAGAAGATCCTCTTCCGACCTCTTAAGGGCGTGTGACTGCATCTCCAACCCTTGCTTTGCCATGTCGCGCTTTAAAGCTAGAACTTTAGCTCTCTCACCGACCAGATCAGATTTTCGAGTCCAAACCCCAGCCCCAAGAACGTCGGACAGAAATTCATAAGACTCGGTTGGACGCATGGATAAAAAGAAGCCGCCCTCGCCTTGGCGTTTATGAAACATTTTTCTCAAGTATTCTGGTTTAATTCCAATCAGCTCTTGTAGCTTTTCTTCGGCCATTTTTATACTGCCGTCGATGATAGCCCCGTCTACCTGAATAGAAAGTCCTTTTCCCGATCGGGAAACAGAAAACTCTTTACCGTCCTTCTCAAGCAACGCAGATACGGCTATCTTGTCTTTAGTCAGCCGACTTTGGAGTATCGAGGCAGGCGTATCATTGCACCCAAATAAGAATTCAATGGCTTGGAATACCGTTGACTTTCCAGATCCAGAAGACCCGTTACTTAACTCGTTAATTGCGTCAACCTGAACTAGATGGGATAGGGATTCAAAATCGATCGACTGGGGGCTCACAAACCGTCCGATGTTTTGAAAAGTAAGCTGCTTTATCTTAATCATTACGAGGCTTTGACCATTCCTTCCTTATATCAACAATGTCAGGGTGAACTTCTACTGCCCGAGACTGACCGTTGTCCACGGTCATCTTTCGGGTTGAGGCTGGAGCGCCCATCTCAATTACCATAGTACCAGCACAAATAACGCAAGTCCAGATCTTTTGATCGGTTGGCTTGATTAATTTTTTTTCAACTCTTCCGCAACTTTTACATTTTACAGTTATTAAGGCCATAATGTGATACTATCATCTAGAGGTGACTTATGTCAAAGAATTTTTGGGAAGATGAGGAAATAGATTCCGAAGTTCCATCTGAAGAAGAATCGGAACAGATCCTAACGCAAAGCAATGATGAGGAACAGGAAGAGGCTTACGAAGGCGCTCTTGACGATCTCCAAGAAGCTTTGGATGAGGAAGAGGAGCAAGACCTTTCCGATGAGGAAGTGATGTCCAACGCCCGCCTGCGTTTGGAGCAGGGTCGCCTGTACGAGATGCTAATGGATCATAATTTATTTGATGGCGTTTCCGCCGACAGTCGCGCTGTAAAAAATGTTGAACGCGAATTCAAAACTTTTATTAAAGAACGGCTAGAGATTCTACTAGGAATCAAGACGGAACAAAAGAAGACGGCTTTACAGGAGGTCTTCACTGAAACGGAGATTTCTCTACTAAAGGGATTAGTTGGACGCGTAATCAATAAAGAGTCCTATGCTCCCCAACCATCCCCAGCGATCAAAAAAGAAGTGGCTCCAGCTCCTAAGCTGAAGTCCTTGATTTTAAACGAACCTATTAAAAAAAAAGTAGCTGAGCCTATCGTTCAAAGATCAGCTGCCCCGATGCGCCCCTCAACGAAGGTAACTGTAAAAAAAGAAAAACAAAAAAACATACAGAAAAAACCGCCAGCGCATGATAAGTTAATCTCAGACATGAACGCCCAAGAACTTTTAGAGTTTTCAAAAGCAAGAAAGAATAGGTATTATAAAGCCATGCCGCCCAAAAGACTAGCAATGCCTAGCGCGGATCAGGCCATGATGCACTACGCTCAAACGCCTGATTACTCTCATTCGGGACTGCCACTTGGTGGGATTCTATCAAACATTCAGGCTCAAGTAGGAGTGCAGGATGTTGGATACCCGGGCGATGATATTTAATAACGTAACAATGACAAGGAGATAAAATGGAAAATCAACAGCAAACACAACTAACGGCAGCTCAACGGCTGACACGCCTAGAAAACGCTTTAAACATGGTTGACGAAACTATGGGGCAAATTGGAAACCAATTTGGACAAATGGTAGAGTTAATTAGCGAGCTTCGATCACGATCGGAAGCTTTGGAAAGGGTTTTAGAGGGAGAAGACAAAGGATTGAAAGCACGGGTAAACTTAGAGGTTGTCTCCATGCGTGTGAAAAAGCTAGACGAGCGAGTGCAGGAATTAGTAGCAAGCGGATTAGTAATCCCAGCTGACACCGTTTCTGAAAAGTCTTTTTTGGTAGGCCGAGAAGTGTCAGTAACTGACGGATCCTTAGTTTCCCCGCGATCTCAGTTTTGGGTATCAGAATTCCCTAAAGTGACAAGCTTAGTGGTTGGTAAAAAGATTGGCGATCAATTGCTATTTACGGAAGATGCTAAGGCCGCTTTTGAAATCGAGTCTATTTATGATTTCAAAGCTCCAGAAGCTGCGCCAGTAGAAGCTGAGAAAGCTGCAAGCGATGTCGGCTGATAAACAGCTAGAAGCATTAAAGCTCCGCCTGTCAGAGCAAGAAAAGAAACTTGCCTCGGCGGAGCTAATGCTCCAAAAGACTCATAATCAAAGAGCCGAGATAGAGGCCAAGATCGAAGGCTTTAATGACAATCTGGGGGAACTATCTAAAGCCAAGATAGCTACTCTCAAAGGTTTTTTGGAAGCGAAAGGCCATCAAAAAGCAAGCCAGCTTTTACTATCCCAAATCCTCAATCAAGTCAAGGATTTAGATACTTTAGTTTCATGCCAAAAAGAACTTATAAGACAGATGAGATCGGAAATAGAAAACAAGGAAAAGGAAATGGGCTCTAATGTAGTGCCGTTTAGAAGGAAGCATGGATAAGAAAAAACAACAAATGGTAGACAAAATAAACGCAGACCCAGATTTTATCAACGCACCTCGTTTTGACAATTCAATGAAAAAAGCTTTGGCTGAAAGGGACGGATTTGGGGATCGCGTCATAGCTCAAATGCTACAAATTAAAGAAAAAGAAGTTGAAGAAATATATCAAAGTGCTATACTGAAGTTAAGAGCCATATTAGGGCTTGGAAAAGAGGGTGCGTGAAAAGATATATAGCGTTTGATTTTGAAACTGGAGGGATGAATCCTAAAGAACATCCCATACTTACAGGATATTTTACTATTCTAGATGAAAATCTAGTTCCTATCGACAACTTAGAAATAAAAATTGCCCCAGAGTTTCCTTACTTGGATGTTCAAGAAGGGGCTTTGAAGGTCAACGGTATAGATATGGAGACGCACCTTCTATCCGCACAACCTTTAAAATCAGTAAAAGACAGCCTTGTCCAATTCCTTGAGAAGCACTACTCAAAGAAAAAAGGCGATCGTTTACGCCCTCTAGGGCAAAACATCTTATTTGATTTGGGTTTTCTATTTGAGCAACTAATCCCGAAGGACACTTGGGAGCGTTATTGCCACTATGTAATTTACGACACGAAGATATATTCGGATCTTTTAAAAGAAGCTGGGATTCTTCCTCCAGAAATTTCAGATCTAAGCTCGCTTGCGAAGTTTTACCATGTACCAGAGTTTTCAGCCCACGATGCGAAAGCTGACGTCCTAGCTACCGTTGAAGTTTATCGCAATATGCTTGACTCTTTGCGAAAACTAGCGCAAGGTAAAAGTATGCCAGAGCCAGATTTGATAAGGTTATTAGAGCAATGAGATTACCAACATCGATACATACCAGAACCGAGTCGTACCTTACGGCTTCGATGCACCAGAAGTTTATCAAAAAAGCTAAAGAGCTTGGTCGAACCCATTTTGCGTATGCTGATATTGGATACACCTCTGCTTTTTTAAGAACATTTGAAGCTGCTAAAAAAGATGGTCTTGGTTTTATCGGTGGGGTTACCCTGTTCTTTAGAGATCTGGATTGCGAATTTTACAAAAAGTCAGGCCAAAGAAATAAGTTTTTTATGTTCAACCTGTACTTTCACACCCAAGAACAGCTTTCAAAGTTTTCAGAACTCCAATCCGCTTACCGTGAAAAAATTACATACTTTGGCGAAGAGTACCCCGTATTTAATTGGGGTGACCTGCAAAAAGCTGCGGACATCGGCCTTACTTTTGTACATCACAACGTACAAGATATGGCACTTATGTACATTTTAATGCACAAGCCCGAATTTGTACGACCCATAGTTGAAAAAATTAGCAAGATGTTTGGCTCACGTCACTATCTATCGATATACGGAGTTCCAGTCTCCCACTTCCCAGCAACCGTGGTTAAAATTCAGACGGTAGATCGCGAGATCCAGATGTCTGGGGATGCTTATATCAAAACCGAAAAGGTTCGCGGTATTAGAGCGGTTGATTTTGTCGACGAGTATCAAAAGCATCAGAAAATTATAAGCTACCAAGTGGCTGGAGTTACCAGATACTTGGACACTCCCGTCATAAAAGCGGAACGCTTCGACGGAAAGGTTCGATTTAGCTTTCCTGATCCTCAGCTAGAGTGTAACGAGCTGGTTGTTCAGATCGGGAAAGAGATGAGTATACCTGTTTTATACTCGGATGACGCTTTTTATGTCGAAAAAAACGACAAGACATCTCAAGACGTAAAGCTCGCCCAAGATAAACGACGTGAAGCTCGCGATCGCTATATGCAGACTACTGAAGAGGCGGTGTTTCACATCAACGAAGCTGGTGGGAATCCTGTAGAAGTATTTGCAAATATCGAACAGTTTGCAAATCAGTTTAAGGATTTCGACCTAAAATTCGAAGTAAAGCTACCGTCCTACCCATACGCTTTGCAGTCTATTGTGAAAAGAATTAAAGATCTAGGTAGACTTCCAGACGATCAAAGGTATCGAGATCGTTTAAAATACGAGATCGATGTTTTGCACAGTAACGGCAAGGTCGATCTCTTACCTTATTTTATGCCCATCATCGAGGTAACGGATCACTACCATAAAAGTGGATACCTAACCTCTGCTGGCCGTGGATCTGTCGGAGGATGTCTTCTAGCTTACCTGATCGGTATTACTGAGGTGGATCCAATTAAATACGATCTGTCTTTTGAACGGTTCCTATCTTTGGATCGTATTTTAGCTGGCAACCTACCAGATATCGATCACGACTCTCCGAGCAGGATCCCATTAGTAGGCGAGGATGGCAAGTCGGGCTTTCTATTTGAACGATGGGGTGACGGGTGCGCCCAGATCTCGACTAGAACGAACATCAGACTAAAACTTGCTATCAAGGACGTACATCGTGCCTTACACGGATCCGTTCCGCAAGAAATCGAAAAACTAACCAAAGGCTTACCATCTGCTCCTCAAGGGGTTAGCGATTCCGACTATGTGTTTGGATACACCGATCAAGACGGCACTGAACATAAAGGACTGTTTGAAATTGACGAATCTTTGAGACGATATGCCGAGGCGTACCCAAAGGAATGGGAAGAAGTCAAGAAGATTATGGGTGTTAGCCGAGGGCTTGGAATCCATGCGGCTGCCTTTGTTTTATCGGACGAGCCTATTGCAAAAACCACTCCTGTTTTTGGCCGTGTGACTCAGTATGAAGCCAAGTATGTTGAGAAATCAGGACTTGTAAAATACGACTTTTTAGTTGTCAATCAGATCAACGACGTTCAAACCTGTCTCCGATTTATCACAGAAAAAAATAGAGGCTCTTTTGATACTGGGTATTTTGAACATAAAGGTAAACAAACTTATATCTGGGATCTCCCAGACGATCAAGATGTCTACAAGTCAGTTTGGGATGGAAATACTACGTCTTTGTTTCAAATCAACACTACCTCTATGGCTCCATTCGTTCAAAAGATAATGCCTAGAAGTATCGAAGATTTGGCGGTTATCTTAGCCTTAGTTCGACCCGGGCCGCTTGACTACATTGATCCCGAAACAGGACGATCGATGGCGGAAGAGTATATCGAAAGAAGGAACGGAGGAGGATCACAACCGATCAAAGAAATGCTTTCTCTCTTACCAGAAACTTACGGTATTCAGATCTACCAAGAGCAAAACTCTAAAGTAGCCAAAGCTATCGGAAAGATGGACTCCATCGATGCGGAAAACCTGAGACGAGCTTTTGCCAAGAAGGACAAAAGAAAGGTTGAAGAATTTAAGCCTAAGTTCATGGCTGGAGCTATTGAAACGGTTGGGGAAGAGACCGCCAAGCAAATTTGGGCTCAGATGGAAACTTCCAGTCGTTATAATTTTAATAAATCCCATGCAGTCGGGTATAGTTTACTAACTTACTCAACTATGTTTCTGCGCCATCACTACCCTTTGGAATGGTGGGCGGCAGTATTCACGAACGCCGAAGAGAAAGAGCTTAGCGAAGTTTTTTACAACCAAGTTAGGAAGTTTGTGCTTCCCCCAGATATTAACCTATCCGAAGAAGTGATGAAGATTGACTACAGCCGTGGAAAAATCGTTAGCAAGATCACGGCCTTAAAGGGTATCGGCAAGTCGGTTTCGGAAAAAATCGTAGCGGGTAGACCCTACACAAGCATCAAAGACTTGGTTAAAAGATGTCCTATCGGTTCTTCTGTCTTGAAAAAGATGGCGGTTGCTGGTGTTCTGGACAGTCTCTTCACAAAAGAGAAGACCGTTTTAGATAAAATGATCTGTCTTGAGACAGCTTTGGCCGAGATCGTCTACGAAAACAAATTAGCCGCAGGAATCAAAGCAAAAGAAGTCCAAGTAAAAGTGGATGAAGAGTACGCCCATGCCCATCCCTTAAAAGTGTTTCAAAAAAGAAAGCAGATTCTTGCTACCATGCCGCTGTCTTTAAGTCAGGCAGTCGTTGAGACGGCTCCGACCAGAGCAGAGGTTACAGCTAGGCTAGTTTTAGAGAATATCGCAGAACGGGAAGCTAAAAAGCCTACTGGTAAAGAGCAAATGCCGTTTAATGAGGGAACCCCTTTTAAGCCAGTGTTTTCAGATAGCCACGGCAATGCCTATCCGCTAATAAACGGAGAGGGCTTAAAGAGATTGGAAGAATCAGCCCCAATACCAACGGCCAACAAATACCGAAACCTGTGTGTTGCCGCGTATGTTATTGAAGCTAAAGAGTTTTCTTATCAAAAAAATACCAGAAAGGCTTTTAAAATGATTGTTGATATCGACGGTTTCATGGAAGAGCGAGTTCTTTGGCCTGATTACAATACTGGAAAAATAACCTATCCAGACGGTATCAAGAAGGGGTCTTTGATCCTGCTATACATGACAAGGGACGTGGAAAAACTAAGAACATATATCAAAGAAATACGCTTGATTTTGTCGTAATGATATGATAGAATGAAAGTAAGGAGACCTGATGAAAGTTATTGAGCAAATTCTGGCAGAAGTAAAAAAACTAGAGATTCCTATCAGTGAGAAATCTCACCCAAAAATGATTGCGGATTATGGACAGCGCATTAGAAATGCTGAAAATCGCATCAAAGAATTGAAACTTGCTTATGGCGTTGAGATTGCGAGCAAAGGGCTATTCATTCTGGTGGCTGGCGAAAACGCAGACTCGGCTTCCTCACAAATCTCTCAGACCATGAAGTTACCGACTTTCCATGCGGATACTTTTTTTGATAAGTTCAAAAACCATATCAATAAACAAAACTATATTGGCAAGAACTTTAACTCAACTCTGGTTGCGATGCTTAATCAGAAGCTAATGGACGAAGCTTTAGCAATGGATGTAGTAAGCGCATTTAACGCCATGGTTCTAAAAAATAATTACGTCCGAGCGATCAAAACAAAAGAAGAGTTTGACGATCTTATTACGACAATTTTAACCTCCGAGCAAGGCTCATCTGAGATTCTTGCGATACAGGCGGCGTTAGCCCTTGTAGACTACGGCATCCGCGAAAAGTTCGACGGTGATATGATGCCAGTAGTGATCTGGAGTAAGGATTCTAGACTTCTGGAAATGCAAAAACATTTACAGGATTTAGGAAAAGGGTGTTTTACAATTTTTGTAGGAGACTCTGAAACTAACCCAAAGCAAGTGGAATTGGCTACTACCGTAATCAAGACTGCAAGCGCAACATCAATAACAAATGCTTTTAAAGCAATTAAAAACAAACTAAAAGGAAATAAAAAATCATGACATTTGCAAGCGGAAGTAAACTATCGAGCGAACGTACTAAAACGAATTACTGGAAAATCAAAGAAGGCACTCAAACATACCGTATTCTTCCAGCTTACGGTACTTTAGCCCACAATCCAGCTAAATGGAATCAATATTACGCTGTTCATTACGGCTACCGTGGAACAGACGGGAAAATGTTCGTATTCGCATCTCCCGAAAAAGTTAAGTACGTTGACGGAAAAACTCGCATGATCGAAGTTGCGGATCCAGCTAAAGAGCGAATCGAACGCGCTCAAGCTCAGTTAAAAAAGGCTGAAGAAGATAAAAACGAAGAGTTAGTCAAAACCCTTAAGAACTTCTTATTCCAACACAACTTAGAGAAAAAATACCATATGAACGTGGTTGATCTTAACGGCAACGTCGGCGTTCTAGCTGTTGGCCGTCGTACCAAAGATCTTCTTGAGGCGTTGATCGACAAAGAGAAAAAAGAGTCTGGTATCGATATCTTAGCTCCAAATACAGGACGCTTCATTACTTTTACCCGCAGCGGTACTGGTATGAGTACGGTTCACAGCGTTGCTTTGTATCAGAAAACTGAAATGCAGAACGGAAAGAAAGTTTCTTTCGACGTAGAACACATCCTAGATGCAAACTTTGCTTCTAAGGTGCAAGCTAACGGTCGGGACTTAGGTGCCCTGTACGTTACTCCAACGCCAGAAGAAGTCGGAATGATGGTTACTCAGGGCGCTCCAGCAGTAGATGCAGTACGCGCTAAGTACCGCCCAGCTAGAACTCAAGGTGGTGAGGCGACTCACGCCCCTGTAGCTGAAACGGCTCCAGTAGCAGCCGCTCTTACCGCTATGGGATCTGACGATGGCGACGAGGATGAAGTAACTCCAGCTGGAGCGATGTTCACTCCTCAAGAGTTAAAGGAATCTGCCGCTACCGTGACTAGCCGTCCTTTAAAGGTTGATCAAGAAGCCCTACTTAAAGAATTGGGGCTTTAATGGAAAATCAAGACCTGCCTAATGAACAGGTAGGGTCTAGCAATGAAGGGGTTCAGGACGAAGTCGTTCTGATCCCCACATTGGATCTTACCTACACCAAAGAAGCTGAAGAACGATACCCAGAAACTAAGACCGTAAACCCTGTTACTTACACCGATCTTTACTATACCTATAACCATAGTTATCGTGAGCTTAAACGCGCTCATGCTGAGCTTGGCCACCGTGTAGGAAAAGCTGAAAAAATGATCGATGAAAGAAAAGGCGAGTTACTGATCGACCATTATCCAGAGTTTCTGACAAAGTTTCCGAAACAAAAAGATAACGGAGAGCTTCGTAGTGCTTTTATGTCCAAGGATCTTAAATTATCAAAACTGCTCGACGATCGCAATACGTTGAAAGCGATGGAAGAGCTTGTCGGAGCTAAAATTAAATTTGTGGAGCGTACCTGTAGTTTTATGGATAAGCAGATCCAAATCCATCTTAAATCAGGTATCGATCCAAAACTGTATGTAACTTTAAAATAGGAGAAAATTAAAATGGGTAACAAATGGATGAAAGCTTTAAAAAGCTATGATGATGCGGTAGATTACGAATACGACTCTTTTGCACCAGAGAACTGTCTATACACGCCAAGCCCCTACTTTAATTGGATTTTCGCAAACAAGGCTCACGGAATTCCAAAGAACGCTTCTGTGTTATTTTTCTCGGAAGCAAAGTCTGGGAAATCGCTATCGATCTACGCAATGATTGCTGAAATGCAAAAAAACGATCCAGAAGGAATCGCAATTCTATACAACTCAGAACTCAGAGGGGCTCTTCAAAACGACGCGATTCCCAACATAGACAAAGATCGCTTAGTAATTTACGACACAAACGATCCAGTCGAAATTTTTGATCGTGTCGAAAACGACATCAAAGCAATGGTGTCTGAAGGTATGCCACTACGCATTATTGCGATCGATTCTTTAACCAAGATCCAAGGTATTAAACGTGCAGCCGCCGATTCGGTAGCGAACCACTTGATGGGGGATCGCGCCCTTACTATTCAAACGGGTTTAGGTAAACTTATCCCATTCTGTAAAAGAAATAAGATCCTACTTTTAGCGACCGAGCAGGTACGGGCGAATTTTGACGCTGGCCATTACGGACCTAAAGACAAGGCCGCAGCCAGTCGAGACACCCTTCACTCATTCGAGTATTTTGTCTCTTTAAAAAGGGCGGGAGCGGCTGACGATAAGCAAGATATCGAGGGGAAATCTTTCGAAGAAGACGATATGAAAGATGCTCGCGGAAACAAACTTCTAACAGGACACAAGGTTTATTGTAAGATGGAGGCTTCCTCAATCGGCCCTCAAGGGCGATCAGGCGTATTTACACTTGATTACAACAAGGGTATCGTAAACCAGCACGAAGAAGTGTTTTTTCTAGGAAAAAATACAGGTGTAATTACCCTAGAAGGCACAAAAACCTACCGTTACAAAGAACATAAATGGAACGGCAAAAAAGAATGCGCTTTAGCTATTAGAGATAATCCAGATCTTTACAAACAGATCGTTCAGGATGTCAAAAAACTAGATTCCAAAGACGTTCTCTAGTTGACAGCCTGTTTAAAAAATAGTAAGTTAAAATCAAGGGACTTATCCCAAGGAGATCTATGCGCGAATTTTTTCCGTTATGTGGGCATTTTTTTTGTAACGAAACCTGTACCTTTTCAACAGAGGCTCCCGCAATTACCCGAGTAAGTAGCAAGGACACTTTTGAACTTCGCTACTTGCGATGGGATTATATGGTTGGGGCTGAAAACCCTCCCGATAGCTATCTACATTCGGTTGAAAGGATTATCGAGTATATGGCTAGGCAGCATTTTGGACGTATTTCTAGAATGCTTCGCTCTCAATCGATGGATATTGATGATCTTAAGAATATCCTACGATCTCTCTGTATCGGTTTTTGGGGTAAGTATTCCATTCAAGGGAACGAAGTCGCAAGACAAAGGATGCTTAAGTCCATGGAGGGTAAAAATTACACAGAAGCAGATCTGATCAAAAAGGACAACTATAAATTGATGGCTTTTTTGAAACAGAGAATCCAAGAGTTCAGATCTATCTTTAGTTCTAAAAATAAAAGTGACCCAGCACAAGAAGGTCTGACGATGTACAGAATTTCAAAACGTCAGTTTGAAAAAAAGCTGTGCCAAATCCCGATCGATCCAGTCATTGAAGGATGGGAAAAAGTTCCAGTAGAGCTTTACAAGGAAATAATTCCAAAGTTTAAAGACGGAGAGGTCTTGGATTTCGGAGGCTATATCTATTACAGCCATTTAGTGGACTGCCTAGTTTACGGTTTGGAGGAATTCGACAAGCTTGAATCTACCTATCTCAACCCAGAAGATCAGTTCCAAGAAGATGAGACTTTTGTCGTTATGGGGGATGGATCGGACGAAGCATTGGACGGGCTTTGTAAACGTCTCAGATACACCCGAAACAAAAGAAAGCTTCTGAAGGCGGTTGCTGAAAAACCAGAACAGTACGGTATCAATAAGGCGATAGTTGATCGAGTTCTGGCTGAAATGAAAGGTCGATCGGCTTGGCAAAATTAAGCGAACTTTTTAAAAACTATAGCGTACAGAAGTCGATTGATGTCTGGAAGACATTTAACGAAGATCTCATTACGCGCAAGAAGACTAATAAGAAAGATCGCTTCATTCTAATCCAAAACCGCGAAAGCGCACTTTACGCACTTTTCATCAATTTAAAAGAGGCTGGCTTTACTGCCGAAGCGGTTAAGCCCTACCTGTTAAGAATAGGTGGGGCTTGCAGCCCAAACCATTCCGTCCCGATGAAAGAAAAAAGAGGATGGCAAAAACACGTCTCCATCGATGTCGCGGCAGCTTTTAACGAAGCTTATGAAGAGGAAGTCGCTTTTACCGATGTGTTCACCCAGCTTAAAGAGCGTGGATCTCGCGGCCTGTTCAGTGATCCAATGAGGTCAAAAGAACAAGCTGAAGACAAATCGATTGTAGAACCATTTCAAGACGTGGTCGATCCTCCAGATCCAGAAAGGCTATCTGATTCTACTGGCAAGAAAGAATCCTCGATCTATATCCCAAAGGGTGATACAGTGAACTTTGTAGCCAGAGAAGAAGTCTCTCTCGAAGATCTTTTAAGGGAAGCCAATGACAGCTGAAGAAAAAGCACAATTAATTGCAGAGCAGCAGCGAAAATTCGCAATCGAGCATAAAGAGCTAGAGGAAACTGCGCGTAAAAAAAGAGCTTTGGAGAAAGCCAAGATCGAGAACGCCTATCAGGAGATGGAGCGTAACGAAAAGGCTATCAAGACCTATAAAGCCCATGATTTTCTATCCGATACCGAAAACGAGATGGAGGATATCGAAGAGGAACACAGATCCTTTTTGATGGGGCTTCAGAAAAGAATGGTATTTATTGATGACAAGATACCAGAATTCAACGAAGTGATACCTTTTTGTGCCAAACAGCTCATTTTAATTGGAGCTATATCGGGTCAAGGTAAATCGACGGCCTTGGCAAACATAGTTTACGGAATGATTAGCAGACGGCTAAAACCTCTAATCATATCAAACGAAGAATCGGCACAGGATATCTTTCCAAAGGTCTATGGCCTTTTTAAAGGTATGCACTATCGGCCAGATAAACTTTCCTTCAAAGAAGCTGAAGAGTTTTTGAAGTCCACTAGAGCCATGTACCCGTTATTCAAAGTAATCGATAATAACTACAAGGGCTTAGATGACCCAGCTTCATCTTTGGAAGGGCTTGTAAGCGTTTTAGAGGGCTTCCATAATAGCGAGTACAAAGCGGATGCAATCCTAATTGACTATTATCAGTGTTTCCACAAAAGCTTAAAAGCCCCTCAGAAAAATATGTACCAAGTCCTACCAGAGATTACGGAAGTTCTGGAGAAATATCGAAAAAAGCTAGACGTACCAATCGTCGTTTTCGCCCAAATCAAAGCGGATAGCGAAGCACTATTCAAAGAACGTATTGAGGGTTCTAAATCCATCTATAACCGCGCTACCTGTGCGATTGAGATTATCTCGCACAATAGCGAATTGAAGACGGAATGGGTAGTCCAAAAAAACCGTTTTAATGGCGAGTCAGTTAATAAAAAATTCTTTACAGGCTGGTGGAAAGGACGATACATTCCTTACGACCAGCAGCATATCGACAAGGTCACCCAGAAAAAAATAGATAATCTTAACTATAAGGAGCGGCAAAATGACGGTACAGGAAAAACAGGAACTAGCGATGTTAAGCAAGGAAATCTTGGGGACGCCGACAGCGTACCGCAAGGCGGTTAAAGGAGTTCTGGTTCCTATTACCGATCTTACAGGGAAGATTATCCCCCATGTAAACGGAGCCTCTCACAAACAGCTTGTCCGAAAGACTGAATCCCAAATTCTAACCGAACTTCGAGCAATCAAAAAACAACGGTTTGAAAAAGAACTAAAGAAAGCGACTGGTCGCGTATGACGGAAAACGCACAAAAGCTTTTCAAGCTTCTTTTCAAAGAGGGTGAAAGCGTTTGCGTTAGCCCTAGCCAGTACGGCTTCCATTCCGTACCGCAAGAAGCGTTATTATCCCCATGCGTTGAGCTTGTCTCGAACAAAAAAGGCTTTCACGTCCAAGTACCTATTGAGAACTTGGAGATGGTTTCCATCAACCCGATTAGCGGAGCCAGAAACGACGAGAACTGTACGTCGTTTAGGAATTTTCTAGTCGAGATGGACGATATGCCATTAAAAGAGCAGGCAGCTTATATTGCCGATAGCGGACTTCCTTTTTCAGGATTGGTTTTCAGCGGCGGCAAGAGCTACCACTTTTTAATTTGTTTAGATGAATCTCTACCAGATCTAGATATATATCGTTTCTATAGCAGCTGGATATTGGAAGCCTTAGACAAGGCAGATCCGTCAACTAAAAATCCTTCTAGATCCACAAGGATTCCAGACCACTTGAGGGAAGGCGGGTCGAAACAAGAGCTACTTTACTGCGGAGAGTCCGTAACCATCGGACGTTTGCAAGCGTGGCTGAACGGCTTTGAGCGAAAAAGACCTGTTCCGAAAGTAAACGATTGGGTTCCAAACCCTGATTTTGATTTCAAATACCTTCACCCTAAAACGAGAGATCAGCTTTTTAATGGGGTTGACGCCTCAAATGGCCGAAATAACGCATGGTTTATGATTGGACGTGATTTTGGATTAAAAGGTTGTGATCTTGAAGCGGCCATGGTATTCTTAAGAGAGAAGTTCCATCCCGAGCACGATTTCACGTCTCAGGAGTGGCAGAACACGATAGAAAGCGGTTATAAATACGGGGCTCGTAAACGGATGGAAAGCTACGGAGTGTAAATGAAGATCCTTAAAAGAGAAGATATAGAGCTTTACCATGACTATAAAATATGGCCATCCAAACGAACGATTAGCCTGTTTTCCGAAGCTATTATTGAAAGCGATGGTTCGCACGAAGAAACGGGAACCGATACTTTCATGGTTCAGAGGTTTTTAAAGAACATAGAGCTTTTAGAGTCGGTTAGCAAAAAGCCGATAACCATTATAATGGACAACTGCGGCGGAGATATTCACTCAGGTATGGCTATCTATGATCGAATCAAGCTATCCCCATGCTATATAACCATTAAGGTTTTCGGGGAAGCGTCCTCTATGGGGTCTATCATCCTACAGGCTGCCGACAAACGCCTTATGAGCCAAAACTCTATTCAGATCATTCATTACGGAGCTTTTAGTGTTGGCGGCGAAGCAAAATCAGCCTACAAGTTCGTGGACGAATTCAAGAGGATTGATAAGTTTATGGAAAAGCTTTACATGGAAAAGATTAAGAAAAAAGATCCTCTGTTTCGTCTCGGGCGTTTGCAGCGACTACTTTCCCATGACACATACCTAACAGCTGAAAAATCAGTTGACTTAGGCTTGGCAGATGGTATTATTAAAGAGTTATGAACAAAAGAAAAATCAAAGATTTAGAGGATGAGGTGTATTTTGCTACCCGTGAGGCAGAGGAAGTACGATACTTTCTAGGTCATAAGATAAAGATTCTTGAAGAGCAGAACGCAATAATGCGTAGATATCTTAATTTGATCTTGATAGACCCAATTAATAAGCCTGAGAATGCGTATGGATGGGAAGCTATTCGAGAGCGAGATGTAAGGGATGCGAGACAGGCTTTGACAGAAGTAAAAGAATTGGAGTTGAAAAATGAGTAAAGAACTATCAGTACAAGGTTTAGGCGACGCGGTTAGAGATAAGGTAAGGGGGGCTATTTTTAGTAGTATTCCTGACGAGGCTATCCAGTCGCTGATTGAAAAAGAGTTTAGCGATCTAAACACCGCCAAATACCATAGCGATAAATCGCCGCTAAAACAAATTATATACGATGAAATCAGAAAACAAGCGGGCGAAAGAATAAGGTTAAAAGTTACTGATTATTTGGAAAAAACCTTTCAAGCCAACGAGAAAGAATTGGTCGACGCAGCGATTTCCGAGATTGCCAAGGTCTTTATGCAGTCCATGGCGAATGATTTTGCTAGGGCGGCTGTTCGCGATCTTACCCAAAATCTTAGACAGTCTGGCTATAATTTTAATGGGAGCTACTAACATGGAGACGCCACAAGAAGAACTTTCTCTTAGAAAACGAAAGAGTTGGGAAAACGAAGAACTGATTAGTAAATTTACTAAGAAGTTATGGGAAGATTTATTTGAAGCCACGAAAGATTTTGAGGATCCTAGACGATACATTATCTTTAGCCGAGTAACTGGTTTTTTGGTTGCAAACGTATATCTACCAATCGTGTCAAAGGCCGTCGAGGACGCGTTGGGGTCAGCGCCCGATTCAGCTGGGGATTCGGAGGGTAAGAAATGAAAACTTTTGTATTCGAGTTTGATATTAACGGTCGGGCGACTGCCACAGTGAAGGCCGAAACTTTCGAAGAGGCTTGTAAGCTTTTTGACGACGGGAGCTTTGATTCCAAGGTTCAAGAATGGGATTTTGACTTTCCATACGGTATGCGGTTTGACGAAGAACATTTGAAAGACTATCTGGTTTCGGAGGATGAAAACAATGACAATACCTAATGAAGAATCATTAGCAGCACCTATAAAGAAGCCGAAAAAATACGCATGGAGCACTGACGGGGAGCGTTTCCAAGGAGATTCCGATTCAAAAGAAGACTGCGTGGAGGAAGCTCGGGCAATGTGCGATACGGATGAAGATTTTTTCTATGTTGGAGAATGCGCTCCATTCATTCCTGAAATCAGCTCTATCGATATCCTTGATCAGCTTGGCTGTGACGCGGTTGATTTTGCAGGTGAGGCAGGCGAGGAGTGGCTATCCTACATCTCCAAACAGGAAAGAGAGCTTCTGGATTCAAAACTAGAAACCGCGTTAAGTGAGTGGCTGTCTGAAACGGGAAATAAGCCGACTTTTTTTGGTATTAAGAACATGGAAAAATATGCGGTCGAAAGGGGTTTGGAATGACTGCTGAAAAATTCCTCAGCGATTGTGAGGCCAGATTGAGAAAAGCTACGCCTGCGCCTTGGTATGTGGATGGCACAGAAGTAAGACATGATTTCGACCCGTATTCTGAAGAAACAGACTGTTCGGTTCAAATTTGTGAAGTCCATAGAATAAGCGATGAGCTAGATCGTAAAAAAGACGACAGAGAGTTCATCGCCCATTCTCGTTCAGACATCGAACGCTTAATCCAAATTGTGCGCGAAAAGAATAAAGATACTGAACGGCTTGAATGGATAATAAAAAATAGAAAAACCGTGGAAAAAACAGTCGAAGGATTCTGCGTTTACCCGTGTGCATGGGATAAATTTAAGCCAACACCACGCGAAGCCATCGACGCAGCAATGCAAGAATCCCGCGCAGACGAAATATCAGGAGGACGGAAATGAGAAGAACTCTAATTGGAGTAGTGGCTCGAAATTTTACAGAGTTTAAAAGACTTTTCAATAGACACGCAAAAGCTGACCCAGAAGTGAGATTTATATATTTGTGCGATGTAACACGAATGCGCGGTTTTCGAGGCGAAATTCAATTATGGGGTGATTGGATGAAGAGAAAGGATTTTGATGAAATTCACAAAGAAATACAGATACGGACATCCAGTCTGATCGAGGATTCAAAATGAACCCCATCAACCAAATCATTGCGGAAGGGAAAAGGCTTTGTGAGGGGGCTATTGGTGTCACAAACGATTTAGTGAATCGACAGGTTCCAATTGAAGAAGCGGGTGAACCGGAAGAATATGAAAAATTTCTTGTTTATCACAATCCCTACAAAATGAAACACCTGTACGAAACTCTTGAGAAGGCGGTGAAGTTAGCTGAGCACTTTAAAGATCATGGGCACTTTGAGTATAACGAAGAGGGTCAAGAAGTTGATGTTTATCCAGCTCGTGAATTTTTAGCATTAATAGAAAAGCGGGGTGGATAATGAGCAGTATAGAAATCAAACCAGCAAATAAATTTAATGTTGAAACGCTACTTGTAACGGATAACAGGAATGGCGCAGGGTTCGAGGTTTGGGCTTACCCAGATTGTGTTTTAATTCAAGACACGCAATCAATGAACGTAACCTCAATAACCCAAAATCAATTCGACAAGATTTATAAATTTGTTAAAAAGCACGGGAAATTAAAATGAAACCCACCCGACTTATTTGCGAGGAAGGAAGTTTATGAGTGGCGGCAGTTACGACTATATTTGCTTTAAACTTGAGGAGCTATCGGAAAGCATTCGAAATCAAGATACCGACCCTCGTCGCGCTTCGTTCTCAAAGCTTTTAAAGCTTATTTCCGTGGCCATGCACGATATTGAATGGGTGGATTCTTGTGATTATAGTCAGGGCGCTGACCATAAGGCGATCGACGCCGTCTTTTCGTTTCTTGGAAGTGATCCAGAAACAATTAAAAAGGCTCGTTCATTTGACGAGCTTAAAATAAGACTACAGGAATATTTAAAATGACCGAACGCAAAATAAAAGGTACTTATGAGCTTTAGAAGATCTCGATGGTATAGATTTTTTGCTTGGGTGGTTGGCAAGACAAGCGAGTGCCGAGTGTGTTATAGAATGCTATGGCCAAGCGATACAATTTGTAGCCATGAATGCGCCACGGAATTTTTAGAACGACTTTGATCAGGTAAAGCTATCAAAACCAGAGGAACAAATGAAAACAGAAAATATTTCAGTTGCGGATTTTATCAGGTCGAACCTTGACACTCCCCTTATAGTTTTCGGTGGATTGACAGGTATTAAATTTGCGGAAAAGCATGGGTGGGATGAGGTATGGTGCTGCCTAGCTCGTATGTATGGAATGATGCCGTCTTTTAAAGATACTGAGCGACTGGAGTGGCTTCTAGATAAAAGATACAAAATTAAAGATGGTGAATACTATGTTGCTGGAGTTGGATATTCCAAAACACCGCGAGAAGCCATCGACGCAGCAATGAAAGATGAAAATTAAAATGAAAATTTATAGAGATTTTGATGACTATTGGCAAAATGGAGATCATGGCTGGTCAAGTGCTAGTATCGATATTGCAAAAGAGGAATGGGAGCGATTCGCCCCGACTATTAACGCATCGCGGGATGATTATAAAAACTTGTATTTAAGTTTGTGTAAAGAAATTGCAGATAGAAAATGTATGCACGTTGACGCACTGTATAAATACATTAGTCTGTTTACAAAAGAAGATGCACCAACATTTCCTAGATGGTGGAGTAAAGACATTATGAAGGAACTTGATAGCGAAACGCCAAAGGATAAGGAATGACATCTAAATATAACTTTGCATGGGGAGATCCCGTCGGAATCAGGCAGGTACTGGTTTCCGTATATCCAGAGTTAAAGCTTCCTTGGTTTAATCCAGAAGATATGGGATACGGTCAGCATCAAGGGGACGACTCTCTGATTGCCGCCATACGCCAAGGCTTAAAGCAGGACTACGCTCACATACTTATCACGACAGGGTGCAGTCAGGCTATCCAAGCCGCCCTGTACGCGTTAAAAACAGACCTTCACAGCAAAGTTAGAACAAGATCTCTTTATTTCCCTTTTTACCCCAAGATGATTGAAGTGAGCGGCCTCAGTAGAAACACCAGAACGGAAGACCCTACAGATATCCTGCTATGGGACGTACCATCAAACCCCTTGGGTATGGTAAACTTTCCCTTGGTTCAAAACCCGACTATTTTAGATCTGTCTTATATGTCAGATACCTACCTAGCAAAACCCATAACCACGCCAAAAGCTACCGTAGCGGTCGGGAGCCTTGGTAAGCTTACGGGCATGACTGGCTTGCGATTAGGCTTTCTTGCTACCGATAGCGACTCCTTATATTTAAAAGCTTACGATCGGGTGTGCTTTGACAGTATCGGAGCGCCAGCGGTTGGTCAAAAAACAATCGCGAAAATCCTATCCGATCAGGATCGCTGGATGTTTTTCACAGCTAGATCTAAAGCGATGGTTGACTCGAATCGCTATGAAATCAGTAGGTTAAGTTACCTATTTGACGGGCAAGAGATACCTGAGAACGGGATGTTTGCTTTTTTTAGCTCAAACCCAAGGGTTGGACGTATCTTCGAAAAAGCATCGGTTGCTTGGACTTCGGGCTTGGATTGCGGTGCGGATTACTACTCTATGCGCTTTAACCTGTCCAGAACTAATATAGAGACCCGCAACATGGTTAATCAGGTTTTAAAAATAGATAAGAATAGCGTTAAATAAGTGTTGACGACTCCCTCGCGTTGCATTAGTCTCTATTCATGGGCAGCAATTAAGCAGCTCTAAAGAAAATAACGATATGAACAACCATAAATTTGTTTTAGTGTTTAGAACCCATAATTATTTTGATGGTATAAAAAACAACAATCAGGATTCTTATGGCTGGGAGTTAGTAGATAATGTTGAGTATACTGACTACACTACAGCTAAAGCTATGATGGCTGAGTATCAACAAGCTTTCACCAACTACTGCGTTCGTATTAGAGCAATTCGATTAACATAAAAAGGAAATGATTATGAAAAAAACACACGGTATCGTAAAATGGTTTAACTCAACAAAAGGTTACGGATTCATCCAAGCCGAAAACAATGACGAAATATTCGTTCACTACAGCGCGATCGTATCGGACGGTTTCCAAGATCTAAAAGAGAGTCAGAATGTTAGTTTTGAACTGGTAAGCGGCCCCAAAGGCCCTCAAGCTTTCAACGTAGTCGTAACCGATATCCAGCCAAACTATATCGAAAGTTGATGGGAAATGAGATTTCTAAGATTTTTAATTCGGATCGGTGATATCATTTGGAGTAGGCGTATGAACAAGCTCATGAAGAAAATCGAATACAAGGAAATGATCTTAAACGAACTTGCGAGGCAAAAGGAAGAGCTTTACGGAAAACTTGCCAAGCATTGGAAGACTCTGGAGCAAAAAGATCAAGAACTTCAAGCACTTAAAGACGAAAACGAATCTCTAAAGCGGACGGTGGTCGAATACAAAAACAAACTCAAAAAAGAGAAGGGTCGTATTGATTGGATTAAAAAATCTTTCAACACCTACTTCAAAGATCTTGCAAAAGATAAGAAATCAAAATAAACTACAAATAAGGAGACTCTATGTTTGGAAACAGTAAAGAATTAAAGAACCTACAGAATCAAATGGACGCTTTGAAAGCAATGGTCACGACCACTAACACTAACCTAAGAGTGTGGACTGAGCATCACAGTAGCCGCATCCATGCCTTGGAGCAAGGCGAGCCTGCCAAAGAGCTAGAAGCTACGAGAAAAGAACTGGAAGCTACGAAAAAAGAGCTTTCTTATTTTAAAGAAGCGACAAAACAACTTGCCGCACAAGAAAAAAAGTCATTCGTATTAAAAGACAAGAAAATGGTACAGACCCTAAAAGCAAAGCAGTTAGGAGAACTGGAAGAGGCTTTAATGAACGTCCCGTCGCAGGCTCAGGGGTTTCAAGGTGTTGCAATCGTGTATGAAAAGAAAAGCAAAAAAATAACGGTTCAAAACTTCAATTCTAGAGAAGAGGGCTTAACATTGGTTGGGAAGGCTAAAAAAGGGGATATCAGCCTTGTTTTCTAAATCCATTGGTTCGGACGGTATAATGGAGGCTACTTTTTCTAGACAAGACGACCGCGTGTGCGTCTTGTTCAGAAGGTATTTGAAGAGTCCTCCATCCCAACCCAAGCCAGTGGAATACAACCCAATATCTGGTCTAGCCTCTTCAATCTTACAAAACCACGCTCTGGGCGGCACTACTCAGAATAGCTCCTCAGTAACGCAAACATTTCTAGAAAGGCTTCCCCTTTTGCTAACATCCCCAATAGTGGGAGATCTCTCCTCAAATCAGGTGATTACGGCGACATCTACTGGAGAAATTAAATGGGAAAATCAACCTACTCTGGAGGTCTACCTTTCAGACGGTCAGCTCTCAAGTTCTTGTGGTGAAGATGTTTTCGTGGAAAGGCTTGATTTTTCATTCAGCGAAAATGGCACCTTGGAGATTTGTTATTTTAAAAAGAATCAAGAAGAGTCCTACGATTCTTTTTATACGCCGTCGATAAAAGCTTTGTGGAGCGAAATAGACCACATCATAGCGTATTTGTTTTTAAATTTTAAAACCTCAATGCCTTTCTTTCTCCGAAATCTATACAGTCTTGCGAAAGAAAAGGGTTCGTACTTTCGAGAATTTGAAGGCAAAGAAGATCTAGCGGTTTTAAACGAATTTAAAATATATTCCGATACCATACGTTTTAAGTCGCCTTTTATCAAAGAAATTCTAAGTACGATTGACGAAGAGCAAGTTTCAAGAATTGCAAATAATCTACCTAACAGGTCTATACTGCCCCAAACCTTTTCAGAAATAATCACGGAAAGGTTCGGCAAAGTGTCAAGCACTCTGGCGAATGCCATTAGACAAACCGTTCTATTGAAAAATGAAATTACGATGAATGTATCTTGCCTAGATACGTTACCGATCGTTTATAAAATGCTTGGGTACGATTATTTCTATCAATTTCTTGGTCGGTATAACTGGGATGTAAAACAGGAAGATCGCGAAGGTATAAGTTTCATAAATTGGGAGTCGATAGCTTTCCAAGCACACGGTGACAAAATCGTCAAGCTGATAACTCCAAAAAAACTTGTCAACTGCCTTTTAAAAGGCTCACTCACCTCAAACTTAGAGTATCTAAGGGACGGCTTGAATATGTATTTGGCATATGATTCGGTAGAGAAGATACCTAACACGCTAAAAGATAGTTTTCCAAGCGGTATCTCTTTGGATTTTAACTTCGGGACGATAAAAGAGTGGCATGATAAGATTAGCGACCAGCATATCCTGATCAAAGCCGAGGAGAAATCTAGGCCGATTCCAATCCACCCAAGCTTACACGGTCTTACCGCCTATCAAGACAAAGGATACAGAGCTGAGTTTGCAAGCCACACCAAAGACTTGATAGTTTGGGGTAAAAAACTCGATATCTGTATTGGTTCTTATGATGACAAGGCTATAAAAGGGGAAAGCGTTTTAGGCGCAATATACCATAAAAATGAATTGGTTGCTTGCTTTGAAATGCGTGGCCAAAGAATGGCCTATGTAGACACAAGCGGTTTGCCTTGGGATCCTGCAATTCTAGAAGCTAAAAGTGACGGCGATATCTTTGACGTCCAAAGCAATAAGATGAAAGAAACTTTGTCTATTCTTCCTGTTGTAAGTGACTGGACTAAAGATGGCGTTGACCACGGCCTTTTAATTCGAAGCATCGTTCAAATCAAGGGGAAGAGAAATAAAGCCCCAGAATTGAAAGAGCAAGAATTTTTGATGGAGGCTTTATCCCACTGGATTGAGAACGGCGGGCAGGTTGCCAGAACGTCTTTGCGCTCTGATAATCGGGACAGAACGATAGACGGAATGGTTCTTGACGCTATTAATTACAATTACCAGATAGGCGATTTAGTGACTCAGAACCCGCACGGGCTTTATACGACAACGTATTACCAAAACGCTGCTAATGAGTAGTACGGGATGGTTACCAGTGGCCTTTAGGACAGACCATTCCAGCAAGCTTAGTCTTGACGGGCATCGCGCAGCCGCAGACTTCACACATCTTTAAAGCGCCGATCTTTTTTAGCAAAGGGCACGACTCACATATAGCCATTCTATTTTGAGCAACTTCGTCCGAAACGGACAGATCGCTTCCTTCCACCACGTTTGTCGCAATAGTTTTAGCGGATTCGGCTGCAAGCTTGATCTTTTCAAGTAAGCTCATTTTGCACCCAAGGCGTTAATCAGGTTTAATAAAGAGTTCTTATCGAAAGAATCGCCGCCAACAAAATTACCGTTATCGAAAACAAAAGTGTAGGGAATGGTCTCATTTTGATACGCCTCGAAGAAAGCTTTGTTTTCTTCATTTACTTCAATGTGGTACATCGATATTCCCAAACTGTTGGCGTGAGCCTCAAGCTCTGGGAGGTGCTTTTTAAGCTCTTGGCAGTGCTGGCATAGATCGGCCAAGGCATTGACAAGAGTGATTTTGGGGGAGTACGCTATATCGCTTGCTTTAATGAATTTAATATCCATGCGATAATAGTATCAGCCTTTCCTATAGCTTTTCAACCAAAATGCAGTTTTGCAGGTTCGTACCCTTAAGTTCTTGACAGTCTTTTACTAAAACGCGTGATGAAGCGCACCCCGATAAAAACAATATAGCAACTACTATTAGATATTTCATTATCGTTGACCCATGCAAAGGACGTTAATTTTCTCTCCGTCAGCTGGAACGGCTACCGAGTTCTGAGTGAAAAATTTATAAACGGTCGTAGTTGGAACGTCGTTAGAAATACACCCTGCCTGAGCACTTATACAGGTGCAGGTCGGAGGGGTGCTGAATATTCCTGCGGCTATATTTAGCTGATACTCGCCAGCGGCTGCTCTGGTGACCGAAGTTAGCCAAGATCCAGATTGCCTGTTAATAGTACAGGGTGAGGAAGAGCAAACACCGCCCTCCGCAATGGTAGCCCGCTCAATCCTCTCAAGCCCAGCACTGTTTGAAGTGACGGAGCCGACTAAAAGAGGAGCAGGAAACTGTTGGTTAATGCCTACTATTGAAAACGATGTAGCTTTTACAGTGGTAGTGCCTCCATTAGAGGATGACTGAACCTTGAATGTCGATACTGAAGATAGCGAAGTAATGTTAGTTGTGCCGCACCCACCTGAAGTTACTTGAGTAGCGCCGCCACCGCCATCTCCTGACTGTGCCCCAACAATTACATTTCCTGATCCATCTACTAATCTTGAAGTAGGGGAATTTAATGTGGCAACCATAGTACCTGTATAACAAACTAAGTACGAACCTATTTTTGGCACAGTGCAATCAATACCAAGAAGAGATGACCCGTTTATAACACAGCTAACGCCCGTAGAGTTTGTCGTGGTAACAGCACCAGTAATGCCTGTTGGATCGGCAAAAGATGCGGATGAGGTAGATCCAGATAAAGTAGCTGTTCCGCTCCAAGAAGCAGCGGTGTTATCAACACTTACCGCTTGCTGAGAAGAAGTTGGAAATCTATAAAGCTTTAAAACACCCGGCCCACCAGTCGATCCATATATTCCGCAACCTAAAGCTCCGTTAGTAGTTCTAGCTCTAATCTGTAAAGTGATATTGCTTTGAGCGGTGTCGTACTTGAAAGAAGATGTGAAGGTGGATCCTCGAAACGCGTCAGGGCCTGTTAGTGCGGACTCCACCGTAACTCGTTCGCGCCACTCGTTAGTGCCGTCGTAAACTTCATATAGACAAGCGTAGGAGCCAGCATTGCTTTGACCGAAATTGCCGTCATAAGTTAAAAAATACTCTCCAGCAGGAAGGCTTGCAAAAGTCATTGCTGGAACATTGGTAGCAGGGGCTTGAGCGTTACCTTCTACCGCGTAGCTACAACCAGCTTCAGGGCCGAAAGTAGCAAAAGATGTTGAAGTGGTGTTCCAAAAAGAAGCACATCCACTGATTTTTACCAGACCAAACATTTGAGCCTGACTGACGTTCGTTAGGTTGGTAGCATTTCCGTAAGTAACATTTGCAACCCGTAGAGCCGAAGTCCCTGTGTTGCCCGTGGTATTTGCGATACGCACTGTAGTAGATGACGACAGATCACCGCAAGGAGCGTTTAATTGAACCTGCACTGGAGTAGTAGAAGCCCCTAAAACTTGAGAGGTAGCGACAACGGATGCGCCTTGTAAAACCTGAGCAACGACATTTGACCCCATCGAAGATGCGGTATAGACAAAGCTAAATAAACAATTTCCACCAGACAGGCCGCGATCTAAAGTAGCTAAAGTCCAAGTGACGGATCCGTTTGTGTTGTTTGGCAAAGCGATTGCGAAATCGGATTCTTTTGTAAGAGGCGTTGTGGTGTTTCTTGAAACGGTTGCGGAGTTCGCAACTGAAACATCGTTTACGTTATCGAAAGCCGAAGAGTTTAGAACGAAGGATGATCCTAAGTTTCCAGCTTGATTTCCTAGTAAGTATTGTGATAAAAGTTTACGATTTGTACTGTTCATATCTTGTTTCCTTTCCTCATATTCTCTATGTGCCAAAGGGGTCTTAAGTTTGTGTAATGGCTAACCTTTAAAAATTCCTCTCGCTTGCCGAGATCCACCTTTGAGAGCGGGACAATATGGTCTATAGACCATTCGCTCGGCTTGATTCCATAGTTATTCCAACTCATCCCTTCTTGAAAACCCGATTCCAAATGGGCTCTTAACTCATCTATAGAGCAGCCCAGAGCTTCTATAGCCGAACCTGTTTTTTGATTGTTTTTGATAGCCTTCAAGAATCGACACCTCATATTGTGGGATAGCCTGTATCCAATGTCTTCCTTAAACCTTTCTCTGTGTCTTTTATTCCTAAGAGATCGGGCGTAGTCCGTCTCTCTTCTTTTTTTAGCCTGAATATTGAGCTGCTCTTTGTTTTTTTGATAATACTCTCGTTTTTTTGCTGACAATTTTTCTTTGTTTTTTCTCTGGTATTCTTTGTCCGAGTCCGACTTTGATTTCTTATTCTCAGTTCTCCATTTTTTTAAATAAGCCAATCTATCGTCTCGTTTAATCAAATAGTTTTTTTTCGCCTTTTTGGCACAGCAAAGTTTGCAAAAATTCAGATACCCATCTTTCATCCCTCCATGTCTTTGGAAGCAACCGATATCTTTTTCTACCGAGCAGGTTTTACATCTTTTTACCGTGTTAAGCATTACGAAAAGTCTCGATATAGCGGTCTAGGGTTTGAAAATACTGTAATTCGATCACATCGTACAGAGCCAAAGTAATGTTACCGTTTAAGATTAATCCGCCTGCGGTATCGGAGTTGGTCAGGGTAACGGTATTAACTAGACTGCCGCCAACCAAGCGAATGACAGCTCCGTCAATAGCCGTTACTGAAAAAGGTGATAGAACTGACGCCACGACAGGGCCGCCAGAACCAGTGATCGTAATAGCTTGACTACGATCCGCCGTGGACAAAGTGATAGAACCAGCATTACTAACTGTTTGGGTGTACAGATTCCAAGCTCCGCCGCTTGAACCACCACCAAGTGAATCTTGGTTGGTTCTCTGTTTTATCATGGCCTTAGAGGATATTTTTCTTGAAATTGCGATAACTCACCCCATCCTTTTAAAGGAATAATTGTTTCTTGTTTTTTTTGTTAATCCCGCCATATTATTTACAATAGCGTTTTTATGAACGCATAACTCTTTTGCAGCCTCTGCTGCGTGAGAGTAAACCTTGCCAGTCTCAATGCACATTATCGGAACTCTTCTTTTGGAAATAATCCCCTTTTTTGATCGACCAATAGCATCACAATGATACTGCGGAAGTTTTTTGCCCAACATTCTATCCCTTTTGGCCTGACGTTGTTCGGGAGTTAAGTTTTGTTTTTTGCCCTTTTTCTGTAAAGACATTTTTTCTCTTGTTTCAGGTGAGTGTTTTTTACCCAGCATCGCTATTCGACATTTAGCCTTATGGCTTTCGGACAGTTTCCTACCCTTTAAATAGCTCCAATCCCTAGTTTTTGCAGCGATTCTCATATTCAGCACAGCTGATTCTGGCATTTTTTTACCCTTAATCCATGACGGACGGCCTTTGTTTGCATCTGAAACTTTCTTTCGCATTTGATCTGACACTACGTTTGTTCTATCTTTAGACCCTAAACAGGTGTAGCCTTTTGGAGCCAAAGCATCGTATTTTTCAATAAAAAAATCCTCTAGCTGGTTTAAAGATTGCTGCTCGGAGCAGTAAACCAGAACTTCAAAATCAAAGTTGTCGACCCCATATTTTCTTATAGCTTTTTGGATTAAACTAGGATTTTTAGGGTAATATTTTATATGGTATCTCCATCTTAAAGATGGGTTTTTTTGTATTGTCTGCCCAATATACTTTTTACCGTTTATTTTATTGCGGATAAGATAAACACAGCCATGCGAGTATTTTCCAGTAGGGCGGATAAGTTCTGTCAAGATCGCCATTTAAATCTCCTTGCCCGAATATTTTATAATTGGGTGACTCTTATCTAGATAGTATCGCCAATAGACATCTTTCATTCCGTTTGGATACTTTCGGTACAAAAGCTTAAGCCATAACTTATAAGCCAGACTCCAAAACTTCGACCTTTGTTTTAAAAAATGCCAAGTAATGAAGGGAAGAGTTCTTGCGTCCGTATCTTCGACCTTATTAAAAGCTCCCACGAACTGCCCCACCAAAACGCCAAGCCACAAGAAAGGGTTTACGCATTCTGAAGCCGCCATCTTGGATAACCCAAGTAAAGACGGGGATCTACCCCACCAAGCGTCGATATGGAAAAGGTTGGGTTTGCGACAGTTCCAAAAGTTCTTTGGCTGAAAGCCGAAATTTAGAATCCGAGCAAGCCAGTAAGTTTTCTTGGAAAGATCAACCTTGTCGTAAGGATCAATTCCTTCGCATTTAACTTCCTTGCCGTGGTCAATCATGTTTCTAGCGTATCTTCCTTTATCGTAAAGGGCTGAAAAGGTAAGAAGGGCGGCTTGATTATCCATGGAATCAATCTCGGTTGAGTCTGGGAACCTACGGGAAAGACCGAACTCTTCTTCTAGGGATTTGAAAACCCATCTTAAACGCTCAATCTCGTTTTGTAAATTTTCATCATTGTTTTCCTCAAGGCAGATTAGGTACTGCATTGTGAAAAGTGCGCCGTTTTGCGTAGCTTGACCTTCACCGCCAACTGAGTTCAGTTGGTTTAATCCGTAAGAATCGCGGTATTTTAGAAAGTCATTAAAAAGCGACATTTTATTCCTCTATTAATTGCTAATCTTAGTGATGTCCATGAAATTTAGTGTCGGGTCGCCAGACAAGGCCCCAGCGGTTCCGTTTGACTGAGCCCGAATAACTATCGTATCTCCTGCCACCAAGCGTAACTTCGTTCTTACCGTTGCTATATACGGAGTTACTGGAGCGTTTGTTCCGATTGTGCGGCTCGCGGCGACGGAAGCGCCGTTTTTATATATAAATATATTGAACCCCTGATTTGTCGCTAGGGTATTAAAAATACCGTCTAATTGCGCACCGATATCGTAAATTCCATCAGAGGGAACCGTATATGTTGGTGACGAATATGAGCTTGTTGTGTCAAAATCCTGTGTTGCAAACGGGATGGGATCGATAGTAGCGGCAATCGCTGTAGTCACACTGGTTGTATAGCGGCATGATGGGATTTCTTCTGTTAGTTTTTGGTCTACTTTTGTTAATGCCATAAATTATCCTTACGTTTTAATGATGTAGTTGACATAAGCGTTCAGTGGTCTGGTTTCACTGCCGCCAGCGGAAGTGCTGGTTTCAGAGCCTCTCAGAACAGCCCCGTCAGTACCCCCATTAAACAGTTGGGTTGCTAATCCTCCATTGAAAAAATCTACATCGTGGGTGTGAGCGGAAAATTCGTCTGATTGCACTGAGCCTACATTATTCCCAGCGTTACCGCCCGTATTCATCGCCGTTCTTGAAGCAGAATCGGGGTCTCGACCCGCAGCTCCGTCTACGCCGCGCATGAAACGACCTCTATAATCAGGTATATTGAAGGTGGTGGTTCCGTTTCCTTGCCCGTGAGTTATCCCGATTACACCAAAGAGGGTAGAGTAAGTAGCTCTGCTTACGGCACTTCCGTCACAAAGTAAGAAACCTGATGGGGAAGATGATCCAGCATAAGGTATTATTGAGGCGGTCGGAATCAAAAACTCTAAAACATCACTTGCCAATTTTGCAACCGTTACGCTTCCATCGCTTGGAATTCCAAACGGCAACGTGAACCCACTAACCACTTGGATATTATCCGAACCCAAAGGAGGAGCCGCACTAAACGTAAGCACCGTTCCAACTACCGTATAAGAAGGCTTTTGCTGATAAACACCCGTAATGTAAACGAAGGTGTTGTTAATCGAGCCCGGTGCTTGTGTTAAGTTAAACACAGTTGTAACGCCGTCACCTGAGAAAGTGTCTACCACGAAATTGCCAGCGGTTGTAACCGAGGTATCGCGCAAAGTATAAAAACGATAGTTCAATAAATTTACAGAGCCTGCGCCAGATGTTTCAGTAGAGAAGAACCGAATATTAGTTTGTGTAGACGCGCTTGGGAATACCGAGCTTTGTGCTGTTGAGAATTGGAACGTCGGACGCTCTCCAACTTCAGACCAAGTCGATCCGTCGCCAGAAGCAGACCAGCCGACAACTGGAGCTGAAGCAATATCAAAAATATTATCGCCAACGGCAGACGAGTCTTCGTAATCGATCAAGTAGTCTTCATAAGCAGACCCTAAGAAAGTGGTAGATAGCGATTCTCCGTCACCAGAGTAAGCGTACAGCTCTTTAGTCTCGACGACTTCAGATACCGTACAGGCGTCTGCGGCTGGGTCTACCGTAAAAGCGGCTTCGATCACGAAAGTGGTGTTCGATGCAGCTGACACGATCTTGCGAGCTTCAGAGCCGAAAATCAACATCTGTCCAACTAAATCTGAGCCGTCAACTGCTGGGAATACCGCCGATGAAGACGATAGAACCATATTTACGCCAGTACCAGTGACGGTTTTTGACGCGTCATAGTTCAATTGATAAATCTGAGTTCCACCCTGATAGGTAGCCGTAGTTTGTGTTGGGTCGATAGTGCTTAAAGCGTTTAAAGGAGATTCCGAAAGATCGTCGGTAATCTTACCTTGGAATAGTAAAGAAACTAGGTCGTCATTGTAGCTTGCGCCACTTGAACCGCCAGCGCCGCCACCAGAGTTGAAACGGTAGATGCCAGAGTTCTCGATGATCGGAGTAGCTGACCCAGAAGTTCTCCAGCCATCAGCTGTGAAGTATTGAAGTAAAGCGTATCCGATCGGTAGGTTTGAAGATGGGAATAATGCGCCAATCACCGAAGGGGTGTTTTGGGAAACTAGAGATCCGCCCGCCGAAAAAGAAACCGCAATCAATCCATCTGGCTGCAAGCTAAAACCTGCAACATAGAAATTTGTATCCACTGGAACGATCGTGTCGATTGCAAAATCAGGAGCAGGAGTTCCAACTGGCTGTGGTACTGAGAAGTCGATTGACAATCCAGACAATCCAGTCCATACCGAGCTTGCCACAGGGGAAACCGTTTTGTTTGCACCGTCGCCTGCGGAAGTCGTGGAGTCTTCGAAATACAAGTTCTGATCAAACGAGCCCGTGTTTGCGCCGCGAGGCTTCAAAGGAATGTTTGACTCAGTATCTAGAGCCTTGATGGCCGTGGTTAAATTGTCATCGTCGGCAACGGTCGCGTTTCCAGCGGTCGTTGCAGCTGGAGTTTTGGTAGAGTAAATCGGTGTTGAATCAGAGTCGTCAATCGCACCAATGAAAGCCAAGGTGTCATTTGATACGCCTTGAGAGATACGGGTTGATTCACCTTCGTGAAGCTGAGTTGCGTTCAAGCGAACATAAACTAACGCGTCCGCGCCGCCGTCATCAGCCCGAGCAAATAGCCACCACACATCCCCAGTAAAAGGAACATCTTCGCGAGCGTCAGTTAGGATATATCGATTCGCGGTCGGTGATACAGGAGGGTTAGTAAATACAGTGTTCGCTGTACCGTACACGCCGTAGCTTGCATAAGACTCATAGGTATTGCTCACACCAGTAAAAGCCTGAGTTAAAACTACGTTTGAATCATCTACAACTGTTGCGATTTGGTAAAAAGCTGTGTCGTCTTCTTCTGCTAGGCGAATGAAATCGCCTTCCATCAGCTCGTCAGTCCAAGGAGCGGCAGCGGAAACAGCGGTTGATCCGTTCGTCCAAACTAAAGGTTGCGCAAGCTCGATGTTGCGTTGCATATTAAGGTACGCAACTTCGTTATCAGCCAAGGTAATATCCGCAGCTCCTGCCGATAAGGTATTATTTTCTAAAATTTGATAATTAAGAGGAGTTCCAACTACTTTGATAAAGATGTCGGAGTTCCAGTTCATTCTTCCAGCAATAGTCTGGCTATGGGTTATGATCCCGTCACCCGTCACGATCGCTTTGGTGGTATCTTCGGCTAAAGAGGTGATAGAGCCAGAAGCTGAAATAGGAGAGTACCAATATGTAGTCCCCTTGATTTCTTTGATAAGAGACATCGTAGCATCCATCCAGTCTTTCAAAGATAGAAGCTGTTTATCGCCGCCTAAGAATGGATCCGCCCCGCTGCCGTCCGTCTTCGTAGATGGGTTTTCATCCCTGCCTTGGCTCCATGGGTACACATAGGCTGGGTTGGGCGGATTATTCCCACCACGACCTAAACGCAAGAATAGGGGTCGTCGGTCTTCAAGCTGGGAAACGCCATTTTGAGCGTTAGTTCTGATCCTTGCGATCGGAAGTCCATTTGAAGATGGTGGGGAATTTGATATCACGATTCGGTAATCGAGAACCAAAGCTAGGGGGATTGACTTGCTAATTTCAGCTTGTGTAGATGGATCCCAAAGGTATACGGTATCTGTGGTAGAAGGATCTACGGCACGGATATACTCAATACTGACATAGTTATCAGCGTTTGCCGTGAAGCTGCCCACGACTTTTGAGTTGGTAACGGTGTTTAAAGCTTGAGGAGCCTCGGTGGACGGGATAACTAAGATAGTTCCAGACGTTTGAGACTGAGAGTGCAAAAGAGCAGAGTCAGCTACTAAAAGCTGAGCTGAAGAGGCTTGGTTCCCAAAGGTTGCTGAAATGGTAAAACCTTTCACAACATAGCTTATTCCGCCAGTCATGGATCCTGAAAAAAGATCGTCAAAATCAGATCTTACGGCTGATTCTACTGAACGAAGTTGGCTTAAATCAACGCGCTGGTTTGAGATCCAGTTTTGGGTTCTGCGAATACTCATGTTTTACTATTCCTCTAGATGTAAAGATTCCTTTCCTATCGAAATAGTATCACATATAGAGTAAACGCAATCTGTTTATGCAGGAGGGCTTCATGCAACACGCCAAAAAGCCGCCTCAGAAAGAGCAAGATAAGACCAAATTAAGGCAATTAGCTAATGAAAACAAAGAGTTACGAAAAGAAATCAAACATTTAAGACGCGAGATCTTAAAATTCCACAACAAGAAAGAATTGGAACCAAAAGAGTCTGATATACCTTTGCCTGAAACCAAAAGTAGAGATGGTAAGGATTGGACTTGCCATAAATGCAATACGGGCGTACTAACCAAAGTTGAGTACACCCGTATCGGAGAAAACTGGTACTTTAGAAAATGCAACGGTAGTAATTGCACTTATCGTACCAGAGGCAAAAAATCTACTGACGAATAGGTTTGTTCTGGGTAAATACGGCCTGAACTGGCTCAGCTCTTGATGATAAACCGTGCGCTTCCTTTTGTTTTGAATCTTGATCGATCAAGATCCCAAGAGTCAAAATAAAGACCCCAGCGATATATCCTGTAAACACAGCCGCGATAATCGCTAAAATAAACACGATAGGGCTAATTCGCTTACCTTCTGTAAGAATGAAGCCCAAAAAAGCAAAATAGAAAAACGATACGAATCCGCTAAGAACAGTAAAAGCAGTCATATTGTAGTTATCTTCGCTTTTCAAAAAGGTGCTGATCAGCATCATGTTGATGCGTAGCAGGATTAGGTAATGGGTCGCCACAAAAATGGCGATGCCGCCAAAATCACGATCTTCGGTTGTATTGAATGGATTTAAAGTTTTCATATATTTCTTTCTATTGTAAAGGGTAACCAGTTTCTGCAATGGCTTTTTGTTCTTGCTCAAGCCACATTTCCATCAATTCCTCTTCGATAGCTTGGGCGAACCAGTTATCTCCGAAGTCGATTGCTTGCTCCATCACTTGTTTCATTTCTTTTTCAGTTTTATACATTTGTTTTTTGCCTTTCTTTCCTAAAGAATAAACCCAAAAGAAAAGAAAGGCAAGAACTTTTTTAAATAAAACTTAAGAAATATCAATCCCCTGTGATTGCAATGCCTTAGTTAGCTGCTGTACGCGAGCTTCTTTGCCGATCACTAGATAATCAAGCTCTAATTCGTTAGATGGCATGGCGATATGCCAGCCAAGATCCGAAATGGCTTTAGCCAAAGCGTCTACAGCCTGTAGTTCTTTGGTGATATCTTCCATTTTAACCGTGATTTCATTGATTAATGACTCGTTTGTAGGGTTATCGTTATTCATGGGAGCCTTTCTACATTGACCTTGCGGTCAGGATTATGGTGGTTACACCGTTATTTTGTTTTTGGGTGATTCTAGGGTATCGGTAGCCAGTCTTAAGCAAAACCGCGATCTGGTTTGTAGCCTGAAGCTCTGCTTTTTCTCGGTTCCGATCTTTAATCGTAACCGTGATTTGATCTGGATGTGACTCAACGGACATCATTTCTTGGCCTTTCGTTTGGGTTTAAGCTTAATGACGTTGCCTTTGGGCTCAATCTCTGGTTCTTTCTTCTCGGGACGGTCAGATCCATCGCCCGTATAGAACCCAGCATTCATAGCTAAAAACATCCCGATAATTAACGGGATAATAATAATCATGCTTAGTGGTAAAACTAAATCTTCCATATTACTTTCCTTTCGGTTTTTTAGCTACAGCTAACGAGCGGATATACTTCGCAATTGCGGTTTCGCAACGGTATAAGTTATAATAGCTTTTCTTTTTGAAAAAGTAACGAGTCTCGGTGTGTTCTGGGATAGTTGTCCAGATATCACCGCCAGCACTGCGCAAGATCTCTTTCTCAGGCACGGTGGTATTTTTCGCTTCGCATTTAAGCTGCTTTGCGTAGAAATCACAGAACCGAAGGATTTTACGAGCTTTCTCGAAGTCTTCCCCATAGCTCATAGAGCTTTTCGAATCCCCGTCGACCAAAATATCAACATAGTGGTTCTGACTAATCAAAGGTAGGTTCTGCTGGCCTAATTTACAAGTTACTTCCGCATTGGCGGTCGTTAAAGTTAGCAATAACAAAAATAAAGCTTTCATCTTACTCCTCCTGCTTTTTCAAATAAAGTTTTCCGCGTTTTGCCCAAGTATTTGACTCGGACAGCTTAGATGCAGAATACTGAAAGTTATCGTAATTATGGTTCTTGCTTTGAACGTAAGGGTGCATTCCCTTTAACATCTTTTTCCAAAACTTGAAAGACGCTTTGGACATATCTTCGTAATCATCCGCTTGAAGGTAGATGCCGTAAGGGTACTGGGTTCCAGTTTTTTTAGTAGCCTTCTTGTGAATAGCTAAGCCAAACTGAGTCCAAGGGGAAAGTTCTTCGCGAACGCTTCCCTTAAACTGGCTGATATCCACGTTGATTGTTCTAAAATCAGCTTTATCGCCTTCGATACCATCATCCGAACGCTCGTATTTAAACTCGTTCTTTTCAACCGCATGAAGCGATCTCAAATCTACTCCGTAATATTCTTTAAGAGCTTCGCTCAAAGATGCACCCTTTGGGGTAAAGGTCATGACATCTTCTTTGCCGCTTTCGTAGCGAACCGATAAAGTTGTGTTTAACTGGTTCGCAATGGCTGAAAGGATATCGGAACTTTCAGTCAAATTAAGATCCCCTGACCATACCAAAATACCGCGTGAAAAAATCCGAGCGTTAAATACGACTAAATCATTAGGGTGTTCCCAACGATACAAGCCTTTTGATCCGAAGATAGGGCGAGATCCTAGCATCGAAGAGATAGCCGCGTTTTTAGCCTGCTTCCAAGTAATCATGCCGTATGTCGATAAAGCCAGTCGCTTTAGAAAACGGTAAGCTTTCTCTAGCTCGTATGCGATAGCGTTTAAGACTGGAGAGGCTGCCTGCCAGCCTTTTCCAATCAATTCGGCAGCTTTTTTAAAACCGCTTTTAATTCGGCGTACAACTTCGTACACCTTCTGTTCAATTTGCTCTAACTTATTCATTTTCACTTTCTCCTTTTGTTTCTGTCGTTTCCGCAGATTCGACTGTAATACCTTCTTTTGTCATTTGAAATTTACGGCCAAGGTAAATAAAGGCCGAAACTCCATAAAACCATAAAACATCGCTATAGTCAACTTCTAAATGCTTGGTAGCTTTCCCAGCTAAGCATACAATAGCCACATTAAACGATACCCAATACATTGTCAAGGTATAAGATCCTTGGCCGTTTGCTCTAAGTAGGGGTAAGGGGATACCTCTGTCATTGAGATCTAAAGCCCACTGTTTTAATTTTTCAATCATTTTCCTGTACTCCCAAACCCGCCAGCTCCGCGATCGGTTTTCTTTAGCTCTTGCACTTCCATAATTTCAGGCGTAACTACTGGTACGAACACCATCTGGGCTACTCGGTCACCTGCTGTATAGATATTAGGTTTTAACTGCTCGTTGCCAACAATCTTAAAACGAACCATAATTTCCCCCGTGTAACCCTGATCGATTAAACCAATCGAGTTGCATAGAATCAGATGCTTTTTCGAAATGCTAGAGCGAGGAAAAACCATTCCTGCGACGTTCGGCGGAAGCTGCACGGCCAACCCAGTTCGATATTCGATAAATTGAACTCCGTCCTCGGTGTAGGTTAAACCTTCGTCAACCGTAGTAAGATCCGCGCCGAAATCACCAATGTTTGCAAATTTTGGCATTACCGCTTTTTCATGTAGCTTCTTAAACCCAATAATCATAATTCATCCTTTGCCTGTTCAAGCTTTTTAACAGCCGATTCTATCAAAACTTTTTGACTAAGTAATCGTATCATTGTTTTTTCAATATCTTCCTTTTTTGCTAATTTTAATTCCCTTGGGTGCAAATAAAGCTCCACTGGATTGGCGGAATCATCCCAAACAACCACATGAACCTTTGAATGGCCGAATAAAGTTTCCGAAAAACCCTTAACCAAAGCGACACCGTACTCTTTGTAGATGGGGTTTTGTATAACAACGGGCGTTCCTAAATCAACTAAATTCATATAAGTCCTTGAAACTATTTGGTTTTAACCAATTCGCACCTTTTAAAAGTGTTTCGGTCTTACTTTAAGGGTATCACGATTAGTTTTAAAAACAAGGCAATCTTTGAGAAAGACGATACTATATAGTAAGGAAGATCAATGGATAATAGCGATATAAATATTAAGATTGGGATAGAGGATTCGAACGTCGATCAGGTGATTCAGAAAATCCGACAAAAACTATCCAATACTTCCTTTTCAATCAAGGTGGATCCAAGCGTTGGTAACGCTGCTCAGGCAGGCGGTAAGGGTGGTGCTGCGGGCGGTAACGCTTCAAATTTTGTAACGCAAGTTCGGGAAATGAACGTAAAAGCTACTACCGTTAATATCTGGGCGCAAAATGTAAACCAGAATACAGGCGGTGGTGGTAGCCCTCCAGTGCCAACAGGTTTGGGTGGCGCTCCTTCTGGCGGTCAAGGCGGTGGTGGCGCGGCTCCAGCAGGTGGAGGCGGATTCCGTGGATTACCTCTGACTTCAATGCTTGCTACGGGCTTAGGTCTAGCGGCAGGGGCGACAACTCTATTCGGTCAGGCTGAACAACGAGAACTTGCCAAGCGCGTAACTGCGGAAACCAGCAAAGAATTTTTTAGATTACAAAACCTTCGTGGTGATTTTACAAACCTTGCTTTTGAAAGAGAAAAAGAGGAAGGAAAAGAAAAAGCACAGGGTAAAGGTACGATGGCTACATCGGATATCTTGTCCGCGCTTTCGATTCCTTTGGCTTTACTTGGCGGCCCTGTGGGTGCTGGCTTAGGTTTAGGCGTTAGAGCCCTCGGGGTTGGGGCTGGAATTATGGGTGGGGTAAATGCTGCTCCAGCAATCCGTGATTTCGTCACAGGCCAATACAGCGAAGGCTTGGACGCAAGATATCAGTCAAATCTTCTAACGACACAGCAAAATGCCATGATGCAGGATCCTGTCAAGAGAGCTGTTATCGAGAGCTTAATGCGTAGTCGTGCCTCTACCACGGGCGTTTACGAATCTGCTCGTTTCGGATCCTTGCTTGGTAAAAGCGATTTTGAAAAATCTGGTGGGGTTCAAGCCACAGGAATGCTGCTTGGACAGATGGGGGCTGGAGACGCTCAAAGAACGGCTATCAAAAATCTGGCAGAAGGCGTTAAGCAGGGTATGGATCAAACCCAGAACGCCAAAGAGTTTCGGCAATTCGTACAGTTGCTAACTCAAGCGCAAGTTACATCGAAGCTTACTGGAGAGGCTCAAGGTGGAGCTACTCAATTTAACGAATTATTTTCGAGAACTTTTTCCGACACGAAAACCACTCGCGGCCTAGAGTCTGGAATGGAGGCTCGTGGTATATTTAATCAAATGGCTGGAGAGACAGCGTATCAAGCGGCAACTTTCGCAGCTTTTAATTCATCCAGCCTTGGTCGAAATTTTAATAAGCAAATCAAAGATCCTACCAAACGACTTAAACTTTTAAACAACATGATGCTTTCCCGTGAAGAAGGCGAACTTACAGCAACCAACCCTGCCGTTATGGAAGCCGCTCGCATGATGGGGGTTGACCCTACTTCAATCGTCCGCGATTTCGAGGAGTCTTTTATAAAGGGGTCTTCAGCTTTTAGTGTTGGCGGTTCTAATGTCCAAGATCTTGGTAAGTTTCGAGAGTCCATGGCTGGCGACAAAAAATTTCGCGAGTTTCTTGGGTCGTCTTCAATAGAGGGTATCGAATCAGGTATAAAAACTGACATAGCCATGGACGTATCTATGAAACGAGGAATAGGAGTTAAAGATTCCGCGCTCGTCAACTCACTTACTGCCATGACCGATCCTTATACTAGGTCATCATCCAAAGCTTCTAGAGATGAGCAGCAGATAATTGAAATGATGAAAGGTCGCCAATTTACGGACAAGATGGATACCGCTAAGAACTCGGTTCCAGAAAAACAGCGAGAGGACGAGCAAGGTACTGGCAAACAAGGGTTCGAAGCGACCGAAGAGGCGGCTTCTAGGTTCGCAAAAGCTCTAGACCTTCTTTCATCAAAAATAGAAGCGATGACTGGAGAGACCTATAATCGAATTCAATCTGAAGACCGCCAGTCCGCTAGGTTGGGAGCACCTAAATAATGGCTCTAACAAACAACAAACTCGGCAACGCAATCGAAATCAAACCCAACAGTGGAGATAGTCACCAAACCTCTCCTGCTTGGATGCTGACAGTCTTATCTTTTCAAAACCCAGCCACAAACGAGCCTTTAGCGAGAGAAGTTGAGACCGCTCCCGTGGGGATCAAAAACGAAAAGCCAAGTTGGCCTAGTCAAAGTCTCACTAACGCTACTGAAACGAAAGATCCTTTAATCATTACCTCGGACTGTATATCTCTTTCGGTCGAGGGAGATAAAGGAAACCCTTTAGGCAGCTTTTCAGCCACTCTGGTTGGCGGTCGCTACAATTATATGGCTCGTATCAATAATGGCGATTACGTTATCGTAAATATCAAAGATTACGAAGACGGTATTTTCAATCAAACCGATAATGACAGCCTGTACAACAGAGCTTCGAACGGACAGGCTATCAATCGAGCTGGGGATGGTTTTAAAGGAGTTTATAAAATCACAAGTGTTCGGGAGCAAGTGTCAAGCCTTCCAAATGGCGGCCAAAGAGTTATCTATCAGGTTCGGGGGCAAAGCTTCACGGAATTCAATAACGTGATATATTTTAATCCCTATATCGCAAACAGTTTAAAAGTGGCCAGCACTCTTTTTTATATGTTTAACATATCCGAAACTTGGCAAAACAAAGTCGGAATCGCCCTAGATCTACAATCAATAGTATCCCAACTACTTGAGGTTATTTTAGGCAAAGGGCCTAGACTAAAAAACGCTCTCGAAGAACTAAAAAAAGCCAACAAAGGGGTCGCTAAAGAGGCTATACCAAGTCTGGCCGCCTCTCCAAACGGACAGTTTAAGATTCCGAAAGGGCTAGGCGCATTGCTTAACTTTCCAAGTGTTACTAATTTTAACGAGCTGTATCGAATGATGCTTGGAATTCAAACGTACAGAACGCGAAATCTAAAGGCTGATGGTAAAATTGATCAGGGTAGTTATCAGCCAGAAAATTTGCAGCCTTCTGAAAACAACTACTACCAAACCGATAATCCAATTACTGGACGGACTACAATCAGGCCAGAGTATTGGAATCAATCTACTGGCTGGTCGATCTTAACTTCCTACGCAAACCCCCCTGTAAATGAAATGTTTACGACCTTTAGGCTCTCTCCAGAAGGTCACGTCATGCCGTTCTTCGTGTTTAGGCAGATACCGTTCAGTTCAAATGGTTTCGTTAAACGTAACGGTCGCGGAACCAGATTTCTATCGTTACCACGCTGGAAAGTTGACCCTTCGATGGTGTATGACGCAAGCTTTGGGCGCGAAGACAACGCTCGTTTTAATTTTGTTCAAGTGTTTGGACTGCCCTTCGGCTGGGTTCCAAAATCACAACAATTAAACGTAGCCTATCAGACTGCTAATAACTCCAACTTAGCTTCCGATCCAGCAGATATTGCTCGTTCTGGACTTAGACCTTATGTATTGCATAACTCTCTAGATTTCCCAAACGAGAACGCTCAAGGCGGCTCTATCTTTAAAACGCCATACTGGGCTAAACTTTTAGGAGACGCTTTGATCGGCGGCCACATGAAGTTAAATGGAATGATTGCCTGTGCTGGTTTGGAAGAGGATATTGCGGTTGGCGACAATTTAGAGTACAACGGTATTGTATTCCATATCGAAGGAATCCGTCACGAATGTAAAGTGGAGGCTAATGGTGGTAAAAGTTTTACAACCGTGCTAAAGCTTACTCATGGAGTGGACGCTACCGAAAACAACAATTTCACCGTTTACGGCCAGACTATAAATAATCTGTATTCGGAAGAATCGAACGTAGACCCTTCTCTTCCAAAAATAACCTCTGAGGGAGATGTGTCCGAACTTCAACGAAGCTTAGATTCAAAGTCAGTTGAAGCGTTTAATATCAGTCGGGGTAGCGCATAATGATTATCAATAGCTCCCTTTATAAAATCGATACTCAGTCTTCTCAAACCGCTTTCAATAAAACGTATGAGAACTATGCCTTGCGTGTCGGGATTATCACCAAATCTATCCCTCCCACAAGCGAGAGATCTATTTCAAAACTATATCAAGAATACGATGTTCTCGTATACGAACAAAATGGAAATACTGGCGGTGCGCCATCCGTTTACCGTAACTGCACTGGGGCTCAGAGCTTTGGATCAATCGCCGACTATCTTGAGTATACATACCGACCTCAGACCAAAGCTTTTGATGGCGGAAACAAGATCGACGCTTTGAATCAAGATGGAGCTTTGGTTCTAATGCTGTGTGTGAATGGACAAGGCGATCGCGGTATCATTATCGCAGCTTTAAATCATCCAAACCGAGATCCCAAAGTAACCGACGAGATTGGTTTAGCTTTCGAATACAACGGGCTTGCTGCCGCAATTGACGCCGCTGGCGCATTTAAAATTACGTTCAAAGGCGCTACGGATTCGATGGGCTTGCCGATTGACAAAGAGCTTGGAGAGACCACCTTATCAGTTGAAAAAGATGGCTCCGTTCAGTTTCAGCATAAAGGAATTACCTTTAGGCTCGATAAAACTGGGAAAGTTGTACTGGCCGCTGAGGGGCAAGTGGAGATCACTGGCTCAAAAGGGGCTACGATTAATTTTAAAGAAAGCGTTTCGCTTAAAACCGAGGGAAATCTTTCTTTGGATATCAAAGACTTGCTTGCAAAAGCCAGCGGATCTGCTACTCTTGAATTTCAGTCCCTGTCTATGAAAGGTCAGCAGGTTGAGTTAAAAGCTAATACGATAGACGTAAGAGGACAGCTTGTTAATATCAAGGGGTCTCAGATCACAACTGATGGACTTAATTTTTTAGGTGGTGTGGGTGGTTTTCCAGTATTGGTCGCGACAACAGTTATGATTGGAACTTGTGCGGTAGGGCCTGTGGTATCGTTTGCGGTCGGCCCTTACGCGACAAAAGTCTTTGCGAGGTGATTATGCAAAAAGAAAAGAAAGCTTTTTACGTCTGCTCTGGTGGCATCATGTCGATTGTTAATGGTACTTACATTGTTGACGAAACAACAGCTAAGAGCCTGTATCAGCAAGCTATGCAGGCTGGCGCTGAAGTTTATCGAACGCCAAAGAATCTGCTTGAAATGTCAGACGCCATGGATTTCATGCACCATACACAAATCCTTCCCTATCAGGTACATTAAATGCCATTAAACCCAACCGATCGCCGTATTATTTCAAAAACAATCGTTGAAGCCGAGCTTCGCAAAGCCGAGATTGATTTGGCGATTACGTCTCTTCAAGCGGCGCTAGTGGATGCTCAGGCAAAAGACGACGCCAACAAAAACATTATTGACAACAATAACTTGCAAGGGTTGCTCGCCGAGTACGGATTGCTGTCGGGCAACTTGAAAGTTTCGCTTACACCTTCAGAGTTAGAGGATGCCATACAAGCTTCTGCCAGCCTATCCCAATCAACTGGATCGAATACCTCTGGAAATTTATTTTACCCAAACAATCCACTGGTTAGTCCTCCGTCCGTGTGGACTAAGTTAGTCCCTTACGCTGCCGTTTTAAGTGGGAATCAATTCTCTGGATCCGCTGTCACTCCCGTGACTGGCGAGATATCTCAATTAAATACATTGATATCAACTATTACGAGTTTGATCACCGACTATTTTCCAGTGGAGCGAGGAACTGGCGAGCGAGCAAGCGAGGGCGGAACCTGTTCTTTGATATCAAACCCTCCGATCTTGGGGTCTGGGATTCCTGTCGTTGGGGCTATCACAAACGCTACCTGTACTGCTGGCGGTGGTGTTTGGAGTGCTGGCTCTGACAGCGTATTCGCAGCTCCTGATATCGTTGCCCGTGAGACGATCATAACTAACGCCATTACGGCTTTAGATACCTACCTGAATAACTATGCTGCACTAGATTACACGAACGCGCCTGAGCCTCCTACGGCTGCTAGTAACGTCGCTGCCGCCGCATCAGTCACCACTTTGAAAAACGCCATTGCGACTTGGCTTGCAGCACCTGTGCCAACACCAAGTTTGGCCGTGACAGCTGCGGCCTTTTATGCTTTGAACCCAAACAACCGTTTTACTGGTGACCTATTCACTGGAACTCTTGGGACTTTGCTGGTAGCTTTACAGACAAGACTTGCGCTCATATCCCCAAGAGCGACCCAGCTTCTAAACGCTTTAGGAACCTTGACGCAAAACTTAAGCACTGGGGCTGTCTCAGGGTCTGGCTATCTGCTCAGTCGATATCTTTACGTCAACCTTCGGGTCGGCTTAATGGGCGGATCGGTAATTGCTTTAAACGGAATTAATCGAGCTATCCAAGGTCAGAACGACTTAAAAGCTGCAATCGATTCTGAGAAATTAGTCTACCAAACCCTAATGGACTGCTCGGCATTGGTAGCTCCAGCAAACGGAACTCAATACCTAAGTGTCAGAGATGCCACGGGTTTTACCGCTGGCCAGACTGTAACCCTGATAGCCGATCAAATGCCAGAGGCTTTACTTACGATCGACCAGATCGTTGGTAATCGTATTCGGTTTACGACCGAAACTCCCAAATTCTACTTCACAGATCAGTTCGCAAGAATTTTTTTCGATAAAACATAGACTTCTCACATTTAATACGATAATCTAATCTTTAGAAGAGGTGCGTATGCCTGAACTCGAAAGACTGATCAACATCCGTGTAATGGCTCATTTCGATTATATGTATCCAAGAATTTCATCTGTCAAAAAACAGAAAGACTTTCTTCGTGCAGCACAAGATTACTGGGGTGGTAAAGAAACTCACGGTAGGCTTGGCGAAGGATATCTACTGTTTGAAGATATGGTGGATGAAGTTTATATGAAAACGATTCGTCGGTTTGGTGGCTTTGGCGGTGACATTCACTCGCTTTACGACACCTGATCAAAGTGGCCTCGTAGCTCAGAGGTAGAGCGTTGCAAGCTAAGCTCTTGCAAAGGTCACTTGTTCGAATCAAGTCGAGGCTGCCAATTGAAAGGAAAAGATGGTAAAACAGAGAATCGGACTAGCATATGCAAAATTTTGTTTCAAATACAAACGCTTCCCTAGCCGAGCAGATTTAAAAACTATTGGCTTTAGCCGAGACCAAGTTCGGGGTCAGTTTGGTAACTACGAAAACCTACGCCTGTTTGCCAAAGAAAATTGGCCTGATATGCTTGACGGTCTGCTTGATCCATCTCTGTTTGAAGATAAAGCCCATCTGGACTTAGTTAGCCGCACTAAAAAGTTCAAGCGATTTGTAGTAACCTCCGCCGTAGCTGGGGCTCCAGCTCACAAAGGTTTCTTAAACTCTCTTAAAAATTACTGTCGGGTCAATAAAGCGATGCTTTTAGTTATCCCTGCTAACTACGCTCTTTACGATCTTGACCACGACTTAGTAAACGACCCAGAGGTTAGTGTGCTTTTTAAGCCCCTGTCTTTAAACCAAAACATCGTGATCGATCCAATTAAGATTGACCCTAAGCAAGTGGATCCCGTGGTTGGTTTAGATATTATCGGCAAAAAAAGAGAAGGCACTATTATTGTAGGATCTCCAAAGCAAAGACGCGTTGCCATCGCAAACTCGAACGAAAAGATGGCTCGTATGATTCAGTCCACGGGAGCTGTAACAAAGCCTCGCTATGTGCCGTCAGACGGCATCATGAAGCGTCGAGATCGTTTAGCTGACGAGCAGCACGTTATGGGTGCGGTCGTGATCGAAATCGCCGACAAGAAACTATTCCACTTCCGCAATATCGAAATGGGTACTGGCGGACGTTTCATCGATCTTTTTAAAAGATACTCTGAGCAGGAGGTTGTAAATGTTGGGTGCGAAGCGGTAGTTCAAGGTGATTATCACGTCCTATCCACCGATCCAGTCGTTGACGCTGCGGTTGACGAGATGTGCAAGCTTGGACGACCGAAATACCGAGTTCTACATGATTTCTTCGATGGCCAGTCGATTAACCACCATAACCTTCATAATAAAATTGAACGAGCCATTTTGGCAAAACAAAACCTAATCGATCTACGCTCGGAACTCCAAGCAAATAAAAACGCTTTGGAGGCTATGCGTAAAAAGAAGACCGCCGAACAGATCGTTCTTGTAAAATCAAACCACGACGAGTTTTTATACCGATACCTAAACAAAGGAGACTTTACTGAGCAAAACTACGAGATTGCAACCGAGCTTATGCTGATTGCAATGCGTGGCTTAGATCCCTTGAAAGATGGTCTTGAACAGCTTTTCGGTCTTAAGAAGGGTAAGGATCTTGTGTGGCTTAAACGGGATCAGGATTTCCGAGTTTGCGGAGTCGAGCTTGGAAGCCACGGCGATCTTGGGGCAAATGGTAAAAGAAACCCGGGCTCGAAGGGGATGTTCAAGGCTTACGGCAAAAGTGTTTATGGACATTGCCATCACTCTGAAATTTGGCATCAAGCCATGTCAGTTGGAACCTCTACCTATATGCGCTTAGGCTACAACAAAGGGGCGTCTAGCTGGGATCATACTCAGTGTATTGTATACAAAGACGGTACGAGACAGCTTGTATCGGTGATTAACGGGGAGTGGCGTCTTGCTAAGTAATTTTCTCGCAGTGTTGTTGGCAGTATTAGGTGTTATCGTTCTGTACGCTCAAATTAAGAGCGATATAGAAGCCAAAAAACGCAAAGCAATTAAGAAGCACTACTATCAAGCTCCCAAGAAGGGCTTTATCTGTACTCAATGTGGGTATAACGCATACGAAAGGGATTTGCACGAATGGGTGTGATTTATTTTGTGATTTATTTTGCCATGGTTTTCACTATCTGGGCTGTAATTCGAGGTGGAAAATGCTAGTGCGTATTTTGCTTTGGTATTGGGATACTTTTTTCTACCAAGAAATCCACAAACCTATCGGGCTATTTATCCACAGACTTAAAAAAGTGTGGCGCTGGTCTCGCGAAGTGCTTTGGGATAAACACTACGAGTTTGATAACCACGGATTGTATATTTTAATACGTTACCATTTGGAACGGCTTCAAATATGTTTGCTTAAGGGATACGCTGTTCAAGAGGAAAAGGATTTAAAAGCCCTGCGAATCAGCATTAAAATCGCTCGAATGCTGGAGGAAGATCAGTTCGAGGATCGCGCTTGCGAACGGTTTTATAAAAAATGGGGTCAGCCAAACTGGCTATTGCGTAGCAATTCGCACAAATTCATGTTCCCAAAAGAAAACGAGAGCAACACAGAGCAGGTTCGCGCCGAATATATTGCGTATCTAACCAGATCTTGCGATAAGTATGTGGAAATGCAGAAAAAGTTATTCTCCATCATTGTAAAGCATGGTCGCACTTGGTTGTATTGAGTAATCTTATCAACTATTTATTTCACTTTTAATTAAAAAAAGTTTTGACATTTTAAAAAAATGTACTTATATTGATCTCACGCCGTCACAAACAAAGGCAATGAGGCCAAACAACAAAACGGCGAAGGTGGATAGGACAATGAATAACGAAGTTACATACAGCAAACTAATCAGCATGATGGATAACCCAGAAGGCGTTAAGCCAAGCGATCAGAAATGTTCTGAAAAGGACAAGTTCATCGAAGAGCTTCTTAAAAAAGAGCGATTGAAAGAGAAGGCTAAAAAATGAGAATGACCGAGAACTTGGAGATCTTGAAATTATTAGGTTATTTGGCCAGTAGACACCCAGACCTACGATTTCATCAACTTTTAGTTAAATCTGGAATAATAGAACATGACAGCGGCGGATATATATGCGATGATTTCTATACGGAATCAAAGGTGTTAAAAGAAAGAGTTGTTAGGAGTATGAAAAATGAGAATGGGCAAGTATTCTAAAAAAATTACAAGTGTCGATTGGCTAAAAAATCTTGAGACAAGCCATTTCACACCCTACATCTTAAATAATGCGGCTGCTGGGTTTTCGTGTGGAGTTAACGCTCTGTCAACTCTTACTGGAGTTCACCCCCAAGAGATCCGCCAGATCACTGGTAAGTCGGATCATCTGGGCGATCGAAAAGCTATTAAGTATCTCAAAGATCGTGGCTACGGGGTTCATGAGATCACTCAGTCAAAGGTTACCGCCGATGACTGGCCTGAAGATCCAATTAGCCAGAAACACGTTCTTTTGGTTAGCCAGCTTCGGATTAGAAACGAGGGGACGTGGGCTGTTTGCTATAACAACCTGTGGATCCATAATTTTGAGATTGAAGGTTTGACTCCGTTTAGGTTCGTTAACTCTCCAATAATGACTATGTATGCAATCACCCATTACAAATGGGGTAACAAAATTCAAAAGGAAGGTGAAAAATGCAAAAAACAAGACTACTATCTGAGTTTCTAATCTCAGTTACTCAAATCGAAGAGGATGTCGTCAAAGAGGCGGATTCGTATCTGATCATCCAGCAATTAAAGCAACTTAAAAAAGAGTTGGAGAAAGCTTGCGATGAATAAGGAACCTCACATCGTTTTTAAAACTAGCGGCGGTGACTACGCTCTACCTCTAAAAAGCGTGGTTACCAGACGAGCGTCAGCAATCTGCAATATCGATGACACGACGACTTTCTGCGAAGAGTTCAAGTTTGGTATGGCGGATATGGATGCGGCCATCGACTACTTTGCAAATAACATGAAAGTAATTGATTTCCCAGAAGAGGCTTACAAGCTTATCAAGCCAAGCGACAAATCAGTTCACGAACTGGTTGCCGACTCTTTGGATGATATGCGTAACGTCTGGGTTCAGATGCTATGATTGACGAAAGCTTTTACCTATCGGATGAAAGCAAACTATCCAGAGCAGCTCATCTGACTGGCCTATCCGTAGATGAAATCGAATATATCGTCGGACGTTTTAGGCCAGATCATCGTTTTGGCGGCTTGCTAAAAGGCGAGCTGATAAAAAGTATTGACTCCAAATCTGAATCGGGCTACTCTGTGTATGTTAGACATCATTTTACAAAAAAGAAGCTGTGGAGCGGAAAGGCTCAATGAATATGGAAGATAATTTTAGACACTGCGACGACTATATTAGAGACAAGACTCAGCCCAAGTGTTTGCGGAAGTTCTTGTTATTTACACGCATTCCTGCTTACTGGCAGTATACGCGGTGGAAACAATCTTGGGGTATCCCTACGCTATTCGCCACCGTTCCAGCCTACACTGGTATCGGCGGTGGAAAATATAAGGCCAAAAGAGTTCGCGTGGTTATGGCTTCTCGTTTTGGGGATGTTGGGATAACTACCGATCTGACCGCCGATCATGGGTATGACAAGCGAGTTTTCGTCGATGCCTTAACAGACTTTAGTGATCGGGCATAACATGAAGCCATATAAATTTCACGAAGCTTTGAATATGATGGTGTCAAAGGGATCTAAGTTTTGGACGGATGGTCTGCACCCAGATTCTTTTTATGCTTACGATCCTTTTACAAATCTGATACTGTTTTATCAGGACGAGTCTAGGGCTCAGGAAACATCATCCACCATATCCGAGCTTTTAAGATGGGATTGGTATTTAACGAAAGAAGGCGAAAAATGAAGGCTGAATTAGAATCAATTCTTGCGAAACTGAAGACGGACACCGAACACGTCTTAAAAATGTGCCAAGACAAGGCGATCGAAAATACCAAGCTTAAGCTAGAGATCATGGCTTTGCAGCTTGAAAACGAGCGGCTAAAAAATATGCCGAGTATGTATCACGCCACAAAGGTTGTTGAGCTTCAACTGGAGATAGACAACTTAAAGGACGATATCGAAAACGCTTACAACTACTTAAAAGCAATCTATGGCGATCTGGAAGGCTGCGAACCAGAGAAACAAATCATCGAGTCTTTTCGAAAGGTTTTGTATGCCTAATGCTATCTTACTGGAAAAAGTTCTGACGATTAAAGAAGACATTACCGCGTTCGGTAACCGCTTTTGGGTACAGATTGAGGACTCGTCAGGGGATTTAAACTTCGATCTTCGGAATCTGGTCGGGAAAACATTCAAAGCACAGGTAATGCTATTCACGGAGTCCACCCAAGATGAATAAGCTACTCATATCTTTTAGGATGTTTTTGATCAAGAAAATTGCTGGATCTATGTCGGTCGCTATGAATCTGAAGATCAACGGTGCTGTGAAGTTTAACTCAAATAATATCTTTAGCCAAAACGCCACCTATTATGCGGACGTGTATGACCATCTCTGGAACCAGCTTGAGGTCAAAGATGGGGTTTTAACAAGAAAGATTTTAAAGGTTTTCAATGAATAACGCAACGATCGAAAGAAATTACAGAGTTTTTTACGATTTAGCTGATTCAGATGAGGCCGTAGAGGCTTTTGGTCAGTATTATCTGGACGATTATGGATATAAGCTTCCCGTGGATTTGATCGAACGGTACAAGGCCGCTCAGGAAACGTGGAAAGCTGTTCAGAGGGAGTTAAAAGCTATCTATGAGGATATGACTGGTCAGTACCGAAATGCGAAAGCTGACTGGTAGAAATAAAACTTTCCCATTTCCGAAAAAAAGATGATATATTAATTATGCGGTGGAGGTATCAAGACCTGATACGCTGGTCGTCCAGATCAGAGGGCAAGGTGCAATTCCTTGACACCGCTCCAAAATTTTCCAGAAGCTTAGCGGCTTCAAGTACGCGTGACGGCGCGATGGGTAGGTAACCCCATTGAGAAAAGACTCGCCAAACTGTAGGCGTTAATTGTAGTAGAGAGTGAACGCATCTATAATGCGTTCAATGCTTGACTGCGGGCAATACTCGCAGCGGTTGGAACTAGCCTATTAGTTCGGTTTTGGAACTAAAGTTTTCTTTAAAACGGTCTGATGTGAAACCGAGTCAGTTAGGTTGCGACGGCAGCTTCGGTTTATTTTAAAAACGCTATTAAAAAGGAAGCCGTGAAGAAAAGCGAAATGCTCGGAAAACTGTGGACTTTGTTATACAAGGAAACTGATTATTACGAAGAAGACCTAAAAGAGCTTTGTGAGCAGATCCTTGGCGTTTTAGAGCATGAAGGAATGCAGCCGCCAGCCCGCTTCATAGACGACGGAGACTTGGGATCCAAATATTCAAACGAATGGGAAAAAGAAGACTAAGGTTTTGAAAAAGGTATAGTATGCAGGATAAAGTGATAAGAGACGGAAAAGTGGCGGTTTTATATTCACCGGGTTTTGGGGCTGGGTGGTTTTCATCGAACAATGATGAGCGCCTTTTGTTTGATCCTATTTTGGTTAAATTAGTTGAGGAAGGTAAGGGTTCTACAGAAGAATTTGAGCAAAGATGTAAGGAACTCAATCCAGCAGCTTATCTTGGTGCAGCGGACGATTTAGAAATCAAATGGGTGCCACAAGGGACTAGATTTGAAATTGATGAGTATGATGGTAGTGAGAATGTTAGATACTTATCGCCAGATGACGGGATTATTGCGTGAACACCGCGAAATTTATACGCAAACGCGTATAAACGCAAACCTATACGCAAACGCGTATAAGATAGCTTGATGTCGCTACAAGCATTTGAATTAACATTATTGTTAATTCGAACGAATAATAAAGATCCTGTTGACTATCACGAAAAGCTGTTATATCTTGTTCTAAGGCATCGATAAATAGAAAGTAGGAAAGATGAACAACTTAAAAGTCAACATTTTGCTAACGGCGATCAAAAACCACAGCTCTTATAATAACGTAAAAAATGAACGCGTCATGCGTACTTATTTTGCAGGTCTGTCTACTGACGGAAAAAAGCAATTCAATCAGTTTTTTATCGCACTCACAGGGAAGCCTTTTGAGCACTTCGCTGAATACAGCGAGGGCGGGGCGGAGAAACTAAAATGATTAGATGGCTTAAGGAACGATGGGTTACTTTCTGGCTTGGTAAACTTAAAGAAAAAGAGCTTCAGGTTGAAGATGCCGTTGCCCATATCGCGGTCGGCTCAAACCCAGAAAACTCATTCATAACGATTAGTCTCGACGGATATACCGATAGCTCTATTTTTGACCCCGAGCCCTATGCCGTGAACGGATCGGATCGTTTGATTAGGTATCTACAAAGCCATCAAACTGTGGTTGTGGACGATGACGGCAACCCTCATTTTGTCCACACCCTCTCACATATCTATATTGAGAAAAAGTACAGAACCGTAAAAGTATCTTGGCGACAGCAACGATAAATGTAATATTATAAGTGTGTGGTTCCGTGATGTATGTCGATTAAAGCCCGACAGCAAACAAAGGCGGATTAAACGGTGGGGCGTATAGCTCCAAAAGAACGGCCATATTTTGATGCGGAATGGTGGAGTGGTTACCATGCGAGCCTCATAAGCTTGAGACGCAGATTCGATTTCTGCTTCCGCTTCCAATTTTTGAAAGGTATAAATGAACGTCGGAAAAGCTCATCAGCGGATTGTTCGTGAAGAAAAGGCAAAAACTGAGCCTACACCAGACGTTGATCTATCACCATCTAACGCTGTCGTAAAACCAATCGATCGCGAAACAGCTAAAAAAGTTATCTTAGAATACGAATGGCTTGGCTGTATGCCCGCGATTGCAAAATATTATTATGGCCTATACTTTGGCGATCACTTGGCAGGTGTGGTTATCTATGGTGATGACTACTCCGAAAACTTGGGAACTTGGGATAAATACGGCTTCACTGGCAAGATGATCCTGCTTAATCGCGGCGCTTGCGTTCACTGGGCTCCGTCTTTTGCGGGCTCAATGCTGATCAGACGTAGTATGGATCTTCTACCCAAAAAATACGAGGTGATTACTTCAACGGTGGATGAGCTTGCGGGCGAGATCGGAACTATCTATCAAGCCTGTGGGTTTCACTATGTGGGGTGCATGAGGGCTAAGAACCCTAATATCAAGAATGGCGCTCGGGATCGTTTTGCCGTTTTGATTGATGGGAAGCTGTACGGATCGAGATCTATCCGCGCAAAGATCGGCTCCCAACGTAAAGCTGATATTTTACAACATTTTGCTGGTAGCAAGATTGAGTTTATTAAGCAAAAAGCTAAGTCTCGGTATTTTGCTTTTCGTGGTAGTCGTAAGATTTTAAAAGAACACTTGCAATCAATAGCCCATCTGATAGAAGCTTATCCTAAGAGGGTGTCGGATCACGCCCCAGAAACATTGAAAACCCATCGATTGGGTGAAAGGCACGGAATATGAGTAAGAAATCTAAGATGTTTACATTCCCTATCGAGCAAGCTCGGTGTGGCGATATCCTTTTGCAAGATCTAAAAACAGGTTCGATAGACTGGTGGTCGCCAGACCCTAACGCTATTAGAATCAAGAACAGTTTCTACAAGCTTCACCACAAGGATACGGTTGAAGCGCCGAATCCTGATGGCTTAAGCACGTTCTTCCCAGTCAAGGAATTTTTGGAGATAGCCAAGGATATCGAAAAGTTAGCGGGTAAAAAGTAATGGAAGATCAAAAATGTGCTTGTGGTGAAGAATCTCAGGTCGGATGCCACGGAATCCGTGATAATAGTGTCTATGACGAATATTATTGCTACGACTGCTATAATAAAAAGAAAAGGAATAAAAACAATGACGACTGAGCAAGTAGTAGGTAAAATGTTTGGGGGTTCAGAAAACCCTTACGAAGCTTTTAAAAACAGCACGGTTAATATGAAGATCAAGAATACCGCCGCAGGAGACATCATCTCTTTCGATGGCCATCGTTGGCATCGCGTGGTTGAGATTCAAAAAACTATGTTAAGAGATCCGATCAAACAAATCCCGATCTTTTACATCGAGTTATCGAACGGCAAAAAGGTTCATCGCTCTGCCGAGGTTTCTGTCCAATCATTGGAAACTGACGAAGATCTGACTTAAAATAACCTATAAGTGATTATAACGGGTCTTTAAAATAACCTTTAAGTTATCGTAACGGGTCTTAAAGCAATCTTTGGGGTATCGTGATCAAGCTTCTGGTGTTTTTAATCGCGTCAGCAATGGCCGATACCTGCAAGGTGTTGGATGATCGAACGCAAGCTTTAATCACAGTTGCCTCCCAAGTCGAAAAATCTACGGAATATCAGGAGCTTGAATCACGTTTAGCCGCTCTTGAAAAAGAAAAAAGTGACGAAGATAAAAGAAACGTAATGAAAGCAATTGGTTACGCTTCATCGTCGGTAGGCTTGGTTACCTCGATCTGGGGTATCTACGAAAAACAACTAAGCTTGAAAAACAGCATGACCGAGCTTGCGATCCGCGAAAACACCCATCGGGTTCTAACCGCCGAGCTTGATATCTTGGAAGGCCAGATGGCTATGGCTCACACGGCTGATATAGAGGCCGCAGTATTGAAAAAGAAACAGCTTTTGGGTGAGGTTGAGGAGAAACTAGCCAACATCAAATTGCGCATCAGAATCAGCCGTCTAGGGCTTTATAGAGGGATGTTCAAGGGCGTGACCTCGATCGGCATCTTCACCTTAACGCTATTCATTGATGAGTTCTATGAGTTCTTTCGTGAATATGTGGTGCCAAAACGATACCAAGCATACGTTTTCTTTCAAGAGTGGGATAAGACTTACGCCCTAGCTTCCTTCGCAGGGATAGCCGAGACTCTACCCCCAAGTGAAAAAGCGGCCTTAGTGTTCGCATCCGTATCCAAGCTTGGGATGCCCCAAGACGTTTTTGACGAGGAGCTTTGCAGGTACGGATCCTACAATCCAGACGGTTATCGCAAGATTTTTACTATGGGTGCTGATACTATCAAAGAAGAGATTTTAAAACGGGTTCGATCTGATCTAAAACGACTTAAGCCCTTTAAGCTTCGATACGACTATCAGATCATGGAACCAGACGGGACAAAGGTGAAATTAAATGCAATTCATTAAAAAGCTAGTGGCTATAATGTTTATCGGATTGGCGGCCTGCTTGACAAGCTGTGGAGGGTTTGCGATCGACACTCAGCCAATGACGCGCCAAACGGTAGTGATCCCATCAATCCCAAACTTTTGGTACAACTCTGACACAATATGGAATAACGGCCAGTTTACCCAGCCTCAACCTATCTCTGGCTATCATCTAGCGTACTATTACAATGGAACTCGTTGTCATCGCGCTTTAGTATATAGTTTACACTATACCCTATACCAGTGCGAGAACGGCATGGTGTACCATAACGTAAGATTTTTTAATTGGGGCTACTGGTAAAAAACATTTGACACAGCCCTTCAAAAGCTTTATTCTAGGTGCATGGAAAACTTAGTTTTAGTCAAAGTAACCGAAACTGCTGAAAACTGGCAAGAAACGCTATGCACTCAATTTGGGTTCACATCCCCTAAAAATGGGTTTTTGATGGTTGGATCCGACTATCTACCATGGCTTCACGGTATCTCGGAAGTTGAGTCGACCGATTCCTTTGAGGATCTATATGCCGCAGAAGTTGCGTTTTTACGAAACTACTCTGGAACATTCGCGTTCATTCTAAGCTTGAAAAACCAATTTGAGCAACGAGGATCCCTGTCTGAAGCTCAGCTAACCTCTTTGCGAAAATGTATGGCTGCCGCCGAAAAGAACTCGCCCGCACAAAAGGAAGTCAAATACACGATAGCCGTTGGTGACGTTGTTCGTGTCGGCTCTCAGTATGGTCGGATCATTGCGAAAAACGCCATGGCCGTGACTCCCATCTTTAATATCGAAATAACCTCGGTCACAGGCGAGAGCCCGAACGCTTGGCTTGTGACGGGCAGAGGGTCTGCGGTTGCAAACGGGTTTTGCTGCGTGTGCGGTCGCGAGCTTAAGAATTTAAACAGTATTAATATCCAGATCGGGCCTGTCTGTGCTGGTAAAATTGGCGCATCTGGCGATTCTTTAACTAAAGCTGAGTTGACTGAAAAGCTGTCTCAGATCCTTTATACTAAACCTTTTTGGTTAAGTAAAAAGCACGTCAAAGAACATATTAAAAAGTTTAATGGGTAATACAGTACCCAATAGCCCCTGTTTTTGGTTACTTTAATATCCATTAAAAAAAACGCTTGACTCTTACTTAGAGACAGTCTATTCTATTCCCACAGGAGAAACAAATGATTACAACACAAGATTTAGAACAGATTATGGAAACGGCGGTCAAAGTGCAGATCCCACAGCCTGAGCGTTACTATTACAAATGCCGTGACTGCCTAACGCCCGTGACGCTTTCTGAAACGATTTCAAAAAGCAAGATTTCGCTATCCTGCGAATGCGGAAGTTCACCCAAGTCCATGATTTATATGGGAAGAGTTAACGGTACTGGCTATGTTATTCAAACCGAAGTTCAGTGCAAATGTAACGAAGTTTGTGCCAACGCGCAGGGGCCGAACTGTAACTGTGCCTGTGGCGGAACTAATCACGGTGACGGCCTAGCTGCCTACGTTGAAGTCGATGTCGTGACTGGTAAGGTGTCCGCAAAAAGCACCCCGAAGGACAAAGCAAAAGCCCACGCCGAATGGTTCCGAGCGAAACTTGCTTGGATTGAGTCTGGCGACTACTTGGGATCCGACAAGGAAGCTTGGGAGCTACAACGCAAGGGCGGCTGGAATAACGATTATAAGCAGTGGATACGAATCACCAAGAAGCAGCAGATGGCCTTAAAATTCAAGGAATCAAAAAGTTACAAACACCGCGAAAAAGTGCTTGCGGAAATTGAAGGTATGGTCTAGTCTAGACTCATGAACGGCAATTGAGCCGCTCGGAAAGAAATAACTAAAATGAAAAAGAGAACAACGATCACAGAGCAGGCTAGAGAACAAATCGCGGTAGCATATAAAAAAGTTCAGTCAAAAATCTCTAAACTAGCTCCACACCCATTCGGACACGCTTATCTTTGGGGTACGGTTGAAGTAACCTTAAAGAACGGTAACTCAAGGTACTACAAAGCCTGCTTGGGCGGTATTTGCACCGCCGATCTTGAAAAAGCGGTCGAGCTTGCAAATAGTGTTGACAAGGTTTCCAACGTATACTACAATCTGGACTAAGGGAAAGCAAATGTATATTGAAAAAGGTCAATTGTATAAAGGCAAGAAGAACAGCTTATCGTTCCTTGTAATCGGCGTGACCGAAAAAAGCGTTCGCATTCAGTACCATGTACAGTATTACTGGATGGATTACCCACAGATTCGGCGAAATATCATTTCAAAACAACAGTTTATCGACACAATGGAGGCAACCTAATGTTTATCCGAGTAACCCCGACATATTATGATCATACCTCTAAAACGACAAAGGTTAGAGACAGGAAGCAGCTTTTGAATATCTCCACGATTTATGAGATTACTCCTACCGAAAATGGCCAAACCCACCTCGTCCTAGATGGACGAACCCTTATCGCCAACGAAAGATATTCGGAAGTTTCTGGGTGGCTGGAAGAGAAGGGGTTGGTGCTAGGATGAGCGGCCTAAACTCTAAAATATACCCTACGGTCTGGCTATTCGAAGGTTTCGAGTATCCCGTACTTAATTTTATAGAGATCGGCTCTGGCGACCAAAGCCAAGGTATGCCAGAAACGCTTATCAACGAACTAAAAGAGGGTGAGCAATTCCGCTACAAAGGATTATTAGTTGACTCAGAAAGGCAGGTTTCGTTTCTACAGCTAGAAAGAGTTCCTGCTCAGAAAACTATTGACTGCCCCCTAGACGCTGTGAGATCTTATTCTCAGATGTCCCTAAAAGAAGATGAAGGGAAGCGTATGCTTCCGAGCTTGGATGAGCGGACAGAGAAAATTGATATAGAATATTGTTTTAAAGATTTTGTTCGATGGGAACGGTCAGACAGAGCCCTCGCAAAAAAGAAAGAAGGAAAAATGACCACGAACTTAGACGAGTTGGCACGAATATACAGGAAAGAAAACGATTCATATCACGATACAGACGGTGTTGATGTAGAAGATGTTTTTCGTGACGGCTACACCCGCGCCATTACTGATGTGGTGGGGTGGTTAAGGTCACACCAAATGCTAGAAAGAACGCTTGATGACCATTACGCAGATGAAATCGAAAACAAATTTCTGCGGGGTGAAAAATGAATATATGGATATGCAAATGCAACGCGATTAATCCTGTTTTAAACTGGGTATGCCACAACTGTGGGAAGGATTGGGTAATCGAAAGCAAATTGCTCGTAAGCAATACGTCGCAAAAAGAAGAAAAAAGTAACACGTCGGAAAAACGTGTCGTCACCGATGACATTAGCGACACTGAACGCCTAGACTAGCTTTTAAAAAACGATGCGACCGTGATAGTTGGAAACTCAAGAGAGGCAATTGATTTAATGATTCGAGGCGAGAAATGAAAAATAAAGACTTAAAGTATTGGCAGGAGCGTGGTGGTCAGATCGAATGGCGATTGGAAGTGGCTAGACGTAAGGTTTCCGAACTAGAACAAGACTTGGACGAATGTGATCGCTTTATTAAAGAATTAATGCCAGTCGAAAGAGCTAACGGCTACGAAGACGCAATGGTTGCGTTAGAAAAAGCAAAACAAGAATTAAAAGAAATTGAGAATGAGAATGAAAAAAGCTAGGGAGGTTTGGATTTCGGAGTTGCCGGAAGGATACACCGGATGGATTAGTTTGTCTAAGACGGGCGGCGCTCATAAATTTAGGGAAGTATTGCCAGACGAGCAATCTAAGATTGAGGTGCTAGTAAGCGCAATTAAAGAAAGCATATCAAGATCGGACGATAGCGGTGACAGCTACAACTCGCAGCCAATTCGTGAAGCACTAAAAGAAATCGAGGAATTAAAGTAATGGATCCTTTTTTAAAAGCAGGATTTGACCACCCATGCAAGCAAACCTGTTCAGGCTGGGAGCAAGGCCGCGAACGCGGTATGCTGGAATCGGAAGAGAAGATTGATTTACTTAAGAAGCAGCTTAAAGACCTCGCAAGCACAACAAAGGCCATAATCGATATCAGCGATAGGAATCATGATTATTGGGATCGAGCGAAAGAAATGATCAGAGCGATAGAGAAAGCGGAATGAACAAGCCCAAAAAGGTCGCCGTGTACCGAAACCTTCATAGGATCGGGTACGTTTACTCGGTGCAGGACTTTAAAACCAAGCGCGTGACCGACCGTACTTCCGAGATCTTTTTAAAGGACTGCGAATTTAAAGTATCGGAATCTGGCCGTCAAAGGGTTCTGCGCGAAAAACGCAAGAACGTCCACGCCAAGATCGTAGGTACGAGACTTTCAAAAGAGGAATGGGATGAGACCCTGCTTAAGCTTGAGGTTCTGCTTAAGCTTGAGATTCTAGATCTGTACTATCTGGACGGGATTGGCGTCAGTTATAATCCGTATAAGTATCCAACTTTCGTCTGCTTGGATGGCACACCTGTTTTTAAAGCAAAGTATGTGGTTGTGTCTGGCGAATCCATCAGAGCTTTTAATATAACTCAGACAAAAGACTAATCAAATCAGCTATTTACTGGTAATCAACACTTTATTCTGTTTTATCAGAATATTGTGTTGACTTGGTTTTAATCTGCTGGTACTCTAAAAGAGAGAAAAGAAAGGATATTTTATGAAAATGAAGTTTAACTCTTATATGTTTTGGTACTCGATGGGGATCAACCCTGTTCTACCGATTGTCGCGAAGATCTTCGACCTTGCGGTTTATTTTATGTTCGCAACGGCGCTGTTTTCTATCGCTACATACCCGATAGTTCATTTTTTAACCCCAGCTCTACCGACCAATAAGGCGGAGGCGGTTACAAACTTGATTCATATCTATGGGCTTGCCGCTATCCCTGCTTTAGTTTGGATTGTCGTAGGGATGTTGTTCGCCTTTAGAAAAGCGACTACCGAAAAGCTTTAAAGGGGTGATAGTATGATAATAAATAAGACTTTAACAATACTCGCGATAGCAATCGACATAGTTGTTGTATATTTCGTGGTACAAATTTTGAACTCGTTAACTTAAAAAGAAAGGCGAAAATGGAAACCCAAGGAAATTTTGAAACAGAGAACCAAAAATTCTTAAGACTGGCTGGCAAATACGAAAGCCTAATCGAACAGCTTAAAAACGTAAAAGAAGAAATGAATACAGTTATGGCCGATATCGGTATTAATAACTTCGTTCAAGACATCGACGGAACGGTCTATCAAGTGGTAGTTCCTCAAGGTCGCTTCGTACACTTCGATGCAATCTCTTATATCCGTACCCGTAAAGAGGGTGAGGAGCGTGGCGATCTTTCGTTAAAGAAAGCTGAAGAAGCTGGCTATGACGTGTCCCACTTGAAGAAAGCTAAGGGCTAATGAGAAACGGATCAACTATTAAACATGAGCGCAATACGGACGTTGCGTTTCATATTAAAAAGCTGTTTCGAGTCCCTGACGGAAGAGTCAAGGTAAAGGGTCAATGGGTTAACATTGTTAATCCTGAACGACCTTATATTATCGGCTCTGACAATATCGTGATCCAACCTGAAAACCTAAAAGAATGGAAAATTTATGAACAAAACTAAACCTACAGAGCAGAAGGTGGGATCTCCTAACATGATTTCTTTCGAAGAAGTTCACGCCATGATGTCTCATTTTACGCCGTCCGATTTTGAGAACGAGACTTCTGCCAAATCTGCCAAAAAGAGCTTTGAAGAAAAGTTTGGTTTTTTGGCTTTCGTGGCTTTGATGGCAACTTTGGAAGAAGCGTTTCGGCTGATCCTGCCTTTATCCCAGTTAAAGGTCGTGGCTGAAAAACAAGGTATCCAAATGATCGGTAAGCACAAGAACACTAAAGCTGATTTTGAGGCAAGCTTGCGAGAATTCCAGATGCAGGTGTACGGCGAGATTATTGACGATCGCTTTATGACCGTCCGTGATTCAGCCAAAGAAACCGAGCACATGGTTAATATGAAGACTGAAGGCGGTGTCCAGTGAGAAAAGTATACTTTCCGCTAGTCAGGTGGCTTGGCGCGGATGCTATTACCCTGTATCCTTTTGTTTTTTTCGCTGAGCGGAATCCCCCACCATTTCTGGTTAATCACGAACGCATTCATATCGACCAAATTAAAAAGCATGGAATCTTTACTTTTTACTACGGATACGTTCGCGAGTATATTCGAAACCGACTGGCTGGTATGGATCATTGGAACGCATATAACTCGATCAGCTACGAGCAAGAAGCTTATTTCAATATGTTTGACGTAAACTATCAGGTACAGTAAATGTGCAAGTGCGTGTACTGCGGAAGATTTATCGCTGAAAAAGATTTTTCTTGTGGTCTTGCCGACGGAATGCTGATATATTGTAGTTATCCGCCCGAGCCAAGCCATGATGAGTTTTGGCATAACGCTTGTAAGGATAAGGTTTATAAAAAGTTTTCGGAGACATCCGAGAAGGGAAGTCACTCCCCATAGTTATTGTGACCCTGATTGGATCTGGCGACAGATTCCAGAGTTGATAGGAACGATCTTGTATAAGACGATTCTATCGGGAATGAAGGTGCCCCTTATATCCTTCTGGTAACGGGAGTTTTGCCAATTTGAAAGTGTCGATGGGCACATACTCCAAGTTTTTAAGAAAGGAACTATATGACAGACAAAGAATATTCAGAGATCGATAACACGCTACTGGAAATTAGCCAGCAGCTAAACAAGCTATCTGTACAGGTTTACGCTTTGCGGTGGAAGATCTCTGAGATGGATGGTGGTCAGATCAAGCCGAAGCATGAGTTATGGCTTCATTCAGAACCTGCTGATCATGAAATTATCCGCTTAAAGGATCCGTACTTTCAAGAGGTCGGCGAAGATAAGTTTGGATCTCCAGAATGAACAAGGAAAAACCTTCAGACGGCCTTGTTCATTGTGGTAAGTGCGGCTGGGTTCATTTTACCGTGTCTTTAAAATACGTCCGTGATTTGGAAGCGGAATGGCTTCACTATTTCAACACGAAAGATAAAGAGTGGTTAAGCCATTACGGCATTACTGACGCTCCTCCATCGTCGGATCAATACCTTGAATGTTTTAGATGTGGTGAAACCCATAAATCGATGCTAGACGGCGTTGGCGGCAAGAATATTGACGGTCAAACTATCCAGCCTACACTGGATCCGAAAGAAGACTACTAATGCCTAAAATTCCCGATCGGCACATAATCGCCATGGATAGTAAATAAAAAGAGAAAAATCAATGAAATATATTGTAAGCTTGGATCTTGAAATGTGCCAACCTTCAAACGCCATCTGTGAGATAGGTATCTGTATTGGTGATATACAAGAAAAAAGAATTGTGGAGACTAAGTCTTTTTTGATCAATCCTGACGAAGAAATCAGTCCTTTTATTACCACCTTGACAGGCATTACCAATGAAATGGTCAAAGATTGTCCTGATTTAACAGGGGCGTTCAGGCAAATGTGCGATTACATCGCTCCTTTTAATTGTCATCGGCAGGTAATTCAGTGGGGAGGCGGAGATACTTACGAATTAAAAAATCAGTTATATGGCAAAATAGATCTTTCAAAAGAGTGGCCTTTTGGCAGGACAACGATGAATGTTAAAAATGTAGTTCAGGCCATAAGATGTGCTAAAAATCAACCAACACAAGGTGGACTTAAAAAAATGTGCAACGTATTTAATGTCAAGGTGGACGGACCAATGCATAGAGCCCATAACGACGCTAGAGCTACCATGCAGTTGTATTTTAAATTGCTAGAGCTTTTAAAAGAAATTTAAACATGAAAGATATAGTTGGTAAAAATTTCGGAAAGCTAAAGGTTTTAAGGCTAGATCCTAGCTATAAAACAAATCGAGGTAAAAAATGGGTGTGCGAATGTTCTTGTGGAAAACAAAGATCTTACTATCTAACTTCGTTAGTCTTGGGCGATGCAAAAACTTGCGGGGATTATTTTTGCAGATATGGAAACCTAACGGGAAAAAGATTTGGGCGCTGGCTTGTTGTACGGCATACGGGTAAGGGCAAGAAAAGGGCTCAGCATTATTGGGAGTGTTTGTGCGATTGTGGCACCGTTAGGGAGGTGAGAACCTCACAGCTATTAATAGGCCGCTCAACAAATTGTGGTTGTTTTGGACTACAGGCTATGAAAATAAAAAACTCCCTTCCTGTAGGGCAGTCCGCTTTAAATACCGTTTTGGGTAGATATAAAAGAGAGGCTAAAAAAAGAAATTATGAGTGGGATCTATCGAAAGAGGATTTTATTAAAATAACAGCTCTGAATTGTCATTATTGTGGAATTTCCCCGCTAAACAGAACAGAGTCTAGGAATGGGGCTTTTGTTTATAACGGAATAGATCGCGTAGAGAACTCTGTAGGATATACTATTAACAATACCGTGGCTTGCTGTAGGGATTGCAATCTAGCAAAATATAAAAAAACAGCAAAGGATTTTTTAGATTACATAAAAAGAGTTTTTGACTACCAGCAATCAAAAACACATATTGTAAAAACTGAAGGCGAATAAAAACCGAGGTTGGGACAGCCGTTCACTCAATTGTTTTAAAGGCTAGGTATCGGCGGAAATGATACAGATCCAGTGTCAGATCTGTCTAGCGGCTCAAGCCCAATCAAGCCCACAAAATTAAAGCTAAGTCTCAATAGCCCCGTGGAAGTTGCTGAAATGGATTGATTTGAAATTTTGGCCTGTGGGATAAAAAGCAAATCCTCTTCCGACCTTCGGTCTTGAATTCTGATTGAAACGTATGGCGCTCGTAGTATTTCATCGTACTTAGGTCTTGCACCAACCGCTTGCAATCCGCCCGAGTTTGAAAGCCTAATCCCTTGAATCGATCCGTTAATTGAAGCCTGTGTGTTGTGGATCTCTTGCGGATACGGAATGTCAATCCCGTATATAGGTCTCTCACCGTAGTCAAGCGAGTATGAGAAAGCCTCTGCTTGTGGATACAAACTCTCATTGATAAAAATCTTGATCGCAGCGCCCTGTAAGATGGCCATTAGCTCTCCTCGTACACGTCGCGGTAATCACGACCCCAAACGTACTTCTTCTCGTTTCCAATATCTTCTTGCTGCCATGAACCAAGCCCAATTGGGTTTGGATAGATGATGGTGAACAAAACCTTAACACCAGCCGCCGCAATCGACCTGATTAGATCTTCGGCGTAAATTCGGCCAGCAGTGTTGTCCGTTAGGAAAAACTGGAAGTCATCTGCGTTGATATTTGGAATGTATGAGCCTTGATTTACCAAGGCTACGTCCGTTCCAGCGGATACGATTGAAACTTGATCAGCTGCGCCAAGTACGATACCTGTCTCAGCTACCCCAGAATAATATTGAAAAGTAATCGCCGTCGGGGTAACATCCAAAATACCGTAAGGAAGCTGGTTGATTGGATCGAACTGGCTTCCAAGCGTGACGATATCGCCAGCTTGAACTCCGTTTGCTACGAAATCAAAAGGCGTTCCGCCAACCGATTCAAGCGTCATGATGTCGTCCGTTTTGGTTAGGTCTACGACAGTTGTCCCGTCAGCTCCCGTCGTTCTTTGAACTCTTGCAGGATGGCTTTTTTGAACCACATATGCTGGCGATAGAAGCAGGGTTGAGTCAGATGGGCGGGCAAGATACGGGATCGGCCCTTCCTGAACGTCTGAGCCTAATCCGAGCACCAAAAAACCTCTCGCGTCTGGAAAATCGACGGCTTCGCCAGTTTGCAGGGTAATAATGTTCCCTTGGTTCGGGCCGAAATCCTGATCAAGCACTGATTGAACTGCTGTGATGTTGAAAGTCGCCGTTGGGTCAAACGTGTAAGGGCCTCTTGTTTCGGGCGTTGAGAAACCTCGATCCTGAATATAAGCAGCACCTTTTCTTGAGCGTCTGACCACTCGCGTGGTGGCTGGGATGTAAATCTCAAGTAAGTTTTGCTCTTCTTGAAACTGAACCGCGTATCTAAACTGGTCGATTACGGTGATTCGTTTTGGTGTTAGATCTCTTTGCAGTGGAAACTCTAGAACATCTTGCGCACGACCGCCATAAACCTGCACCGACCCTCTCGGGCCGATCGTGTCTGAAATAAGGTAGACCTTAGCTCCATCGCCATTATCTTGCGCGAAAGCTCTCCCAGTTTTACCTTGTGACCGAATCTGCTTTGTGATCGAATCCGCAACCTCTTGGGCGGTAGCGTTTCCAATGGATTGAAAGTCTTGCGTTCTGAAAGTGATGGTCAAAATATCGCCGTCATCATAACGAATTTTAAGCTCGTCATCGTTTTGTAAAAGATATGGTTCTGCGTTTTCGGAAACCATGTTTGCCTGAGCGACATCGTCGCCAAACAGGATCGATAATAGCTGATTGATCAAGTCTCTAACCTGTTTGCGATTAATTACCGCAACACCGATGCGGCGGAAAATATCGTCAAGCATCCCGATCTCGGGCGGACGTGTCAGACCGTAGTCAGCCAAACGATTATCCAGATACTGCGCCGAAGCTTTGGCAATCGTGCATTGATCATTAATTGCTTGGGCGTTGTAATCAATCAAAGCAATGGCTTCCGACAAGGTCTCAAGCACCAGTTTAGTGTTCTTGCCTTCAATGTTCGGATTCAGATACTTTCTAAGCCTTTGATAGGCTGAATCTGTATCGATTACTGCCATATTAACTCACAATCTCGGAAACTAGAATGTCCGTAACGGGGTTTAAGATCTTTGCTTTCTCAGCAGGGCCGATGTTAATGGTGTCGTTCAGCGGCGAATATAGCGGCGAACTGATCGCAACCGCTTTAACACCCGAGATCACATCCACAACCGATACGATATTCGAGATCGCGATCGGCTGTCCGATTGGATTTGAGTTAATTAAAGCCGCGACATTCTGTCTGACCTGCTGTACGATTTGCAAGAAAGGAACCCCTGTGGCGATCCTAACTTCGATTCCGACTTGGATTCTTCTGACTAGCGGTTCACGGATATAGATTTCGGCTCCAGCAGCAGCAACGCCGGGGTAGGTGGCTGGATCCTGTGCGGAGCCGTATACTATCCGATTGGACTCACCAATCAACCCTTCGTAGTACGAATAAGCATCTAGACCTACATTGACCTGTGTTGAGAACTCAAGTTTGTTCATTGGGCTGATCGTGGTCTGAGCTTGCGAGCTGATCTTTTTGTACTGTTGGTAGCTGTCAAAAACGATGATACCGTTTCCGTTTGAATTTGGATCTGTATACTTTTGACGAATCTTCTTGTATCCAACGTAAGGAGTTTGTTCCATTACCAGCACGTTTGGTTGATTTAATCCTAATGGTACTGGGGCGACTGTATCGGTCATAACGCCCGATATGATAACTTGATTTTCAGATAAAACTTCTGATATAGTCCACTGAGCTTGGTTGGCTGACCCTAAGAAATTTGACGTGATCAAAAGCTTATCGTTTGGAACTGTCGCTTCGTAATCATAAAACACAAGGGACGGCCTGTGAACCTGAAGGTCTCCACCAGCAACCCCTGTAACGCCCGTAGCGGTAGCACCCGTGCAGTTTACAAAAGTGATGATCTCGGTAGTAAGATCGATTCCTTTAACCATGAACGAACCTACGTTGTTTCCTAAGAAAGGAAATCCTGCGAAGGTAATGATATCGCCTGCGCGAATATCTTCGAGAGAGCCTGCGCCTGACGCGATCTCCAAGGTCATCTCGCCATTTGCTTTGACAAGATCAAAAACCGTACTTCCGTTATAGCCGATCGCAATTGAGTTTAAAGAATCTTCGATCGTCTCATCAACTGACTGAGGATTATCGATCCAGAATTCATTTTGAGTCGCCCTAATGACTCGGAAAGTTCCTTGATTTAAAATGTTGAAAGGTGATTTTAGGATGACCGTATCGCCTTCCTGAACTTGGCCGTAAGCTTCGAAGAAACTTGATAAAGCTGCTCCAGCTTCGGCAACCACGTTCGAGTTAAGGTATTGAATCTGGGTTCCGTTTGGCGAAACCCCAGTAACCAAGAATCCTCCATCGTTATCCGAAGTCCCGTTCAGAACTAAAAGATCTCCGATGCTAACTTCTTTAAAGTTCGTATTGCCCGATAGAATCGTAAGCTGGGCAATTCCTCCGCCCGTGTCTACGATCGAGTAGTTGCCAGCAGCGGCATTGATCTCTAGCTGTTTTTGGAAGTCTGGTGGAGTTCCGACTTGGTTCCAAGAGATAGCCGTAAACAAACCTTGCTTTTCAACTTTAAAGATGCGACCCTCAGTTCGAGTGAAGTTCTTTGGAGTCCCAAAATAACGCTGTCCGATTAAGTTAGTATTAACGGTAAAGGTTGAGAGACCAGCTGAAGGCTGATTTGAATCGATCTCAACCGTTCCAGCTGAATCAAAGGTCGTTTCTTTTGCTTGAGCGGTAGCGGCTTGAACTTTCAAATACTGATCTGAAATCAAACCAACCAGTGATGGCTCTGATACGAAGATCTGAGAGTATCCATCGAAAGAAGCGGTAAGAGGAGTGTAGATCAGGGAGGCTGACGCATTTACGACGGCTTGTAGGGTATTGCCCGGGCCGCCTACGATCTGGATAGCTCCATCGGATCCAACCAGATTAGTGGCAAACTGCAACCTTCCAGCGCGATCTGCTACATCGATAGTACCCGCAAGTGAAAGTGAAGCTACGGCTGGGACGTTTAAAAAACGTACTAGCTGAGCAATGGTCGTCGGAACGATTCGGCACTCTTCGCCATCTTGGAATTCGTAGCCTGTATCGGAGGCAAGCTGTAGAGGAAGCTTTAGCGTAAAGTTCGGGCCTACAAACAACGGATCATAAGTCTGGATCCAGTTAATACCGTCCAAAAGATCGTCGTAATCAAAAGCAAAAGCGTTTAGTTGAGCGGTTGATAATTCGATCGTACCAGCCCCAGTCGTTCCGCCATCATCCACAAGAGTCGCCGTGATTAGGTTTGATAGGTTCGAAGAGGTAATAAATGTTTGAACATCCGCAGCGGTCGTGTTAGTATAGGCGTAGAATAGGATTCCGTTTACAACACCAGTAGGAGCCCCAAGCTCGGCCACGGCAACGCCAGTAGGGCGCTCAACGGTAAAGGATGTAGCGGTAAAAGATTTTACTTTAAACACACCTTGATTGGCTGGGTCAAAACCCGACTGAGTCGATACGTTAACATAATCGCCAATCACAAGAGTTGCTAAGGTTGGACTTGGGTCTGGTGAAATACCGTCCCAAGTATAAGTTACATCATCCACAACGCCAACTGAAACGGAAACATCCCAAAGCGTTGATGCTTGGATCGAAGGAGTTCTAGCTACGCCTGATTGTAAAAAGATTTTAACATTTGTTAGGTCGTTTTGTTCAACCGCAAAGGTTAACGCTTGGTTTGGAGCTTCTGGATAGAAATAGCCATATCTGACGCGCTCGCCCGATCGACCCCATTCATTTGATCTGATCAGTAGCGCGGTCTCGTTTCCAGCGACATCGCCTAAAACAGACTTCTTAGCCTGCATTAGAATCGCGAAGTTTTCAAAGTCAAAAGTGGTAAAGAAACCGTCGTCTTGAGGTAGAGCAGCAAAACCAAACGGCTTTGGAGGGCTGCCGTTGTCTTGGTCAAGTGCGTTGAATTGTGTGGTGTTTACGCCGAAAGTGGACGAGGTTAGTAAGCGTCTGAAAAGATTGAAAGAGAAAAGTTGATTCGCGCTATCTTTATTTAAAATTACGTTTAAGTTATCGTCAGCTGAAATGGATAAAGGTTCTCTCAAAGATACTCGGTCAATCGCGTTACGAATCCGACGGTAAAAACGATTTGGCTTCAAATCAAAGTCGGTTGGGTTAACCACGGTGATCTCGGCCACTTCGTCTTTCTGGGCTGAGTCCTGATCAGTGGTGTCCGCTGCAAGTGGCAAACTTTGCGTTAGCGGCTCGATTGATACGATCGTCTTGTTTGGGTCTTCTGTGGAAGGTATGGTCGCCGTGATGTTTGATAATGGGTTTAAAATCGGCTCGGCGTAAGGATTTCCTTCGCTGTCGGCCTGAGCAATCAAATTGACAAAACTTGGGAATTGTCCTTCGATATATCCTGACTCGTAGAAAGCTACTTGGGAAGGTTTGGACTCATCGATCTGATAAAGTGGTAACTGTAAAATTAAAGCTTCGGCGGTAGCAACCGTGATTACAACCGAACCAGTTGAATCCCGAGTTCTGGTTTGCATGAAAAGTTGGTTGTTGTCGATCGTACCGAATACCAAACTTTCCGTTTGAAGGGTAAGCTCTGCTGCAATCTGGTTCAAAGTCTTAACGCCAGCATCTACAAAAAGTTTCTGAGGTGTCTTGTCACAACCAAAGATATCTAGGCCGCCTGCGAACGGAACGGTCTCAGGCGTAATGTTTGACGCTTCGGTCGCTGTAACTAGAAGGGTGAAAGAATTGTTTGTCTTAGCTTGAATGCGTCCTTCTAAGAAGTTGCCTTGGTTTGATCCCGAGATACTCCCCGTGACGCTACCGTGGATTACAACGTAATCTCCAGCCTGAACTGAAGCGAATGCGTTTGCAACGGATGAGGTGTAAGTAACCTCATTACCGATTAAAGAAACTGTTAGGGTTGATCCAGAAGTAGTTCCAAGGTTCCGACGGACGTAGCTCTTATCATCGGCAAGCACCCATAAAAAAGTATCTGACAGAATGGTGACGTTTGGCGAATTAAAAAGATCGCTTGCAAGCCTTGCCTCGGTTTCTTCCAACCCTGCGGAAAGCTCGTCTCCTGCAAGTAATGGGGAATCAAGTCTGATCTGCGCGGTGTTCGGTGAGAAAGTATAGTCTGAAGTTTGGCCTAAAGCCGATAACCCTTCAGCTTGCGTAAACATTGCCTTGACAACCAAGGTTGACGTGGTTGATATATCAAGACTCGCCTGATCAGAACGACCGCGATTGGAAACAAGTGAAATCTGGTCTCCGTCAACCTGCGCGGTAACTCCTGTAACCTTGGCGTTAATTACATTCACCCATGATTGTAATGAGTTGGTGGAAGCTACTGTCGGGTAAGTTCCCTCTGCGATAAAATCTGCGTCCGTAAAAGTGTAGGTATTGAATCCAGTGTTATCCACTGAAATAATCAAGGTATCGCCAGTTGCAATGGACGGATCCCACTGCGACTGATTTTGACTGCGGATTAGGGCTACTTCCCCGTCTTTTGACAAAAGCTGTTTATTCTTGTAAAGTCTTAAGGTCTGTTCTTTGGAACTTGGAAGCTGTAACTGTAAAGCCGCATCGCGTCCGCCTTGTGGCGTTGCTACCTGAATGTTTTCATTCACGTTTGTTTTAGCTTGAATGCGAACGAATGCTCCTCCGCCTTCGGTTGAAGCTTCCCAATTTAAAGTTGGGTTGTTGTTGATTGAAGCTGAGACCTCGTAGGCTGATACCGCGCCTTGGCTGATAAAATCTGAAGCTTGGAACTGATGCTGGGTTGTGGTATTCCCAACCGTGATGGCTAGAACATCGCCACCAATCACATCAAGAGGAGTCTGATTAACTGAAAGCAAGAAAGCTTTTGCGACGTTTGCTTGATTTCCACCCGTCTGAAGCTGGAAGTTGGTTTCGCCACCAAAAGCGTTGTCAACGATTGGTTCAACGCCGACACCTTGAGTTTTTGGTTCATAGCCAGACCCGTCGTCAACGTAAAGAATTGTGTCATTGTTTTGGTTTACACCCAAAGATGAAGACTGAACAGTTTTAGGCTCATCCTTTGGAGCGGCACCAATCACGGAAGCTGTGATTGCATTTGCTGTTCCTAAACCAGTTGATAAACGCGCTCGTTTAATTCTAATGCGCAACTGCTCGTCCGTCTCTGGATCCTTTCCCGTTGTGAAAGGCAAGGGATTTGAAACGGTCGCCCCCGAGAACGGCGGAACCGAAAGCTGCGAAATCGTACCAATCGATACATTCCCGATTGAGCCCACTTCAGCGCAAAGAACTGGCACGTTTTGAACTTCGGTTTCTCCATCTAGGATTACTGCCGAAGTTGTGGTATTGAAATTAACTTGTGGGTTGATCCCTAAAGCTGGAACTGATACAACCGTGTTTACGGGAATTGATCTAGCGCCGCCTTGCGACAAAATAACCGTCTCATTGATATTGTGATACTGAGTGGTTGGTGAGGTTAAGTTTAAAGTAAAGTATGATCCGTTGTTGGTAATACTTGAGTAAGATAGCTGCTCAACATTTGGAGTGCCACGGCCAACGATAACTGAACCTGATACGGTAAAGCCCGTTGCCGTTGAAATGTTTAGTACGTTTGTACCGATGACGGGGGCGTTTGTACCTGCGTAAATCTTGGCTGATACTTTTTCAAAAGTGGTATCTATGAAGGTTACGGTTCCGAAAGCCGCCTGTGCTGGGATGGGCTGCAAGCCTTGGTCAAATGCGATACGCTGTAAAGCTTCGCCAACCGCCCGATCAACGCTTAGGTCGCGCTCAATTTGAAAGATATCCCCAGAAGATCTGGCAACCGATAAAGCAACCGCTTCAAGCAGTGATAAGGAAATAGATCCAACGGTCAAATCATTGATATTTGTTTTTTGAACGTAGGCCGCTATCAATGCTCCTAAGATGTTTTCGTAGGAAGCTGCTTCGACATTTGGGATATTTGGAATCGACGGTGTAGCCATGTTACCTCTAAAGATTGTCAGTTAAGCAAAAAACTAATCGGGAAGACCCCTTGATTTCCTGCCAAGGTTACCGACATCGCTATAAATATAGTATTACCTCGGATGTCAACCTGTAATTTTGAAAGATCTTGGAACCTTGGATCCGCTAAAACCGTCGATCTGATCTGATTTGCGATCTCGGTGGCCGACACGTCGGCATTTGAGGTTCCAACTTGAACCCCTGCACCAAACGTCGGGTGTTTAATTAGAGAACCTTTTTGGGTGATCAGCTTGATCTTGAGTGTTTGAATCAGGTTCTGTAAGCCGAAAGCTAAACGGAAATCCCCCTGCGGATCGATCACGATATCGTAAGCGTCATCCAGTAAAAGGTCTACACCAGACACCTTGGACAAAGGATCCGCCTCGGCGGCTGGGATTGGCCTGATCGCTAGATCGGGTGGGGATGGTAAATTTGACGGGATGAAAATAACATTCTGGGAGTTTACAGTCCCAGCCAGATATGCTTTAATGTAAGCCTGATTGGAAAGGCCGTAAGCGTCAAGATCCGCCGCACCATCCACGGTGATTAGATAGTTGTTGGCTGCGATCTGCTCGATATCTAGGATGGTTCTAACTTGTCTTGGCAAACCTGTGGCCAAAATGGTAATGCGCTGTCCGATATACAGGTTTTCGTTTGAGTCAATGTTAAACTGTCTGCCGATCGCTGATGAAAGGAAATCATACTCAAAGCCTGTTTCATCGATGTAGGGTGATTTTAAAGCGTTCAGAGTCACAATCTCATTGTAGCGATCGGGATCTCCCAAGTAACGGCCTGATATCTGCTCGATCGTAAGTCCGAACGGTACGGGGGCTCTGATCATCGAGATTTGGTTGTTGAACGGAACTCCATTCCTAATAGCTAAAGACTGGACAAAATCAACTGCCGATATCTGATTATCTCGGTCAAGCTGATCAGTTGCCGTCAAAGCGTATAAAGACTGAATACTGTTATACAAACTTTGCAGAATTAAAAACTCATCGATAGTAGTTGCATAGCCGCGATTAAACTTCGGCGGCTTGTTAAAAGTGGTGTTGTATTGATCGTTCCCAGCGTTAAACAGATTCCCCAATTGAAAACGTAAGGTCTCGATTTGATTGATAATTTGTTGAATTTCGTCAACTGTAAGTAACGAAACCGAGTCAAAGTAATCGTTGATCTGCTGGCTATTGGACTGATTAAGTTGTAAATCCTCGACCGTAATCTGATCGAATATCTCTGGTGACTGGTTTGGATTTGAAAGGATCAGGTCAGCGCCACTGGTTTGGAAAGAGCTTGCGGCTTGGGTTCCGATCTGGCCGTCGACAACCGATAAGGCCGACAAGCCTTCGGTTTTTAAAGCAAAACTCTTAAGAGCGTTCGTTTTAACTTGATTCGACTGGCTTTGGACTAAAGGCGTGGTTGGTTGCTGACTAAGCCTTGCAAAAGCATCTGAAACTTGATATTTGTAGTTCTGGCTGATCGCTAGAGGTAGATCGGCGATAGCAACTGGCAAACCTTGTGCAAGTTTTAAGAATGTGGCCACCTCACCGATTGCGTTAAATATCGAGGTGACATCGGAATTGACCACCCTGATCACATTATAAACTGAAGCAAGCGTCCTGCGAGCTTCGGTGATAGCGTTCAAAGCTTGCCTGATGACATTCGTATTTGGGGATATCGAAAGCGGGAATATGTCTCCAGCTTGTTCATTGCTATTTAAAACGATCCGCTTCCAAGCCTTTAACTGTAAATTAAACTTATACTCATTTGGGGAATCAGCGCCTTGGAAATATGCAAACTGAATTGGCGAAACTAAAAAGGTCTGGTTTTGTTTCGGGATGTCTAAAGCAAGTCTTAGATCCTCGCCTTCAAAACGCTTCTTAAGCTCTGCATACTGTTCTAGGAACTGGTCTAGTAATAAAGCCTGAGCGTAACCCGTTCCAGCCTGCTGCCCTTCTCCATCGTTTATGCTTGGGGCTGGGGTTGCTGATTCGGGGTGACTTGAAGTCGCCGCATTAACCGTTCTTCGAACTTGATTTAAAGTCTGATTAACCGCCGAGATCGTTCCACCAAACAACGTATTAACTGCGCTAGACAATCCTGAACTCTGTCCTAAGCTTGCGTTGGTGTTTGGTCTGAAAGGCCATACCCCAAAACTTCCCTGAGCAGAAATGATCTTGTATTTAATCCCGTTGTGTTCTTCGATGATTCCTGTCATTGTCGGGATGTTGTTTGTGGTGAAAACGGTTGATATTGAAAGCTGTTGCGGTGTGATCGGTAATGTGTAAACCCATCTACGATCTGTAAAGTCGAAAGTCATCCGCCATGAGCCAAATAGTCCTGAGACCTTTGAATCGTTGTCGGTTGTAGTTATCGTAGTTTGTGGTGTTGTGGATCCGTTTGAGAAAATTGAATAGGAACCTGATTGACGGTCTCGTCTTAGAACCAGCAATCGATAAGGATAAACCCGATCGAATCTCTCGCCTTCTATTGTGATCGGTTTATAAAAGCTATTGACATCAAAATTATCCTGCCAAGGGGTGGATACGCCTGTGGTAGCCGAACCTCCTCCAAAACTTGGAGTCTCCAGCACATTTCCAATCGAACCAAGGTCAGGTAATAAAGCACCCATATTCTAATAAGATTGCTTACCCTTTATAATGTCAAAGATCATCTAGGTCTGAAGGAGTTAAGGTCTCTAGCCCCTCACCTGCGTTATCAATCGCCCCTTCGTCCTCAAATTTCGTAACCTTGGACTTAGGTAGCTTACTAGATTGCTTTTTAAGGTTATTTTGCTCCAAAGACTTGATCAGATCGTATAAAGCTTGCTCTCCCTGTCTAAATCCGTCTGGATCCGCTATACGGTACATAAGCTCGTCTAGCTTCTCTTCATCAGACCTGTTATACATATCCTCTAGGAAATGGAGTAGAACGTAATCTGGGGCGTATTCTTCAACTTGCTTAAGCGGCGTATTAAATCTTTGCGAGAACTCTCGACAGATATACCGATGGAAAGCTTCCATGTCGGGGTTTAAAACCCCTGCAACCGCTATGGCCTGAATCTTATCGAAGTTCATCGTTTATCTTGTTCTCTTCCGAACGCTTCTCTAAAACGGTCTTTAAGCGTTTGGTAGCTTCTAGCTGTTTTTCGGTCAAGATGGTCATATATTTCTCTTGCGCTAGGATTGCTGCTTGGAAAACGGTCTCAAGTACGATCGAATCCTTGATGTGAGACCCATGGAACTGGGTGCTTTCATGATACCAAAACGGTGGGGCTTGTATAACTCTTTGTTTTAATTGGGTTATAATGTAAGCTAAGTTTTTAATCTTGGTTGGAGCATCGTTTGGATTGTCACCCAGTAACTGCCTATAATCCTTATCCGCTTGGATTTCCTGCATCGGCGTTAGGTTTAAGCGAAACTGGAAGGTTCCCTTGTAAGAACCTCCGATCTCTCCCAAAACATCTAATTCAAACGTAGCTTCATGATTTTTAATCGAAATATCCGCTTCAGTCATAAAGGTATTGTATCACGCTTTCTTGGATAGTAATCTTGAGTATGTATGCCTGATATGTCTCCTCAAATGACTGCTGTTGTTGTTGGTTTAATCGGCTCCGTTTTGGGGATTGTCGTTGCGTCCTTTAAGATGCGTTCTGATTTTTTTAAAGAAGTGAAAGACTTTTATGACCGTGAACTTGGATCCGTTCGAAAAGACGTTCAGGATATGCACACCAACTTGATCATGACTGAGTCTCGTATGGAAAAGAAACTTGAACGAGACTTAGCCGCCGTGAAAGAAAGTCAAGAATCTGAAATGCGGAACTTACGCCGAACAATTGAAGAGCTGCGATCTGAGGTTCGGAACTCTCACTCTAAACTGATTGATCTTTTGTCAACTATTGTGCAGAAGAACTAACCCTAGCAAATCTTGCTGGAACTAACTTAAAAACATTCTTATCTTTTACCGTGTAAAAAATCTGATGCTCACCCTTGTAGTATCCATGGCTGATTCCTTCGATCTTGTGAATTGATCCTTTGGGTAGATTCTTAAAAGTTTTTAACAATTCGATCATGTTTTTAAAGATTGCTTCAAAAACGCGTTGTGTTTTTTCATATCAACGACGCTCGTTTAAAAATAAATATTTGGGATATAGAGTATTGATTTTATTGATGTTTCTATACTTAAACTAAAATCGTTTAAAAAAGTGCTACTTATTAGTTCAGAGCTTGGTTGAAAATAATTTTTGAAAATATTGATTATTTTATTCTTTAATAATATTCGCTATTTAACTTCGTTTTCTTCCCCTTCCCCTAACCCCGTAAGGGGTTTCACTTTCGCGTAGCGAAAGAAGATATGATACAATCATTATTGTCCGGGCTTTGGAACTCTTTGATTTCTTTTTTAGGAAGCAAAGAGAGGAAAGCATGGCGAGCGTAGCGGTATTCAGTTAAAGCGGGCGAGTCATTAAAGGAACGAAAAATAAAAAAAGAGATCTGATCATAATCAGATTTCAAATGAATTAAGATTTTTTCCGTTTAAGGCATAGTCTAACCTTTTTTAATTGTTAAGGAGCTTTAACAATTGTTAGCAATCTCAAATTAGAATCTTTGTAACTTATGAATAAATTATTTTGGCTTCCTGTCGTAATCTTAGCCCCTCTTTTTCTTCTTGCCCTTCTAAATTCTAACGCACGTTCAAGGGCGGTTAAACTAATGTCGTTGTTGATCGATAAAGCTAAAGGTCGTGATGTGGAACTTAAGCAAGAGATTTCAAACCTAGTTAACGAGGCTAAAGATCAAACCGATCTAGCCAAGGCTCTTGAGAAGAAACGTCTGGAGACCGAAATCGATGAAAACTGGCATAAAAAACTTTAAATCCTTTGTAGCCTTCTTCCTAGCTATTAGCATCGGCCTCCAGTCAATCGCTATGGGGTGTAATTTCGATTCTATTCGAAAAGTTGATGGTGGCTACCTGTATCCCGTAGAATGCCATCTGGCGGCTGGTAAAGCGTTTTCAGACGTGTCCTCAATGACCAAAGAGATCGAGGCCATGAAAAAAGCCATTACTTTACAGGATCTAGCCCTATCAACGGCAAATAAACGTGCCGATATGTGGATGGAAACCTCCCTTAAAACCCAAGAAGCCCTTGCAAGCTATGAGAAGTACAGGGATTTTGACGGTTGGGTCAAGTTTGGTCTAGGCTTTGGAGTAGCTTTTTTGTCGGTTATAGCGGCCTCCCAACTTAAAAAATAACTTGTGGCTTGGCTCGAAGGATGATAATCTAAGAGAGATGTCACCTTTAACGGCAATTATCTTTGCAGCCAAGAAGGTGGGTGTTAACGTAGCTGTTCTTTTATCGATCTGTTCGGTGGAGACTGGTTTAAAAAACATTCACAACTATAACGACGGTCATTCTCACTCATTCGGGGTGTGTCAGGTTAAGGTATCTACTGCCCAATGGCTTGGAAGAACTACTAAGTATACCCAGCTAAAAGACTACAACTCAAAAGACCTCTCCCAGATCGACAAGAATGCCTTTGCAGCGGCTATTTACCTAAAGTACCAATACGACCGCTACGGTAGTTATCGCAAGGCTGTGTCGGCCTATAACGCGGGTAGGGCTATCGGCGGAAACAAAGGGTATGTTGGCAAAGTTTATACGGATATCAATAAAAGAAAAGGATCCGTTTCAGAATGTGATACTATTTGTTTAAAGGAGATTTTATGAAAGCCAAGGTTAAATTATTTCAGCTGTTAAATCCAGCTATTGCAGATGCGGTAAACGAGCTTGCGAAAGCCGAGTTACCAGCACAGGTTTGGTATACAGCACACGATTTTTTATTGAAGTTCAATGAAGAGGGTGCTAAAAAGCAAAAGTTCCAAAAAGAGCTTTTGGAACGACACGCTAAGAAAAACGAAAAAGGCGAAGTCGAATACGAAATTGACGAGAAGAACCCTACCATTGCAAGCTACAAGTTTGAAAACACTGAAGCCCAAGGGAAATTCATGGGCGAGCTTAACGACTATCTATCTGTAGAGGCAGAAGTGGATCAAATCCCATCTGAAGTCTTGAAAGATGTTAAAATCAAAGGCGAAATCTTATTGCCATTGATGGGGATTCTGATTTCTAAATAGATTTTATAAGATTGGTCTTAATAATTTTAAAACCATCGTTCTTTTGTAGGAACGATGGTTTTTCTTTTTAAAGACCTTCGGTTATTTCGCAAGAGCACTGGCACTTATAAAGTCCATCCATGACTATGGCGCTTTTATAAGAGGAATTGGAAGTCGCACACCCACAATTAAATCCAAATGGATACGGAAAGCAGTTAGCCATCATAGCGTTTGCGTCTCTCGGACAAACACCGATGTATTTCTCTTTGCAAACTCTGTCAGCCATGAGCCTTCTTTTGACACTACAAAGGTCAAGAGCTAGGGACTCACTGTAGAGTAGAGTTAGCAGAGCTAAATATTTCATTTTTTATATCTAGTTACCAGAGCTGTTTGAAACAGAACCTTTTCTGGCTGCCATTAATGCCGCATCTAAAATGTCTAGCATTTTACCTTCCCAATCCTTAATATGTTTACCGTTTAGGTATTCGTGTGGATCACCCCAATGTTCCACTTTATTTTTTAAGGCTTCAATTTCTAATTTCATCGCGTCAATTTGTAATTGCATCTCTTCCATATTTTTCTCCTTAGTTTAAATTAAATTATAAAACGATCCATCAGATACAAGTATTGCAGAACTTCCAGCGGTAAGCGCGTAGGTGTTTACTGCTGAAGTTGTGTAAATCTCATTCGCTGCTGCAGTTGTACTTACTGTAACAGTCCCAGACCCACGATTTTTTAAGAACCATTTCGTGTTACCTGTTCCAGATACCGCTGGGAGGGTCCAAGTTGAGGTGGTTCCTGTAAAGACATAATCTGATATTTCTGCGGATAGAGTTAAAGTACCCGCTGATGATGTGCTTACTCGTGTTTTTTCCATGACACCGCGAGTTGCACCCGCAGCCGTAGTGAAAAAGTTTGTTCCGTTATACTCGACAACACCTGCCTCGGGGGTTGATAAAAGTGTTCCAGATGAAAACTTTATTGGCCCAGTGTTTGCGCTTGC